TTGTCTGTTTGATGAACTCCAATGTAAATCTTGTTGTTTACTAAATTTGTTGTTAAATATACAATATATTTCATAATTTTCTTCTGTTTCCATTTTCATGTAAGTTTCGTAACTAGTCTCTGAATAATAATAATATACTACATAAAATGCCTGTCTACATATTATTACTACTGCTGATTATTATATGTTCCAGCAATTAAGAAGTTATTTTATTCTCCTACCCAAATGTTTAAATAGGAGGTTCAGCAGAAGTCTTATCTGCTGTTAAATCTAAACAAAGAGCATAACCTTTCTCAAAGCCATACTCTCTAGAGAAAGTTCTATCAACCTTGAAGGTTATAGTGTTACCACCAAATTCATAAGAATTAAAGGTAGCACCTACCTTTACATAGTTGTTAGCTGATTTAGAATAGAGAAGAGTATCAACTGTCTTGAAACGAGCTAAGTAATCGCCAAGTACAAGTTGAATTAACTGCCACATTCGCTCATTGCAGACGAACATGTAGTGATTTCCAGTAGGTTGGGCAGCCTTCTCGTTCAGGGTTGCTATAACCGTATTAAACACTTCTAAAGTAAGTGTATTAAATGCATACTTCGATGCGAATCTTTCCACTTGTGGAATGATGCCATCGCCTATGTATCAGATTGGTTTAAATGAAAATTTAAATTTATGACAATGTTTTCTTTTTCCTAAACATACTTGTAATGCAGAAGGATATTCTTTCTTACATTCAGATATACTATTCCATTTTTTAATAAATACATTGTCTAATGTATATTGATATATTTCTTTTTTATTATTTTCTAATTCTATATTAAATTTATTTAATTTTTCGTATGACCAATACGAATTTTCATATTTTATTTGATTTTTAATGGCTCTTTCTAAATTGTTTTTATTGACTGTTTTTATTATCTTTTTAATAGATTTAATATTATCAAATTCTTGTATAAAATTTCCATTTAAATCGTATTGATATATTGTTTTTTGTTTTCTTATATCACCAGATAAAAAATCTTCAATTTTTTCATTTTCTCTTAGAAAATAATAACCATTATAATCAGTTTTGTGCGCCAACCTATAATTTAATTTTGGCCTTGTAATATTAAATTTATTACAAACTTCTTTTCCAGAAAAATATATTCCTTTAAATTGTCCATCAATAGTATATACTTTTATTGAACCTCTAGAACTTGGTCTGAATTGATAAAGAATATCATATAAATTTTCATAATATTCTTCAGTCCAATAAGAACAATGAAACGAACGCTGTTCGTTTATGCACATTCTTATTCTATCTTTATTAACATTATAAAAATCTGTAATTTCTTTAATAGAATTCCAAGTTTTTATAAATTTCCCCTCTATTGTATATTGATGAATATTTTTATTTAATTTAGGTTGAAGACTTCCTCCTAATATTGTATTGTATGTGTCTGTTCGTTTTAAAAATTCAGGACAAACCAACCATCTTTCTAAATCTAAAGCGTCTTCAAGTTTATTAAAAACTTTTAATGTAGTCCGCTTAAAGTTTTCAGGTCCATATTTTGCTACCGCACAATGAAATGTAGTTAGTTTTTTATTATAGGTTTTAGGTGCATTAATAAATACACCACAACCCAAATATCCATCAAATACATCAGGATTGTCTGTTTGATGAACTCCAATGTAAATCTTGTTGTTTACTAAATTTGTTGTTAAATATACAATATATTTCATAATCTTTTTACTTCTATAATAGTTTGTATTAAAAGATAAATTTCATTTAAAATTAGACTATATCTTTACAAAATTGTAATTTATTTTTCGTTATCTACTCTTTTCAGATAGTCGTTGAACCAATATTTTTATGTGGCTGCTGATTGTTTTCTTTGTTTCAGCATTTTATAAATAGTTTTTTGCGTCCAACATACATCTATAGGACGACCAGTATCAGGATCGCATATCGTAGCTTTACCGTTTTTCATTCTGTTAACTATCATTATGATAGATCAGACTATATCTTTAATTTTATATTTAAATACATAACCATCTGTAGATTTTAAATACCCTTGACATACTCTAGTGCAATTTTTAAATTGCTTTTTACATGATTTAATAGATTCCCATTCTTTTATAAAATTACCTTTCAAATCGTATTGTAATATTTTTATAATTGGTTTAGATGTTTTTATTATATTTTTGATATTATCAGATTTATAATAACTGTAATATTTATCATTTAAAATGGTTTTATTTAAAATTGATTTTTTTAATCTATATGCACTATAATTATTAATTTTTTTTACTTCTAATAATGAATTATAATATTTTAAATAATTCCCATTCTTATCATATTCATATATATGTGATTTACCATATTTATGATTAAAAACTGGAGAAATTACTTGTGCAATATCTACGTCAGATTTTAAAAAATAATATCCTTCACACGGTTTTTTTCTAAAAACCGCAGATATTATTTTTTTTAAATCTATATCAAGTTTTTGAGATGTCTCTGTTGCATTCTTAAACATTGATAGAAAATCACCATTTAAATTATATTGATTTATAAATCCGTGGTTTAATTCAGATTTATAATTATTAACATCAATGGTATTATTATAACTCCAATAACTTCCAGCGAAACTTCTTTTTTGATTTATTATTTCGATTATAGAAACAGAACATCTATAATATTTATTTATACTAATACCAGATTCCCATTCTTTTATTAATTTTCCATATATATCGAATTGGTATACCTTTTTATTTGTTTTAGGCTGTAATCCTCCACCTAAAACAGCATTGTATGTATCAGATCTTTTTATAAACTCTTCTGTAACTAACCATCTTTCTAAATCTAAAGCATCTTCAAGTTTGTCAAAAACTTTTAATGTGATTCTTTTAAAATTCTTTGGACCATATTTATTAATTGCTGCGTGTATTGGATATTTACATTTATTATAAGAATATGGTTTACTTATCCATGACCCACAACCTAAATATCCATCAAATATGTCAGGATTTTCAGTCTAATGTACACCAATATAAATTTTATTGTTAATTAGATTTGTTGTTAGATATACTATGTATTTCATAAAATTATTTTCCATTAAATTTATTTAATTATTTAGTCGTTGAACTTTTATATTGTTGAATAACATACAATACATTAGCTTCTGATTTAATTTAATATTCCAGAAATTAGAAAAATTTTAAGTGAACAATTATTTTATCCACATTACACTTGTTGAAGAGTAACAATCTTCTTATTATATTACTATAATATTTGGACTATATCTTTAGCGTTTATATTTCATTATTAAAATTACTCCTTTTGGATAGTCTCTGAACGATTTCAATCGCTTCTGATTTTCTATATTTAGACGTTTCAGAATTTTAAAAACTTTTATAACGGCTTACTTTTTTGTTACCGTTGTTTCTAACCCACAAGAAGTTCTCGAGAAGGTTCTTTTCCTTCTTAGTCATCTTGTATACGGTTTCTGTTAGATCACCATTGCCCTTACCTTCACCAATTGCAATAAATTGATCCTCGTGAGCAGCATAAAGTGCTGAATAGCTATCGTCTCTATAGACTATATCATTATAATTTATATTTCATATTTAAATTAAATTATACCTCTTTTTTCGTTATCTACTCTTTTCAGATAGTCGTTGAACCATTTTGATTGGCTACTGATTGTGAGATTTTCCAGTATTTTAAGAGGTTTTAATATTTAATTAATACTAATAATTAAATAATATCGTGCAAACGATGCTTTTCGCACACGATGAGTACTGATGAAGTTTCTATGTCTTTCAATATTGCTCTAATACTTAACGTAACCCTCTTCCAAATTATTATAATTTAGACTATATCATTAATTAATTAAATATATTTATACATATGAGATTTATGAGTTTTATTTATTCCAGATAACACCTTCCAAACAGATGTTCCGTTTTCTTTTTCTGCCATTGTAACAGATTCATATTCTTTTATCAAATTTCCATTTAAATCAAATTTACCAACACGCTTTTTCTTATTATTTTTTGGTTGATTATAATATTCTAATTTTGATAAGCCCCATATAAAATTATTATTATCAACACATTTTAATCGAATAGATTTATTAATATTACTATTTGGATTTTTTATCAGTGCTTCTTTTTGTGATGTATATTCTTCTATAAAACATCCGTTTTTATCATATTTGTATACTGGTCTATTATCAAGATAAATGCTTCTAGCTAAACTATACGATTCTGCTTTTTCTGTAGATACATAATATTGTTTTTTTAAAACAGATCCTAGTAATCTAGAATTTCGTATAGAAGTAGTTGATACATTTAATTCTTTTGACATTATTGTTTGATTTTTATACTCTTTTATATAATCGCCATTAATATTATATAAATATAATTTAATTTGGTGATTGTTTCCAAGATTATAAAGTGACAAATCCAATTTTTCAAGTTTATCTGTATTCCATAAGTAATTTTTTGCAATAGATTTTTTTCTAACTGCGTATGAAATTAATGTATAATCGCAATTTAATTGTAATGCTGCATCAATCATACTATTATATTCTTTTATAAAATTACCATTTAAATCATATTGATAAACTTTGATTCTATTATAAATGAAATATCCACCAAGTCCACCTAGAACCATGTTATAAACATCGGATCTAGCTAAAAACTTTTCATTAACGATTTGTTCTTCTAAATCTGAAGCTTCTTCAATAGTGTCAAATATTGCTATTGTTTGTCTTCTAAAGTTTTTAGGGCCGTATTTTTTTACAGCGTGTTGAAAAGCTGTTTTAGCATGTTGATAGGTATACGGTTGTGATATATAAACCCCACATCCAATATATCCATCAAACACGTTCGGATCTTTTGTTTTGTGTATACCTATGTAAATTTTATTATTAATTATGTTGGTTGTTTGATATACTATATAACTCCATTTTTTCATAAATATATTTTTAAAATTATTTACTTTTTCGATTAATATCTGTAACCTTGCGATTAGTCGTTGAACATTTTTTATATTTCTCAAAATATAAAGTTAGCTTCTGATTAGATAAACTTTCCAGAAATTAAGTAAATTTTATTTGCACAAATATTTTATGCAACTCAGGCATTGCAACAGACTGAAATCTAGTCTTGTCGCCGATTTCAAAATCACTTAAATCAATAGATGAATCATATGAATTATCAATCAAACGACATGTGCATACCCAATAATTGTCAGACTTACGTACAGGGCGAGCAACTACCATAAATTGTTGACGAGTCTTTTCATGCATGAAAATATCATACTTTTCATAGTAGCGTTCCTTGAAAGCAAATTCGATTTCAGTACCATTTTCACCTGTACCAACAGGTTTATCAGCAAGCTCTATGCGCTTAATATAATTGGTTTCCTTAATAGACTATATCATTACTCAATAATGAGTATCCTTTTTTTAATCATAAAAATATAAAAAACCATCGTGATATGGTTCATTAGTATTAAAAGATTTAAAAATAGAATAATCAATGTCTCTATAACATTGTTTTTTAAATTTCCATCCTCTAATATAATTACCATCTTTATCATATTGTTGAACCCATTTTCTGTTTTTCCAATTTAATTTTGGAAGTTCTTGCATACTCCAAAAATAACCATTCTTACAAGCTTGCTTTAATTTAATAGATTTTGTTATATTAGAATATTTATTATCTTGTTCTGCTTCTACTTGTGTATCATAACGTTTCATTAAATTACCATTAATATCATATTTAAAAACAGGTCTTTCTTGAATAAACATTTTCTTTGCGTGAGCGAAATTTTTACCTTTGCGTGGACATATATATAGGTCTTTGACTTTGAGTCCATTTAAGATAATGTCAGCATCGTAATTATGCATTTCTCCAAGATAATATCCATTCTTATCGTATACATAATATGTTAAATTTTGTATAGGATAAATATTATTATAACATTCTATTTGAGCAACTTTTTCAGGAGTTAAATAATCTTGTAGTTTTAAATACATTTCTTCAAACGAATCACCGTAATCTTGAACTTCTGTTCTAAAATTTTTAACTCCAAATTCTTTAACTGCTTGCTGAAATTTAGTTTTACTAAATTGGTATGTCATAGGATCTGTAATATTTACAGAATTACCAATTTGATTATCAAATGTTAAATCTCTCGATTTAATAATTCCATAAAAATAATTACTAGTTTTAATATTGATTGTCTTTATAATTTTATACATACATCTTTCGATTAGTCGTTGAACATTTTTATTTGCTACTGGTTTTAGGATTTTCCAGTATTTAAAAGGATTTTTAGAGGTCGAAACCAACCTCCCATTCAAACATCATACTATTAATTGATTGATACTTCTAATTTGACTTAGAATTTTGATAGAAGATGTTTCTAAGACTCTCAGTTAAATAAGAGGCTGTCAATTCAGGATACAAACGTGATACTACACCTAATTTATGAGGTTTAGTCAGTTGTTATCCATAAGAATTTAATCTTATTAACTATTATTTTACTATCATAATAGATCAGACTATATCTTTATTTCAATCTTGCGCTCATGTCCCAAAATGTATGGTGAGTTAGTCGTTGAACATCCGCTTTCACGTTTTGCTGCTTATTACCCATAATAATTAATTGTAGCAATATAGAGGGATTTAAGCACTTCACAAGATTTTGTTTGGGCACTAAATCTACCCAAAAATTTATAAAAGTCTTCGTAAGTACGAGTTTCGCCCATTGTGGGGCGGTTTGTTACAAAATTTGCTACAATCATAATAAATAATTTTTTAAAAATCTATATCTTCCAGTCCAATTGGTTCGTTCTTTCGGTTTATAAAACCGTTGGGATTTTGTTGTGGACTAGTTACAACAACTTTAGAAGATGGATTATTGATTACTCCATTTTTACCATCTTGTAATCCCTTATTATAATAATTCTATGCAGTAGTTTTAATCTGCTATGCTATGTAACTTTCTATTTCATTAAATGCATCTTCTCCTTTTAATGCAAACCATGCCATTCTAGTTACTGTATCTGGGTCTTCTAAGGCTTTACCGAACCAATTTATACCAGCCTAATCTCTTCCTAAAATAAACTAAGCAAGCTCATTTTTGTCATCATTAGACAAAGAAATATCCATACTACCAACATTATTTAAATTGTTAATAGATTGCTAAATATAATTAGCATACTCTTGGAATTGAGCTTCTCTCTATTGCTGTTCTTCTAGTTCTTTACGAGACATTTCTTCGCTCTCTAAATTTGCATAATACTGTCTTAATCCTTCTACTTGTTTTTCAAATAATCCAGTATTTTGTTTAGCAATATTTAGAGATTGAGCAATCTCTTCATCTGTCATATCAGGTGATCTATATTGTAAATCTAATACGTATAACTCGTCGTCTGTTAAATCAGCAGTTTTCAGATTTGATTCATCATTTGAATTCTTATTTTGAGCAATAGCATAATCAGCGCCCTACTTTCTTAGTGCTGTTACATATTGCTCTGGATTCATTCCTGCCAATCTCATTTGATTAAGCATTTCAATCTCTTGTGAATCTAAATCAACATCTGGATCTGCTGTTGGTGACTAATTTAGAATATTCTTTTTTTCATCAACAGAAAGTTGATTCCAAGATTTTTCTGTAATTAGACCATTTTCATCTTCAAATTTAATTTTATTCGTATCATCTATTCCTCTATCTTTCAAAAGAGATGTAATAATATCATCTGCATTTTGATTTTCAGGAGGAGAATACGAATCTTCAGAGTTCTATTCTTCAACAGGTTCGCTGTCTTCAATAGGATCTTCTAAATCAATGTCATCAATATCCATATTTACATTAACATTTAATGATTATTATTTTCTAACGCTTTAATTCTATTTTCTAAATCTGTTAGTTTACTAGACAAATCTAAATATTGATTTCCGATTTGCATTTTAATTTCACCACGTGTTTTTAAAAGCAAATCAGAATTCGTATTCCCGATTGTTTCGTAAGCTTTTCCAAATAAATTTTCCATAATATTAATTTTTATTAACGAAATAAAATTTATTTTTTTTAACTCTTTAAAACAAATTTATTAAAAATCAATTCAGATAAATTTCCTATTAATGTACTCCGAACTTCATCAGAATATTTATTATTAATATGGTAAATTAAATGAGATGATTCATGAGATATTGTATTTATTAATTCTGAAATTGATTCATGTTTATTAAGATATATTATTGATTTATATTCTGATTTATTTGAATATGTGAATCCATAACTATTGTTATAATTTTTAATACACTCCTATAATAACATAAAAGGACAATCTATATTCTTTAAATATTTCTATAATAAATTACTAGAAACAAAATAAAGAACATAAATTGTCCAATTATTAAAACATATCTTCCCAATTAATTGGGATTCCAAGTCTACACATACTTGCATACCATTTTGTAAAAATTAAATCATCCAATTCTAATGAATCCTTAACAAATAACGCTAATTGTTTTTCAGTTGTAATACTAGATTCATAATACATTGAAACAGCATAATTTAATACATATATATAATCGTATAAACAATCTGGTATCTCAATATTATAAGTTTCTAATAATTTATCAACTTTGTCTTTATCATATATTTCAGACTTTTTAGGAAGATGTTTTAGTGCAAACTTTAACATCTTTTTATTAAAATGCCATCCATAATGAAATAAATAATGATTCATCGCAGCTGGACGATCCTCGTAATTGTCCATGCTTTTCATAATTAATAAAATCTTCCACGTTTATGAGGACGATAATCTTCATAATCATCTTCATAACGATCGCGTTTTCTGAAATCTAAATCATCATCAAACAATTCTTTTAGATATTCAGATTTTTCTATCATACATTTAATTGCTTTTGCTATTTTGCTATATTTATCCTCGCTAATTTCGACCATATACATAATATTATTTTGTTACAAGATTAAGAATTTTATCTAACTTGCTTTCTACACCTTCAAATTTCTATTCTAAATTATTTAATCTATCATCTCTTTCCTTGTCTTTAGCAAACTATGGATTTAATTCCTTTAATATTTCTTCATAATATACAACATCTTTTTTATACTATTCTATATTATTTAAAATCTATTTTCTATTTTGTAAAGACGATTCAACTTCTGATGATAAACCTTGTTTAGTTTCACTAATAGTAATTTTCCCATTATTATAAGAAACTATTGTATTATTACTAGGAATATTACTAAAATCCTAAACATTACCATCCATATTAATTTTTAAATCTACTACTGTATTCATTGCCTAGAATTTAGGAGCTGATACTCCAACAACTTCTCCATATTTTAATTTAGGAGATTCTGTTTTATCAAGAATATATACAATAGTTCCCTATGATAATGATGAAAACATAATTAAAGAATTTGTAAAGTGTTATTCTATTTATTATAATATACCAAATAATAACCTGTTCCAGTTATATCAGCTACAGTAACATTGTCACCACCTTTTTTAGTTAAATTAATTGGTGAGCCATTAGTATTTAATACTATTGGTAAAGTTGTAGTTGTTCCACTTGGAATCTCCTAAGCTAAATTTAATGTAACCCAACCTCTATAATTCATTCGTGCAAAAGAATGATTAGGAAATGTAAATGTAACTTCTGAAGTTCCTACTGTTATGGATGAACTAGTTACTTCTGCTATACCTCTTATATTAGTATAACTATATGGAAACATAATTAAGCCCAAAAACCAGTATTATTTAATAAACCATAATTATATGCCAATGCGGTTGGAACGGCAGTTGCACAAGAATAAGGTAATGTAACAGTCTGCGGAAGTTGGCATTTAATATTATTAACTTCAGATTGTAAGCCATTTAATGCAACACCAAGTGGAGCTGTAGCTTGCGCAACTATTTGATTTACGGCTGCGGTTTGATGTTCGTTAGATAATTGATTCTTTAAAGTAGAAATCATTTCTCTAGAAGTATCAAGTTTATCTTGAAGAGCTTGTGTTTTTAAATCACCAAATTGAGCAGTAATATTAGTAACGGCGTCTTTAATAGAATTTGTAATATCACAAGTTTGACGCTGAGTTTCATAAGCAACAGAACTAAATCCTCTTTCTTGTCCAACAGCAACATTATTAATGGCATTTTGAAGCGTGTTAGTTTGCTGACATGTTGCCAGTCTATTTTCACAGCAACAAGATGCAATTTGCTATCCAAGTTGAGTATTGCCAGCTTGAACAGCATTAATAATTTGCATACCAGACATACCAACCTAATTTCCAACATTAGAAATTTGTCCCATTACACCATTAATAGCCTATGTAATTGTATCAGTTTTACATCCAAACATACTAGCCAAATTATCAATAGCCTAACCGTTTCTATTAATAGCCTGCATTAATAATTCTCTACCATTGTCATTATTAATCTAATTAGCTAATGGACCAAATCCATCGGTCTATCCATTTAATCCAAATCCATTTCCTCGCATTAAAGGCCACAAAAACCATAAAAAGAAAATCCACATCCAGTTTCCATTGCCACCAAAACCTCCATTTTGATTCAATGCCATCATAAGGTTCGGATCAATCTAACTTTGATTTGAATCTGGCAACATAAATACTTTGCTTTCACTCATAATAAAAAATTTAAAAATTGTTGGTAAATATAACTTCGCGAAATTAAGTTAATTAATGATCATACTACAAATATATACTTTTTAAATTTTATAAACAAATTTATACAAAAATAGCCCTCCAAAATCGGAGGGCTATTTTTAAATTTTACTAAAAATCATTATGAACGTTTTCTTTAATTTCGGATAACAGATTTAAATAATTTTTATAATCTTCATCAGGTTCTGAATTAATAATAGATTTATTGTATGAGTTAATTAAATCAAATTCTTCTTCTTGTGTATAAAAGTGTCTAATTACAGCTTTTACACAGTCTTTATAATTTGGTAATCCAAATAATTCAAGCTAAATCCAAGAATACTATTTAATTATATTACCATTTTCATCTTCTACATCTGGCTCAGATTTTATATCATAACAATAAATATATTTATTGTTTATCAATCTTGTTATCGAATTTGGACGCTGATTCCCAAATATTCTATTCATATTTTAATACTTTATATAATAATTTATTTTTAGATTTTAAAGTATAAGGTTTTCCGTTTAAAATAAAATTCACTTTAAAATATTTATTATGTGGTTCTATTTCAATGATTCTTACAACTCTTTTAATTTGATTTACTTTAATATTTTTACCTACAAAATTACTTAAATGTATTCCTGTTAATTTTTCAATCTTCTATAAATAATGTTTACTATTACAAAATTTAAGCATTCCGTAGTAAGACATTAATTTATTAACAAATTTTTTATTATTTAATTTATTTCGATTATTTAATAATTTATTAATTTTAACTTTAATTGATTTTCTTAATAAAACATAATTGTGCCTAAAAACATATCCAACAAAATCAATACCTCTTGATTCAACTGGGAAAATTTGATAATTTGGCTTTAATTCTAAATCTAATTCATGTTTTAGATATATTTTTATTGCAATTAATAAATTATGTAAAAATGTTTTATCATTATGTAATATAACAATATCATCAGCATAACGTATATAAAAATGACAATATTGTTTACACCAACGATCAAAATAAGTTAAATATAAATTTGCAAAATATTGTGATAAATAATTACCAATTGGGACACCTTTAACAGAATCTATTATTTCATCAAGATTATTTAATAAACGTTTATCTGCTAATTTTATTCTAATAATTCTTTTTAGAATTTCATTATTTATAGACGGATAAAATTTCTTAATGTCAATTTTTAAACAATATTTAGTATCATTTGGATATTCTTGTAATATTTGTTTAACTTTTTTAGCACAAGAATGTATTCCACGTTTGTCTATACAAGCATATGTTGTTGATATAAACTAACGATTCCAAATATGTTTTAATAATCTCATAATTGCATGATGTGTTATCCTGTCTGGATAATATGGTAATTTATATATTATACGCTCTTTAGGTTCATAAATTTTACTTAATTTGTATTTAGAAGTTTTGTATGTATTGTTTAACAACATATTTGTAATATTGTTATAATGTTCTTCTAATTTTAAATCATGTTTAGCTATAGCTCTATAATGTTTTCCTTTTCTAGCAGTCTTATCAGCTAAAATTAAATTTTTTCTATGAGCGATTACTTCTATTAAATCGTACTATTTAAGTTTTTTATATTTCTGCATTGTACTAGTGATTTTCATAAATTTACTAATCCGTTCCAAATCTACTTTATTTTTTACCAAGAGGTATGGTTATATAATCTAATTTATATGTGTACGATTAATAGCTACATTAGACCACGCATCAGAAAGGCCGCTGTCGACATTATCATAACCGAAGCCCGCACCAGAACCGTTGTTCGCGCCGCCACTCAGTAGTAAATAATTATATAACCAAAAAAGTTGGAGAAGTTTCGAGTGTCGATGCTCATTTTTCGGTCTAGCCAGTTTTTGCGAGCACCCCGATTTCTCCAACTGTTTACTATAAATTTATCGTATTATTTTGAAACAAACAAATTTTTATCTTAATTAAAAATTAATCATCTATTATTGTGTAAGTCCTAAAAGCCACATCAGACCACGCAGCAGAAAGGCTGCCGTTGACAAAAGCAGAACCGAAGCCCGCACTAGAACCGCTGAACGCGCGGCCACCCAGCAGCAAAGTAAATAAACCATTATTTAAATTTGTATAAAAATAATCAAATTTAGAAGATTGGTATGATGCACCGTCTTTTATAATTAACTCGCCCTATTTCTAAATATCGAATTCACATACATAATTAGAAGAAGATCCAAATGTTCCTTTATATACATACCCATCTAATGTGCTTGTCTAATTATATAATTCTGGATTTGTAGTAGTATACAATTTAGAAATTTTATCAATTGTAATCATGCAGCATCCTGACAAATTCAGCCATACATCACCAAATGGATTTTCTAGTCCCCTATATCTATTAGGATATGTTAAATTATCGTCTTTATACTTTATTGATATTGCTCCTGATTCATTTCCAATTTTATTTGTAATACCTATAGGAGTTACTGGATTATAGCTATTTAGATTTGACCATACGCTATCGCTTAAATTTGTTACACCTGCTCCAAGACCCCCTTGATGATAGCCATCACTAGTTAAATTTGCATTAAAATTATTTTGACAATTAAATGTACAGTATTCAATAGCAAATAACCAATAAAATATAGCTTTATAATATTCATAACACAAAATATGACCATCTGATTTCCTAGCATATAACTCCATATTTTGTTTAGTCTAATTAGTAACAGGTTTTTGTAAATCTGTTTGAATTTCATTTAATGTATCTCTATTAGAACGATTGCTTCCACCTCTACAATAGGCGTTTTTATTCATTATAGATACAGCTGTATTAGCTTGTAATGTACTAAGCCATCCCATATTTTCAGGAACAGAACGCAATAATGTAACTTTATATGCACTTAATAATAGATGAGGAATTTCTAATGCATAATCCACTAATTTCTTTTCACTTATTCTTACAGAATATGTAGTATCACTTGTTGTGCTCCATAAATAAAATTTTGGTATTTCAATCATTACTTGCCCATCATATCCGTCTAATCTAGGCATTCGTACAATAGTATATGTTTGATCAGAAGCAAGGTTTCCTAATTTTATTGATTCAAATGTTACAATTAATTGTGTACTATTAATTGAGGTAATAATTCCTTCTACTATAGTATCATCATTATAACATCTTACTTTATTACCTATTGAAAAAATTGCGTTTGAATTTGATATATTAAATGTTAATATTGTATCTGTATATGAATTTAATTTAACACTCTTTATATTCGGAGCATTTTCATAAGGCTCTTCCCAGTCAGTAGGATTCAAATAATAGTTAATTACTTTACCTTTTGCTATACAGCCTCTCATTTGAGATTGTATTGGTAATGATTTATGATATAATGGATTACCAATTCTTACTGGCTAATTTGTATTTGGTTTCCACTAAATACCATAAGAATATATATCTATTTGCATTTCATCATTTTGTAATTTATCTTTAATATAACCCTTAATTATAGCATCATACTACTATAAATTTTCTTTTGATACGTACTTACTCATTTATATCAATATTAGGTATTTCATCAACTTCTTCAAAAGAATCTTCATTATCACCTTCAAGAAGTATGCATCTTTTAAAATATGCTTCATCATCTTTTCTATGAAGATATTTATCTGTACTATATATTTGATTTCCTTCTATTTTTATCATAATTAATTTGTTGTTGCAAATGATATTTTCTTAGCTGTGGCAGCTGTTACCAAAGCCTGCCATTCTTCTGTTGTACCTCCTACTTGTGTTGTTGGCGCAGTAGTACCTGTGAGATAAGCGTATGTTGTTGGATGTACTGTAATTGTTATTGCAGAAGTATTTCTTGCATGCTCTATTGTATATTTAATTGAATCATAGGTCAATAATGGTGAATCTTGAAAACTTACAGAACAATTTCCACCAATACCCATATGTATTGCTGTTAATTTTATACATCCTCTAAATGTATTACTAGTTACAGTATTATATGTAGTAAAATCTCCAATAATTATAGTTAAATTACCACACGACATAAAAGACCAGCTACTGTCATATATACTTAAATTTGGTATTCTAAATATTTCTAATTTAGATGCAGCTGCAGCAATGTTACTTATTCCACATGATATAACTGGGTTTGCTGCTAATCTAACCAAATTAGTTCTATCAGTACTTCCTACTTTAGTGGGATAAGGGTTAGAGCTATGCAAATAAATGAGTAACGCTTCATCATAAGTAATATCGGTCAGTCCGTTTAATTCATAATAACCTGTTTCTGTATTATATTTACCATTGCTACCACAAGCACTATTCCAAAGATCTATAAAGAGTTGTTCTTTTGGTGATAATTTTTCAATAGCTTTAGTATTTTTATCTACCTGTGTTTGTAAATTATTTATTCTTGAATCTACAGAAATATTATCACTTGTTATTACAGACCCACCAATTTCTGTTATTTCATCATTTGATAATGACTCTTCAAAATTGTCTAATTTTTGTTTATCAACAACAGTTATAATACCTGCTTGTGAAGAAGACGCTACTGGTAATTGAGTATTGTGCGAAGTTCCACTAAGACCCCACTATGTAGAATCATAACAAGTATAATTAAGTGTTACTCCTGTTTTTGACGTCGTAAAAGCATTATCATCATTAATATGACTTAATGCCGGAACAGATTTTAACTTATCAAAAAGAATTTTATCTTCCTTACTCATAAGGCCATCAGCAGTAGTAGAAACCTTCGTTTTATCAGCTTTATTTGAAAGAGATTGATCTATTTTAGTATTTAATTCTTCTTTTGTATTTTCTAATGCTGTTGTATTAGCTTTGGCTTCTAATTCTAACTTTTTATCAACATCTGTTTTAGAATAATAAGAAGAACTAATAGTATCAGTTACGTGATTTATAGTACCTGCAAGTATATCAATACTATCAACTTTTACTTTATCAGAAGCACTCATTACACCTGCTGTAGTAGTAGTTGCTGCTGGGTAAGTAATAGTAGTTGCTGCTGTATGTCCTAAAGAATGAAAAGTTGTTTTTATGGTATCAGTAGAAACAACTGGAGTATCTATAGAGGTTTTAGCACTATCATGTAATGATTCTAATTGTGTTTTTTGAGTATCAGTAAAATCATTACTGCTTAATCCTTTTCCTTCAACTTTGTCTACTTTATTGTCTAATAATTCATCTACATGTGATGATATGTATACTTTACCAAATGCACCGCTAAGTACATTAGGAACAAGCATTTCGTTTGAATCGGTTGATAACTTATATCTCGTACCTATAATACGTATACCCTCGTAGCCAATTTTAATTGATGACGCATCTAAAGTAGGAGTTACTAGCTTATTTGCTGTAAAATAATCACTGACATAAATACCATGCAAATCACCATCTCCAACCATTTTATAACTTCCAATTTGTATATGAGAAGATAAAACTATAGAACTACTATCGAGATATATAGTACTAGGATATATTTTAATAAAACTACGTTCACTATTATCAGATTTTTTTATTGAAAGCCCCTCTGAAAATGTAGAAATAGGCATTAAAACCTCCATTCTACCCTCAGTAGTACTTCTAAAATAATTGCTACTTACATACTCTTTTGTAGCATAAGGCTCTAAATCAATATCTCTTTGTCCTACTTTTTCAAAATATCCTTCAGGATGTTCAGTATCTTTAATCCAAATATACTCATCATATTTATTATCTCCTGTAGTTTTATTAGGAATTAAATATATAGAATTTGAACTTCCTTTATCAGGAAGGGAGTCAACTACTTTAGCTTTAGCTCCTCCTGTTATTTTATTACCTGTTATTGTTAATCCCATAATTAATAACCTATTTGTATTCCTGAAGGAACATTAATAATCTTTTTAACTAATTCAGGATTCCAACCTGAATAAAAAATAGTCTTTATAGATTCTTTTTGATGTAATGGAATTATAGTTAACTCAATATCGTCTTCTGTAATATTTTTAATTAAAAATCCATTATCAATCTCAAAATCTTGCCCACTTGGAACATCTTTTAAGACACTTACCTATAAAGACTAATGATCAAAATTCTTATTTAATGTTTGCGACATTATTTTATATTATTTAACAAATATGAAAAGCAAGTATTATATTCTATAATATATTTAGCAACTTCTTCTGTGGCAACTTGATATTGTTGCATATTCTTTAGATACATTACAAATTGATTAAGATTAAATATCTTATTATAAGGCTCTTCTTTATCCTTAAACCATTCAATCAATTCTGCACAGCATAATGCACTAAATAGCTGATGTTTCCATGCAGATGATTCATGACAAAGAGAACCACTTCTCTGCAAATAATTATATCCTGCTTCATTAACATAGGCTACTTTATTTGCATAATAAAGAAGCTTCATAATAACAGGAGTATCCTCTACATATCTTCTGCCGCAATACTCAACCTTATCATACATAGAACGTCTAACAATCTTATTATTAAGAAAGACTATTCTACCATTTTGATAGTCCTTAAACTTCTGGAATCCCTCACTAACATGAGTACCATAAGTTTCTACCTTATAATGGTCATCTTCTTCATAATAATATGCAATTCCACCTCCTACAATATCAGCATCTGTTTCTTGCTGTCTTGCTACAAGGTGTTCTATATAATCATTATTAATCCAATCATCAGCATCAAGAAGCATTACATAATCTCCTGTAGCAGCTTTAATACCATCTCTTCTTGAAATACCTGCACCTTGATTCTCTTTATGTTGAATCAGATTGATTGGTAGTGAGGTTTCAGAATTTTGTAAATCCTTAATTATGCTAAGCGTATTATCTGTTGAACAATCTTCTACTACAATCAATTCAATATTCTTATTATAAGTTTGATTTAATACCGAATCAATTGCTTTTTTAATATACTTCTCTACATTATATGCAGTAATTACTACACTTACTTGAATATCTTTTTTCTCTTCCATTACTAATTATTATTTGATTTATTTTGCATTCAGATAACTCGATATTGCAATGTCTATAAGACCTTGCACAAACATACTAAGTATAGATTTACTGATATATAAACCTTGCCCATCTATACCAGCAGGAGATAAAGAGTGTATTCCTATAAGCCCAGGCACAGCATCTTCCCAACCAGGATAACCATGACTACCCACATTAGCCTTATAATTAGTAGCAAGTAGAATACTTAACTTAGTATCACTACCAGTGCCTATGACAGTAAGGGCATCACCATTTGGTATAAACGAACTTAATTTACTATGTATACGACTTTCGGCATAATCTCCAACTTTGCTGCTGTTTAAATCAATAGCAGCAGTGTCACTTTTGCTGCTTACAACTAATTCAAGACCATCTCCTAAAGAAGGTTCTATTGAGACACCATTTAAATAGTTAGTAGCTGTTAATCCTGTTCCTACATAAAATTCTATACTATCTGCTGCTGTATTTCTTACAGAAGGATTGGTGCCAACCCGTATAGCAACCCTTTTAACGTGACTATTAGCGTAATCATTAGTAATATTTGCTTTATCAGCGGTAGCTATAGTCATGCTTATACCACCCAAAGAATCCCAAATATCTTTTGTAGCACCTGTACCATCTTTAGTGGCAGCAAAGTTAGTTTCTTTAGGATAACCTGCAGAAGTAGGATCTGTTACATTATAAACATCACCTGCTTTAACTGAAGTTATTTTAGTAAGAGCTGTATAATTAGCAACTGTGCCCTTAAACTTATAAACAGTTGCAGGATTAACATCTATATATTTGTTTACCGTCTCTTCTTGCTTTTTGCTCATACCTCTAAGTACATTACCATTAATGGTAAGAGCAATGCTATCTTCAGCATTTCCTGCTGCATTACAGGTTGTACCTGTATTATCACTATTATTTTTAGTTATATAAAACTTTGCTTCATTTCCTGTAGCTTTACTATCAGTAATAGCTGTTTCTTGATTTTTAGAAGCAACTAAACCAAATTGATTTCCAACAATATTTCCCATAATTATTTAGCAATTAATAAATTTAATATTTCTTGTTTTAACTCTTTATCTTTTTTATCAATAATAGTTTCTGTACAGAATTTATCTTGAATATCACCATCAATAGATACTATATTTGAACTTGATAATTGTATATGTTTCTAACTATCTAATCCAGCTGTGATTAATCCAGAACCAATAGTAATATTATTTACAGTATCATGCGAACTACTAATTATTAATTTTCCTAAATATTTGTTATCACCAGAATTATTTAACTTATTATTTAAAGATTCTATAACAGTTGATATACTCAATCCGTTTTCAGATCTACTTAAATAATCTGATGAATCATCATTAATTTTTACACTTACTTTGTGGTCATTAACTTCTAATCCGTCGCCAAATTCAGATTCTTCTAAAAATTTGATCAATGATAAATTAACAATTTTATAAGTTCCATCAGATAATATGTAGACAATACTTAATGCAGTATCACCCTAACCATGTACTATATTGCCATTTGAATCAATTGTAGCTTTTGTATCAGCCACTTCTACTGTTTTTATAGATGAGTCTTTTGGTATATTAATTGTATCTCCTAATACATGATTATCACTGTCTAATAACTGATAAGACTTTAAAATATTAGAACTAGTTGGAGTAACAGATTTTAAAGTAATATTATGCAATTTTGTATATAAGTCAACAGCTTGGTCGTATGTTATTTTATCTATTAACCCCCAATTATAATTTCCAGCAGTAGGTAATACTACTCCCGCATCATCGAAAGTATCAAGTAAAAATTTAACATTTAATTTATGATTGTTATCATTATATTCTAAATTTGTAATACCACATTTCTACCACCTAGATATACTTTGTACTTCGTTACGATTATTATCAGTAAATATAATATATCTTGCTGATGGTTTACCGTCTAAAAATATTGTTTGCAATGTTCTAAAATCTCCAACTTGCTAAATAATTAAAGCTGATTTTTCTCCATATTTATATTGGATTAAAGCAATTTCATTATTACCTGAAATTTCTGGCTAAGCAGCAGCTTGCTCACCTTCTCTTGTTGTATTAAATACACCAAGATTATAGATATTAGTGTCTAATTTGGATTTATCTTCAGCAGTCATTACGCCAGCATATTCATAGTTGGCATACGGAATCTATTTAGTTGATACTTCTATATGATTGTCATTCTTAACTATGCCTATATTTACCGTTGTAGTCGATAAACCGATATTTAATTCCTGAACAGAATTGTCCAATGTATTTAATTGGTCAGAAGACATTAATCCAGCACATTCTTTCGACACGCTATTTAAACTGATATAATTAGTCTTGCCATCATTATGATTGATTTCAAAAGAAATATTGTCTTTATCCCAAATATCAGTAGATATATTATATATAGATCTATCAATGTGTTGTTTATCAGTAGGAGATGTTATTTGCTTCCACTCGTCATTTATTTTTGTTTTAAATTTACCATCTGAAGTTTCCCAAAGATGATAATCAGTTGGGGGAGTAGTATCCCCCCTCCAAACTGAAATATTTTTATTTATATCTTCAATCATAAATCCTTAAATTGATAAGTTCTTGTTTCAGAATCTAAATACACAATAATTTGGTTGTCTCCTAAAATATCAAATTTCTTTGGACAATTCATTGAAATAATTTCGTTTAGAGTTACATCGTGTACAGAACCGTTGCAATTACGCATATAATCTAATACATAATTATTGCTAAATCCATATCCTAAATGACAATTTTCTACATTTTTAAAGAATATATTATCATGAGCATCAGCATCTAAATAAACATTATTTGCTCCACCTAAAAAGACGTTTCTTATAGCTCCATTGCCAAGATGATTATTTTTGCAATTCGATAAAGTTGAAGCGTCTTTACCTCCATTATCAAATGTATATAAATAAGTGTCTTCTACATACGAACCAGCCCCCTTATTTAATTCAGATAAATCTTTTAAAAATTTTATATTTTTAAAATCATAATAAGCTGTGTTGTTATTTTCGTCTTTTAAATATGTTATATGACCCTTATCTGTAGTATTTTCATTAAGCAAAGTTGGTGTTATATCATATTCTACTATCCATTGTAAAGAATTAGCTGAACCAGATTTCGGCTTAAGAACTACTCGTTTATCAAAAGTATTAGACGACGTAGGAGTTAACATCATAAAAAATTCCTAACTTGGAATAAATTCATCATAACCAAGAATATTTCCTTTTTTATCTTTATAAATAGATCTGAAATCATTCATTAAATAAACATATCCTACTTTTAATGTTCCAGCTAAAACGATATTTAATATTGTTTTGTAATCTGCAACCAATACGGTCGGATTATATTCATCCTAATCAGGATTATCAGTAACTATTCCAAGATTTTTTTGAATTAATTTAATTTCATCTTCAGATAAATCACCAAAATAATCATCCTTCTTAAAATAATGTTCCAAATCTTTTAGACATACATGTCTAAATTCATCATTAATACAACTCATAAATTAATATAATATTCATATAAAGATTCATTATTATCTATATAAGATGTAAATTCAATTAAGCATATCATATCTAAAATATTTTTATAATCGTTTTGATATCCTTTTTCTAATCCAGATATGAACTTATTATATTCAGTTATAACTTTATCTTTTAACTACTACATCCACATCCAGAAGTTTTGTTTGTTTGTATATCTTGTTGACAAAATCTATTACAATAATTTATAGATTCTAATATTCTTTCTGCTTCTAAAAATTCCTTCTTTTCAATATGATATTTTATTACATTAATTGTCATCCATAAAAAATCTCTATTAAATATAGATTCAGAAACATCAGAATTTTTATTAATACATCTTAAATTAATATTATTAAATATAGATTTACATAATTTTATATAACATTCAAATAATTTACATATATTAAAATAATCATAACATATTCTAGATATTGTAGTATCTTCATAGTTAATTTGACTAATTAGCTTAGAATCAACTTCTGTTAGTGTTTTAGTTTCATTACAATAATGATATGTTTTTTTACAATCTGTTACATAAATATTAAAATCTTTCTATTTAGTAATATTATTTTCTTTTTTTAATTCTTCTTCTAACCATTGTACCGTAGGAAGAATTATATGATAAATAGTATAATATCCATCTTGATCTAATTTAATATATTGTTCATCTAAATAAGAACAATGATCTGTAAAATATGTATTTATTATTTTATATGATTCTCCATTTTCTTGTTCAGAAAAATAGTTTTTCTAAAGAATATTAATTGTACAAGTTTCTGAATATTTAAATTTATTTTGTTTGTAATAAACCTCAACATTAGATTCTTTTTCATTTATATATTCATTAGACTATTGAGTTAAATCGGTAATTGCTAATGTACAATCACCAATATTACATACTTCTATTAATGGTGTCATTCTCCAAGTTGTCTTATTCTATCATTATAAGGATCTCCGTCATGAAGCTATTCAAGCTCAATTTCTGTGCGCTTTTTTTGTTCTTCAATCATTGCATCTTTATATCTCTTATCAGTGTCAGCTTTAAGCTGCTCAATCTTATAATCCATTTGAACTTTTTGTTGCTCAAGCTGAAGTTTACTTTGTTCTAATTCTTGATTAGTTTTTTCTAATTGTTCAAGCTATTTCTAAGATTGCTGCAATTGATTCTAAAGTTCTTCACATTGCTAGCTTAATTGCTATAATTGATTATTTTCTTTCTTTTGCTTTTGCATTGCAAGTCTAACTTTAGATTTTAACTCTGTTATACTTTTGGATGAGACAGCTTCAAATATAATTGATGGGTCTAATGAATTAGATTTAATAAATTCTGGAATAATCTGTTTAATGTATTCCATATCTTTTAGAGTATCTGTAGTTGTAGATATATGAATATCATAATCGGTCATAGTAAACTTTTCAGGCAAAGCAGTAAATATTTTCTAATACTTATCACCTAGTATTAATGTGCCAGTAAGTCCATTTTTGTATACTTTTTTTGCAACATTTAATGCATCTAAAAGCATTTCGTTGGTTACTAAATCCATTTGCTAATAATACTATTTAGTAATTATAAATGAATTATTAGCTCCCATTTTGATATTTGTTACAGCATCTCTCTATTCGATTCCATTTAAACGCTCTCTAAATACACCAGTAATTGAAGACGCAGTTTGTTCAATTGCGTCAATTGCATATTGAATTGCTTGTATGGCTGTTGCTTTTACAGTGTCATCATAACCATTAAATATTGTATTAACAGGAGCTTGTCCAGAACCTAGCCTACCTTCTTGTGAAGAATCTATTAATGCTGTTCCTGCTTTTTTATAAGCCTTCCACTTTTCAATTCTTTCGGCTAATTTTGTTCCTAAGAATGAAGGAAGCATACTAACATCAAGCCAATCACCTACAGATCCACTAGAAGCAATCAAATTATCTCTATAGAAATGTAAGAGATCATATTTATCCTATAAAGATACACATGCTAACATTAACGAATAAGGTTCTGAATTTCTATTAACAAAATACACACCATTCAATGTTAAAGAACAATAGTTTGGGTTATCATGCGATCTAACAACATTGTCATCCCTACCTTGAAGTATATAAATTCCATCGCCAATACGAATTACTTTATATCGTTGCATTACAAATTTAGAATCTGTTTCAAGCCATTCTACTTCATAAACAGGAATAAAATGATATGTTCTATCTTTACCATATCCATCAGGATAACCAGGAACAATTTCTTCTCCAGCTCGAATTCCGTCTGTTGCAGGAGTTCCATTAGCTGTAGACATAGTTCTTACATAATAAGAATTATAGTCACAAACAGACTGTTCCCACGAATCTTCTAAAAGTTTTCTATCTTCTCTTGATAACTAAGATCCATACAAATTTAATATTTGAGATTTTGTATACCATTTTCTTACAACAGCTCTATATGAATCTTTAATATATGGAGAATTTGGATTTTTATCAATAAATGTATTTAATGGATCTAATACTTCTATTTCTACATTCTAATCTCCAACAGAAGGATGAACTCTAAAAAATGTATATCCAGATATTAGTAAATCAAGTAAAAGCTATCTTAATTTAGTAGTCATATCTGTATGTCTACACTACATTAAATATTCAACAATATTTTGAGCTGCAATTTCATAAGATGAAATAAAATTTTCATCCAAATTGTCAATTAACGAGTCTATTTCTTTCTAAATTGAGCTATCAGACAGGGCGTCTTCTCCGCCTCTTTCAAGAAATGATAACAATTTATTTTTATATCTCTTTCTTAAAAATTCAAAAACCTCTTTATTAATTAATAATTCTTTTTCTCTATGTATTTTAGAAAGTGTGTCTACATCTTTACATGATACCTTTGGAATAATCGGCATACCTAAGTATTCGCCTACAAGAGCATCTATATGTTTTCTAATTAATGGTATAAATTCAACAGATGTAGGATTTCCTATTCCATAATTTTCCTCTAAGTATCTAAACTAATCTGCATCTCTTTTCCCATGATAGTAATTATAAGCTTTTTTTAATTCATATTTTGGATAAACTAATTCAGCGATAGCAGAGTTAGCTTTGTCTATTAATTCATTTTCTGACATGAGCAAGATGTATTAATTTCACACTATTCAGGAAGAGTCTAAATACCAATAAAATATTTTACTAAATCCATACTACGTTCTTTAATTTCCTTTTTTATAAATTTAATAAAATCACAAGTATCTAACTACGCCATTATTGTTAAAGGTCTTTCTGGAGCATTTAATCCAAAAACAACTTTAAATCCAATTGGTTCAATTTTAGTAATTTTTAATTCACCAATATATTGCGCTTTATAATGTTCCTAAATATATGATAAAATTTCATTTTTTATATTATCTATATCTTGGGTTACTTGATCTTCTATAATACTCTGTTTCTCTCCAATTATCATTTGCAATCGTTTTAAATGTATTATTATTTGGAATAATACCATATCGTTTGTAACCTTTTTCATCTGTATAATATCCTATATCCTACCAATTTTCTTCTACTTTTTTCTTTTCTCTAGGGCTTACGTCATGTAATTCTTCATCAGCAAGCTCCGTCATTCCCATTGATGCAATTATATCAAACTTAGTTTTATTAGAATCGTTATATCTTACTAATTCATCTAACATATCTTCAAACCAAATATTATGACAATAATCCATCACATAATCGGCTATTAAAGTAGTTTGATGATCAATAACTGCAACCGTTGCTGGAGAGCCATACTAATTAATATTTCTTTTAGTAGGATTTGTATATGTTGCACTAGGTCTCTTCATAAAATAATGTAAATGATGATGATCTCTGGCCCAACTAATAAGATTCATACGTGTAGCTTCTATATTAATTTTAGCATGATACCAATATGCTACTTTAATAGTTAATTTATAAGCTTCACGTATATCATCTGGTCTAAATTTATATATAGCAACATACATTGGTTCTTCTAATCCATAGGCCCTCTTTTTTACTGTTAAACAAAAATCCGATGGTGACTTTGTTGTATCAGATGTGTCTTGTGCTCCTATATCAATACTATCAACTCCAATTACATACAAATTATCAATTGGACTTGTAGGAGGATTCCAAATAACAACTCCGTTTTCATCTTTGATAGATTCCATTTCCCAAATAGGAGATTCTATAATTCTTAAATGAGAATTAGGATTTTCAGTATATTTAATACCAATTATGTTGTCAGCAGAATGTACACTATTTTTATAGACATAACTTAAATCAATATTTTTAACTTGTCTACCTTTTTTATGTAGTCTTATTAAAGCTAATTGCTCAGCTATTAGTGTTTTATTAAATTTATTATCACCTTCTAGCGCGAAAGCTTCCTCTGCTGTGAAACAATATTCTGCACTGTAAGTAATTAAATCTTTTGGACTATTTGCATATACAGCCCTTCTTTTATTATAATATTCTTTGCCTTTTTCTGGATCTGTATAGCCTCTTTTATCTAATGCACTCCTTACAAGCGTAAAAGCAGGTATAAAATATGCAGTTAAAACAGATTCTCCAGTCTAAGTAAAATTATGTTTATATGGTAAAATATTGTAAGCTGTAGGATCATAATACATAGTTCTAAGACCTTCAAGTGCAGCTGATGAGTCACCACCAGTACCGCCACCGATCTTTATACCGAATGTTGCACCCTAAATACTTACCAAAGCGTCACCTTGTATGAACGCTTTTGTTGAATTGTCCCAAGAACCAAGCTCTTCGTATAATAAAACATCACATCTATCACCACGAATTTTATTTGGCTTATCGGCTACAATTCCTTTAATTTGCGATTTAAAACCATCTTCAACTTTTTGTCCATTTACCATTTTGTAAAATGACGCCCTTTTAATATCGCTTTTATCAATTACTTGACGTAATTTAAAAAATCCACCGTCTGTATAATCATTTAAAAATGATAAAGCATTCCAAGTTTTAGATAGTGTATCTTCTGTATATTTAGATAAATTTGCTGCTATAATTGTGTTGCTAGCTCGTCTACAGTTATAAGTATTTGCTGCTAATGACGCATCCATTTCTGAAAATCCGATACCACGAGCCTTCATTAGTACAGCATTTTTTCTAGCTCTTTTACATAGTTCCAAATAATGAAACCATTCATACTAAATTACATAAAAAGAAGGAAAATCTATTGCTCTTCCTTCACCAGCTTTAGCTGTTTCCAAATTGGCTAACTAATAATAATTTAAAAAGAAATAATTATCACCAGTTATAGTATATCCATGAGATGTCATTCCATTTCTACATCTATCGTATTCTCTAGTCCAAAAATCACCAAAGGCTTTTGTTTTTGGTCTATACATACAATAATGTCCAGTTCTTTTATAAACATCTCTTACTTCTGTAAACCAAGATGGGTCAAAATCTAAACCCTAATTCTTATTAATAGGTTTATATCCAGTTATTTCATAAGACAGATTTGCATCAAAGAAATCTATTGGGTCATCAATACTAACATCCCACTATTTATTTATTTTCTTTCTTTCTTCTTCTACAATCTAATGAAATTCCTAATCTTCTTTGTTGTTAATATCATCTATAATATCCTAAATTGGATCTGGAATTTTGATTTTTTTTGGACGACCCCTTTTCTTTTTTGTTTCAACCATAATCAAATTCCATTAGGTATGAATCCGTCTTCAACTCCACCACGAATATTAGAAGTATCTAATAATTGACTTTTAACTTGTCCTTCTAACACAGAAAGTTCTTCATTAACTTTAGAAATATTAGACATTTCAATCATAATATTCTTTACTTGATAAATTGGTTTTCCTGTATTTGGGTCTCGTTCTTCTGGATCTACATTATTAAAATAATCAGCAAATTTATCTACAGCATTCTAAGCAGCATGTAATAATTTTATAGATCTATTACTTTCTTGTAAAGCTCTATATTTTCTACATGCTGCTCTAAATTCTGGATTATTAAATTCTTCTTCTGTTATAGATGCGTCTTTTAATGCTTCTTGATGACGTTCCTATTCTTTATAATCTGAATAAGGACTTTGCCAATCAATAGCTAAATAGATGTATTGAAATTCCCTAAACGCTCTTAATTTATTTTTTCCTGTTGGATCTTCTTTACATTTATTCCTATCATTATCCATTAGCGCACCAAATTCTCTAACAAGAAGAATTTCTGGTGTATTTAATTCTACACGATTATACACATTATCATATAGGAATATTTTAGTAATCATTATTGCATTGCGTAAGGTTGAATACTTCTTGGAGTTATTGAATCTTGCTTACGTAATTTAACCCCGTCATCTGCTTTTTTAACTTTTTTTCCACATTTAGCACTTTCAATTTGATTTTTAAAATCTTGAATAAATTTTGTGCCAGTTTGAGCTTTTTTAGTTTTTTGTTCAGCTTCTGTTCTTTCTTGTTGTGCTTTTACGCATCTTTTACAAAATCTACCACCTTTTTGAAAGTATTCAAGTCTTTCTCCCTCTGGACAACTAAATCCATTTAACTTTGAAATATAAGCAAGTTTTGCACCATGTGCAGCTTTCTAAGCTTGTTGCTTTTGAATTAATTGCATAAATTTTTGATATTCTTTTTGAAGTCCATCTTTACCAAGTTGCTTTACAAATTGTTCCAACTCTTGTTGATTTTTAGCTCCAGAAATCTATGCTAAATACTAAGCAAAAGCCTATTGCAATTCTTTTTCGTTCATTTTATAGTATTATTAGATTTTACAAGCTGTAAATCTTTTGTATTGTATACAGCTTCTTGTAATATTCCATCTGATGTAAACCATCTACATTTAATTCCTCTTAAAGAATTATCTTCTCCGTTTCTATTTTTAAAAATGGAAACTTCTTTTTTAACAACAATCATTGTTGGTTTATAAGGGAGATCTTGCTTAAGCTATACAAGATCTCCCGGTTTTAAATAAATCTTTTCTTCCATTATTCGGACCATCTCTTAGTAAGACCCTCATTAATAACTGCTACTACTCGATTTTCTGAAATACATTCAAGACCCTGTTTAAAGAATGGAACTGGAATTGAAGAGTTACGCGTATACATTACAGTGTCACCTTCTTTTAGATATTTACAATCAGGAGCAACATCAATTACAGTCGCTACTTTAATTATGTTCTCCTCTTCTTCAATTTGTCCATTATCTTGGTTTTTAAATTCTGGCTTTTGTCCACCAAGGTCTAATATCAAACCACTGTCTGACACTTGTATTCTTTGAAATGGATTTTCATTAAAAGGACGAACAAGAACTCTTCCAAAAATAGCTCTAATTTCTAAATTTGCAGCATTTTCAGTAACAGTTTGTGCATATTCACTAAGTCTTTCTGAATGTTTATTGAATTTATCAACATATTCATCAACTTTAGTGTTAAACTTTTCTGCTGCCTCTCTTTTTAAAATATCATCAGCATTCTTTTCGCCCATCATAAAATGTTTTGCTGGAGCTTCAAGTCCAACAGCTTCTCTAGCAACTTTTTCGCTAGCAGTTAAATTAGTTCTTACCATAATTCATTATCATTTAAAAGTTAATTACCATTTGGATAGTGGACACTTTTCGTTTAATACACTAGTTTTACTTTTAATAATACATCCACATCCGTGTTTATATCCATCTTTTTTAGTTGAAGAAACTTCTCCAGTTTTTGTATTAACATACAAATTAGGATTACAAATATATAATCCTAATCGTTTTGTAAATAAAGGACATTTCTTACATATTTTAATTCTTTCTTCAGATACGTCCTTATTTAATCCGAAAAAAGCATTCGCGTTTCCTTTTATTATATTACCTATATTCATTAATATTCTATACGTTTATATTTAGATTTTTCTAATTCGTGCTTTTGTTTACGCTTATAATCAACTAACATTCGTTCAACTTCTTTCTTTAAGTAATCACAATGATATAGTGTTTCATTTCCTTTATGATCAAAGTGATATAAGATTAAATCCTTAATAATAAAGTTTGAATTAATCTTTTGAAGCATCCAAGCATATGTAGACAACTGTAATTGATAATGATTGTAATTACAGTCGTCGAGAGTGTTTAATGGATACTTCATTTTAGCTGACGACTTGGTTTGAGTATTAAATCCGCTCTTTAAGTCTATTTTTTTATTGCTCTTCCAATCTGCTATGGTGATTTCGTTACCATTTTTAATTAAAACGTCTATTTGTCCAGCTATATGAAGTTCTCCATCATTAGAATCTCGATAAATTAAATATTCTGGATATACAGCTTTATCTAAATCTAAATCAGTATAATTTTTTTTACAATCAAATTTACCACCAATACCAAATTTCTTTAATGTATTTGGTCTTGTTCCTGATTTATAAAAAGAATTTTCTAATTCAGCATGAATTTTTGTTCCTCTTTCACATGACTCTGTTTTTTCTCTCTCCCAATTATCTAATATATTTTGTACCTCTTTATTAAAATCATTTTCTGATATATTATATATAGATAATATTTCATTATTAAAAATATGAGAAGCTAGTAATGATTTCTTCTCTATATTCCACGCTTCTTTTGGAATAAGCTTTTCTAACGCTTTATATTTACTCCAAAAATTAGAATCAAAATCTTGTGTATAACTATGTATTAATGTAGTTACTGAAATATATTTTTTATCAGGATTTTTTATATCCCAATATTTATGTTCTGAATCACAGAACGCTATATTACCATTTTGTTTATCAATTTTCATAGATCATTTAACATTTACATTTGGATAATCAAGTATTGTAGATAATTTCTAAATCTATAAAGCAATTACAGAATTATAATATCCCAAATTATATTTTTTAGGCTTTTTATATAATACTATTATAATACCTATTGAATTATCAATTCCTTCTATCGGATAAAATGCTGCTGATTTAGCCTAACTAGATATTAGTTGTACATACAATTTAGGAAATTCAGATTTAATGTTATTTACATCATCAATTCTTAAATATCCTTGATTATGTATTCTGGATAATTCATCTTGATAGTATATATATTCTAATTCGTTCCAATATTGTTTTACAGGTGAATCATTAATACCTTTTGGGGATTCGCATATACAATTTAAGTATAAATATCTGATTCCTTGTATGCTTTTTTTAGAATTATGATAATTTAAAAGTAATACATCATAACATTCTGGATCTGATTTCTAAATTATTGTTATACATTCTTGTATCTTTGGAGCAATTTTAATTGTATACTAATCCGCCTTAGATTCAATCTACTCATTCTATTTTATAAAATCTAATATTATATTTTTATTAGAATGCTAATTAAAATACATTACAAATAATAACATTATAATAAAAATGATTAAAGTTTTAGTCTAGGAATTTAACTAATCAATAAAATTCCAAATTTTTTTCAGTGTAGTAGTTAAAATTTTCATATTTAATATCTTTTGCAATTTTTAAATATATATTATATAATAAATTTATACAAATATTTATTTTTAATTATTATTTAACAAATTTATGAATGATTTAAATTTATTACCAAAATTAGTTCCAAGATTTAAAAAAGGATACAAAATTAAGATAAAGAAATAGAATAAAGGAAAATTTACAGATTATTGTGGAGGTAAAGTAACAAATGAGTGTATTCAAAAAGGTAAAAACAGTTCTGATCCTAAAATTAGGAAACGGGCTACTTTTGCGGCTAATGCTAGAACTTGGAAACATCAGCAAGGAGGCTTATTAAAAAAAGCTTTAGAAGAATATAATAAACATGTAGAATCAGATAAATATTGGAAAAATGATAATGGTCAATTATATTTTTACCCCAAGCCACAAACTAACAATCCATATGTCGAAGATATGTTAACCACGGATTCAAATGTTTATAAGGGTAATTATCCTGACCGCTATTCTGTTACTATACACACAATTCCAGAAGTTGTTGCAGCTAGACCAGTCAGATTAAATACATATTATCCGTTTATAAGTATGTATCCTTTTACTGGTCATTCAGAATTAATTATGGATAATAATTACGGAATTCCATTAAAAATTAGTAAGGGTGGAGATGATCCTAATTATAATTTAGTAACTAATAATTGTGCTGATGCAACAATGAGAGCTTTAAGATATGGGGCAAATCAAGATGGAAATATTAAAGGTATAACAACTCCTGGTGATTCTCTTGAATATGCAAAAGAACATTATAGATATGTAAACAAAGGAACTAAAGACGGAGTTAATACAATAGTTATACTTCCTACTATAGAACAAGGCGATAGATTAAAAACTGCAATAACAAAATATAATATAAATAGAGATAAATATAAAAAATGAATGCTAGAGAATTTTTAAAGAAATACAAATCTAAGCATCAATGTATTATTTGTGGAGAATCTGAGTTTTGTTGTTTAGAATTTCATCATTTAGAAAATAAAGAATTTTCTTTAAGCCATCGTTTAAAACATGATATAGATTCAAAAGACATACTAAGAGAAATGAACAAATGTTGTTTACTTTGTGCCAATTGTCATCGTAAGGTTCATAATGGAATATTTAATATTAAAAATATAGATAAAAATAAAATACATGTATTAATAACTGATTTTAATTAGAATATATAATGAGTTTATGGGATTCAATAGTTAGTGGAGTTAAAAATATATATGATGCAATTTCTGATTCAACATACAAGCCTAATGGTAATCCTACATATTTTTCAAAAGAAAAAAGATGGAGAAATGGAGACGGTAAATGGATGCCATTAGGAAAGAAATATAGACATGGTAATATATGGGTATAGTACAACAGCGATGGAACTGTAACTAAATTATATGGAAAGAAATAGTATGCCAAAGCTTAGTCGGAATATTTTAAAGCTCGACGCAAATATCAAGATAAAAAATTTGGTATTCCCAATAGTAATCAAATTATAATAAAAAGTGATAATCCAAAAATCAATAATTTAAGAATAAATTAGAATGTGGTAGATTCGTTATTAAAATACGGCAGCAAAGTTAATATTTCAAAACAAGAAGCATTAGGATTACCATTTACAGAAAGCACAATAGGAAATCATAAAGATCGGACTGCTGGAATATAGTATAACGGTATGATTAATTCTAAACATTGGCGAAGTTTTAATTCTGGAAACAACATGTATTCACCAGTTGTGTTACTTAGTAATTGGGCATATTTTGAAGATAATCCATATGATGAATATTTAAATAGTACAGACAGAATAACAGATAATCGATTGAACCAAGAACGCAAAGCTAGTAAAAATTCAAATTTATAGAAAGAAGATATAGGATGGAATTATCTTATTAATCAAGAAAGAAAAATTAATTATAATTTACATCCAATAGAGTCCGCTTTTATAAGATATAAATCTAATATATATAATACTAACGAAAAAGATCATACTCAAAAAGTAAAAACTAATGGATAGTTATTATTAACTAATCCGCAAATACAACAATTAATTAATAATTCTAAATATAATTATTAAATGATAGGAACACATGATAGCTTTACTTATTTAAAAGCTAAAAATAAAATATATGAGTTGTTTTCTTTTTTATGGAGAACACAAACAAAGACAATAAAAGAGCAGCAAGATTTAGGAGTTAAATATCTTGATATTAGAGTTCACAGAACTAAAGATGGATATTGGGAATTATGTCATGGTTTAGTAAACTTTAATAAGAGATTTAAAATGCTATATGAAATACTAGATGATTATCAAGATTTTCATATCAGATTAATATTAGAAAAAGGTAATAGTAAGGATGAGGAATGCTTTGAAAAAGAACTTTTGTTTTTACCTCCCTACCTTGCTAAGATTTCTTTTGCTGCTATTAAAAAGAATTGGAGAATTATATTAAATGAAAAATTTCAGATAATGGATTATACTTATATCCCATTCTATTCAAATCTTTCATTCTGGCAGAATATTAAAAGAATGAACTGGTTTAGTACTATTAAGAAATGGGCTAAAAAACACAATCCTATTATTACACAAAAAATGAAAGAAGATAAAAATATTGTACATTTTATAGATAGATTATAATGAGTAGAACATATATACAAGAGATACCTCCTATTGATATAGTAGGGTTACCTGAAACTCAGGTAGCAAGAGACGCACAATACCAAACGGAAAGCACTCTTGACTTTGATGAAAAGTGGGAAAATGCACAAAGAATGGCAGCTGGCGCATCGGTAGTAGGAAGTACATTACAAATGATCCCTACTCCCTGGACTATAGGTCCCCGATTTAGCATTTGATATATATATACAGCCAAAGAAGCTTATAGAAATGGGCAAGACCCTACCAGTGCTATGAGTTCACTAGCTTTTGATGCAGTAGGAATGCTACCCGGATACGCATCTTTAGTAGGTGTACCAGATGATGCTTCCTCTGTCATTACAGGTAAAAATTTATATGATAATTTACAAGGGACAGAAGAGAAATCTCCCACTAAATCAAAAAAACCTACAACAGTAGCAGGCATACCCACTAAAGAATATTGGGAGACTTTAAGAAAATTATATTCACAACATGAACAGCCTTACTTTTCTGGTAAGGGTCCCCTTGCACCTAATAGTACAACATATTATAAGGGTTATCCTACTTTTCTGAGTAATGTGTACCCTTGGCAGCAGGGAGCAAATCTACCTCAAGGTGTTGTAGGTACAGCTCCCTATTATTGGAATCGTCCAATCGCTATACATCGTTCTGCGGTGGCAACAGCGGACTCTTTAAAAACAACAAGGAAAAAGATGGCCGAAGAAGCAGAAGCAAAAAAGGCTAAAACAAAACATGCTGAAGGTGGTCCTGTTAGAAGAAAGGGTGATTACGTGTATGCTGACTCAAATACAACAGATCCTGCTTTTATTAATCTGACCCCTATAGGTGAGGGTGTTTATAGAAATCAATTTGGAAAAATTGTTTATGATACTGAGAAGGTTACTCCTCCAGAAAGGTTAAGAGCAAGGGGTGTCGTTGGATATGCAGAGGGAGGGCCACTTAAAAAATCATATAAAGATTTCTCCACTAGATTATCTAAAGCATGGAACAACCAAGATATAAACAAGGATGATTATGATTATCAAAAATATTACAATGATAATCCTACTGAAGCATATAGACAGTTAAAAGCTATAGAACAAGGAAGTAAAGCACATTTCCCAGATGCTGGAAAAAGTGGTACTTATAAGAAACCTAGCCATCCTACTTATCCTGATTTAGGTATTAATTCTTGGTTAAATAATGATAGGGTGTTTAACATGTCTGCAAGACAAGCTGTACCTAATAATACAGATAGAGTACTAGATTATTTAGGTTCAGATTTATATTATAATAATGGTAACACAAAAGCTATGTATAATGGTGCTTATCAATTACCATCAATAACAATTACTCCTAAAGGTAATTATACAGAACTTATACCTAATGAATTAGGCACTGGTTGGATGTATAGCGATAGAGCAGGTAGATATCAAGACTTAAATTATGATTATTTGAGAAAATATTTAAATAGTTTAAAAATAAATGGTAAATAAAAAGAAAACAAAAATAAAATTTCGTACTAAAACTTTAGAACAACCGCGGGATGCCATAAGATTAACAGATTCATAGGAATTTATAAATAATAATCCAGAAGCAGCACAAACAACATAGGATTTAAATCATTGGTTAAAGGGTTCAGTTTATACTATTAAATTTAATCAAATTGGTTATCCTGTTGGAGTTGTTATGAATGATAATGAAGAAGTGCCAGATAAATATCTTGATGATGTATTATCGGAGCACTCGAAATTATATGATATGTGGCATTAGGCAAAAGACGATGCTGATAAAGCATTGTTTAATACATCGTATGTTTCATCATCTGATGGAGATAATCATAACGATTTTTAGAGAGAACAATTTTATCAATAGCAAAAATCAAATGATTATTATTAGTCTGGTAAACAAAATTTTAACACAGTTTTAAATGTTACTAGACCAGGATATGTTGCAGAACGAATTTTTACTGCTACTGATTAGCCTGTTAAAAATAGATAGATTGCTGGTTTGACGACAGATTTAACATTTATGATTCTTGGAAATAAAGTTATAAAAGTTCCTAAAAGATTAATTTATAGTATTAATCCAAAAAGAAATATGTTTAGTGTAACAAAATTGGACACTCCAACATTTAATGGAAAATATCTAAGTAAATCGTGGTCTGAAAATGGTTATCCATATTTATTTAATCCAGAAACAAAATAGTGGGAAACAGGTAATTTGTCTGATTTAATAAGATAGGGACGACAAGAAACGGTAGATTGGATAAATAGTTCTGCATATAGATAGGCTGCTGAACAAAATGTCATTGAAGCTGAATAGATGGGATTACATTATACTCCAACTTACGAAAAACCAGAATTCAATTAGAAATATAAAGTAACAACATATTATGATCCAAAAAGTGATATTGGAGGAAGTGCTGACGGCAATGGTGATATTACATATAATCTTGGTTCAAATATGAGTCCATAGTATGTTAGCGCACACGAGCACGGGCATTCTTTCAAACATGGAAACGTATCTGAATCTTTGATGGCAAGCGATCCAAAATTAGGTATGAAAGAACATCGATTTTTAAAAACGAAAAGCTCTAAAATATTTAAACCAAATTCTTATTATGGAGATTTTGATCTATCTGTTACCCCTGTTGAAGCAGTAATGAATACTAGAGATATAGGAAAAGATTTAGGATTAAAAATAGGACAAGAATATCCTGGATATGAACAAGCATTACAAATAATAAAAAGTTATCCTAAAAATAGTCCTAAATCTGGATTAATAAATTATCTTAAATTAGATGAAGAATCAATGCCGTATGTTTGGAAAGCGTTAACTGGCACTTTATTTTCAACATTACCAATACAAATATTAAAACAAAATGAATGACGACGAAATAAAAGATAATCCGTATTTATAGTAGATGTAGTAGCTTGGCTAGCGATTAGAACAACAAGCTAATGATATGGTTATAGATTTAGCTTCAGAACAAAACCCTACTAAACTTAATGAGGCTTCTGTAACAGTAGATAGAAAATGGTCTCCTGGATAGTATAGAAACTCAAATGGGCATTTAGCTGTTAATGCGGATGATGTATTAAAATATGGATACACGTTTTTAACTAATCAAGATGGTAAGTTGCAACTTGTTGACAAAAACAATGGTTATAAAGTTATAGTTCCAAATGTATAGAGATCTCCATTTTTAACATAGTGGATAGATAAAAATAATCTTTGGGATAAAGCTGAAAATTTTACTCAAAGTAGCTAGAGAGCAACTGTTGCACATAAGGATGCTATACAACAAGTTAGAGATGATATGAGACAAGGTGGTGATGCAGCAGCATTGGGTCTCGCAGCGGTAGCAACAGCTCCAGTTGCTGCTGAATTTGCATTAGGTGGATTTGGTCTTGGTCAAGCAACAAATGCTGCACAAAAAGGAACATAGTTTTTAGTTGATAGAGTTTTACCAAATACTAATTTAGGAACATTGGCAGAAACTTTATTTACAAGAACCACACCATCTTTAATGACGCAAGGATATAAGTATCCTCTTTTGTTTGCAAACACGGGTTGGGGAGCAGCTGCTAATGGTGCGTAGTTTAGTTATTATACAGCAGAAGGATGGGATCAATTAAAACACGCATTTAATATAAATGACGGAAAGGCTGCGGCGGTTGCCAATTTTGCATTGGCGGCAACACCGTTTTTTGGTATTCCTAGTAAAACATATAAGGGTGTATATAATACAGCTAAAAAAGCTGGATAGTGGCTTGGTGAAAATGTAATCCCTGAAAGATGGACTAATATGAGATATTTATTTTAGTATGGACCTAAAAAATCTTGGAATAATCTAACTACTCGTTTAAGAGACAAAAAATATTCTGATGGTTATTTTTCTAAAGATGACGAAAAGAAAATTTTATTTCCTGATTTATATAAATCAGAACAGGAAATATTACATCATCCAGAATTTAATAAACAACCAGAGCCAGTGTATGTTGATATGGTTGTACCAAATTTTGAAGTAAAATTTGGAAATACTACAAGTAATGTAAGTGGTGGTGCAGTTATGTTACAAACTCCAGAAAATCTCTAGAATATTGAATTAAAAATAGGGGAAGCTCCTTATAATTTTTTACTTGTAAAAGATAAACCGATAACTATATCCACAAAAATAACTAGAAGATTATATTAGTCAAGATTTTCAAATCCAGAAATCATAAAAGCTGTTAGAAATTACGAAAGTAGCCTGAATAAAACCTTAAATGGTGAGGGGCTAGTTACAGGATCAACTGTTGGTGTCGGAAGGGGCTTTATTCAAAACCAAGTTAATAATGATACAGAAATTATAACTACTGCTGCTAGATTAAATAAAGCAAAATCTAATATACATTTTTAGCAAACTGGAACAAATGGTCTTGGCGATGAAAAAGGAGTTTCTGAATTTGCCCAGGGCAACACAAATGGCGTTGATTTTGATATAATTCAAGAAAACGAAAATGGATAGGCCGTTGGTAAACTAGCACATTAGATATATTCTGTATTACATCCAGAAGAAGCAAATAGGTTATATAAAGCTAATGAATTAAACGAAATTACTACTTACGATATACCTCTTCCAGTATCTGCTGAATAGTTATTTTAGGAACTTAGACAAGGAGATAATGTTGCAAAAGTTCATTTGTCTGATGTTTTATTTATGGGCGCAAACTTAAGTGCACAAAATCCAGCAAACGCGAAACAAGGATATAGAGCTTATAATTTATTAACCATGCCAGAACAGTAGTCTGCTATTGAATCTGCAATTCTAACAAAAGGAAAATCTTTATTTGGCTCAACATGGAAACGTCCGTCTGCACAAATTACAGGATTTGATGACGTTGAAGCTAATAAAAAATTTTTACAAGAAGTTATAAATGAAAATTCAGCAAAACAATATTTTACAGAAAACCAAATAAATGAAATTGCTAAAAATCCAAAACAAATGTAGAATATATTTGATGTATATTATATGAATAATTTTTATGGATTACGAGCACAAGGTAGATATTCTCCATATGTTGGCAGAGATTTAACAAATGAAGAATTATTAAGAGGGTTTACTGAAAATATTTAGTATGGAGGTGGAACTGGTTCTGGTGTAGGACAGAATCACACTAGTGGTGGTATTACAGCATTTGGTGATAATTTCCCATTCCGTTCCGTTCGTATTGGTAGATTGTCATATGATGACAATTTAACATTAAATGAATTTGTGGATCAAGTAAAACGTGTTACTAATAAAAACAATTTTGGATCTGAATATTATTCAGATCCAAAAAGTGTTTTTAATGCATCACAATCAAGTAATTTAGGATTATGGAGATCTATGGCAACAAATAGAGGCGTAGGGGCATATGGTGGGTCTTATGTTGGCATGCTAGATATTTAGAATGATCCAACTAAATATTTAATATAGAAAGGTTGGACACCAGAAGTAGGTTTAACATTTTCTAATAAGTGGGATATACCAACAATAGCACACACAAAATCTAATGATTAGGTCATTGATAGAGTAAAACTATTCACTTCACCAAATTATTCCCAAGAATTTCAAGAATTATTGAGAAATTATCAATCTAAAGCAACCGAACCTTCTACTGGCTTATATTTCCCATCATATGACGTTTAGTCTGCGCAAAATATATTATCAAGACAATCAAATACTTGGAGAAATTTATATCTTAGTGGAATACATAATACAAGTAATTTAAAAAATAATTTTGTGAACGCAGCAATTATGACGCCAACTATTGGTTTTGGTCTTGGTATGTTAGGAGGTCTTGGTATGGTAGGGTATCGATCGTTAAAACGTAAATTACATAAAGGCGTGATAAATGAAGATGCATAGAATTATGCTACTTTATTAAAAAATAAAAATATAGAGTCATTACCATTACAAGATATGTTTAATGAAGCAAATGAAAAATCACACGGACATAATTTTAAAACAGAAGATTATTTAAAAAATAAATTAAAAGATCAAAATTTTACAGATGACGAAATTGATGTTATTATAAATTATATGTTTGATTTATATGCAGAATAATTATATTTCTTATTCTCCTTATTTCCAACAATCGCTTCCAACAATACAATCTTTATATAATCCAAGTTCGTAGCAATTAAGTATTTTTGATTATTTAAATTATGATAATAATGATACTGAACACTTACCAACTATATTAAAACCAAGCGATTATGATGTAGCTTCTTATACTACAGAGCTACCTGTTCCAGTAACTTAGAGAGAATTATCTAATCCTACTGTGTATACACCTAATAATGTTGTTGACAAAATCATCAGTAAAGCTAGAAGTTACATTGGTACACCTTATCGTTGGGGAGGAACTTCGGAAAATGGATTTGATTGTAGTGGATTGATTCAAACAGTGTTTGCATCTGCTGGAATAAATGTTCCAAGAACAGCTGCATAGCAAGGAAAATCTGGAGATAAAATTAATTTTAATGATGTCCAAAAAGGAGATATAATCCAATTTGCTTCTAACGCATCATCAAGTGGTAAGCATATTGGATTAGTAAGTAAGATTGATTCAAACGGTTAGATTTATATTATAGACGCCGCAAATAAAAAATCTGGTGTTGTTGAAAGAAAATTACCAAAAATGAAAATAGAAAACATACGTAGATATATATAAAAAATAAAGCTCGACTAGAAATAGCCGAGCTTTTTTATTATTCTTTATTTTTAAATACTAATGGAACAGATGAAATTCCAATATATTTTAATGCTTGTTTTATTAATCCAATATCAGAATTATTACTAGAATATTGCATTCCATAATCATTTGTATCAGTATTCAGCATTGCATTTAAATAATCGTCTGGTATTGAATCTACATATCTCTAATATTCTTCAACAGTTGGATGTCTATTAAATTCCTATTCAAACTAATTAATAATAGAAGTTCTTAATTGCTAATTTACAGCACCTTTTTCATCAGTTAATGATGTTATTGGATCTCCATCTGTATGTTTATAAGCAGATTGTAAAAGATTTACTTGTTCTTCAAGATATGGACCATTTTGATTCTATCTTTTTCTTTGAAGCATATGTTCGTATTCATGATCGATCTAGCTATCCTCTCTAATTAAAACAGCATAATCTTCTCCATTATCAATTACAACTCCAGCAGCTCGATTAATATCTTGTTTTGAACTACGTGGAGAACTATCATACGATCTTCTTAAACTAGGATGATCGCTTAATAATTTGTCTAATGAATCATAATAAGGTACTTTGTCGTGCTAAAAATTATATGTCTTTAAAAACATTCTTAACTATTCTGCATCTTTTTCTGGAAGAGTTTTTAACGACTACTATAATGTTTTTAAGTTTCCATCTAATTCAAACTATTTAATTAAAGCTTTAACTTTATCCGTATAAAAGTAAGAATCTAAATAAGCATTGTATTTAAATATATCTTTCTGTTTTGGCCAATATGTATTACCAACGGAAATAGATTTATAATATATACTAGGATTTGGTGTAAAAGTTGTTATACTTGGTTGATAAGTTAATTTAGATGTAGGATTATATTTTAATAATTCATATAAATCTTTTGCTGTATTTGTTGTTTTAGAAATGGCAGATCTTACTGCTGGATAAAATGGCAATAACGATAATCCAGCATAAACACCATTTTCAATATTTGGATTATTCTTAAAATTATTAATTTCATTAGCAGCAACCGCACTAGAAAGCAAACCGCCATGATATGTTGTTGGATTAAATAAATAATCCATTGATTTTAAAAATGGTTTTACAAACTTCTATCCAATTATAGGGGTATATGTAACAACACTCGTAAGAGCAGTTGGAGCTAATGCTACTGTTGTAGCGAATAGCCCAGCCGTATTTCCTCCCCACCTTACAGCATCATCAATTGCTTTCATTCCTTCAGAATTACGAATATGATTATAATTATGCGTTGCAACTAATCCTTCTGGATGATTCCACAATTTATGTAAATCTATCCAATCATGTAGCTAAGGTTGGTTCTAAACATCATTAATTAAAATATTGTAATCCTTATCTACTAAAACAAGTCTTCCGTCTGTAGTTTTTATAAACGAATATCCATTTTTAATAACTTCTTCAGGTGAGATAGTTTTGCTCATTTAAATCTATATTTTGATTATATAAATCTATATTAGGATTAAATAAATTAGAGGCAACATTAATATGAAATTTATTTTTAAATATTTCTCTTAATGCTTTATTATACAATTGTCGTTTTGGCCAATCTTGACTTCCGCTTCTTTCATGATACTTATGAAAATCTCTTGCAAAAGATAATGAATCTGTATAATTTTTATTAAGCTTTTGCAACATTTTTAATTCATAATTAATATTATTATCATTTGTTTTAATCTTTCCGCGCATACCGTCTGTTAAATATCTTAACTATGCATGTTCGTTTGTACTACCATAGTATTTTTTAATAAAATCAACTTGCATAGGAGATAACTAAGTATATCCAAAATACTGACCATTTCTTGCATTTGGATTTCCGCCAGATTCTGCCGCTATATTAGTTAATAACCCCATTGCCTATGTGTCAGACAATTTGTACTATGATTTTAATCTTTTAAATAATGGTAATAATGTATCGATTCTAGCGTTTACGTCCTAATACACTCTATCATACTAAGTCATTGTCATGCTTCTCTGAATTTTTTTAAATATTTACTAGGTGTAGTTCCAAATATATCCTTACCTTCATCAACTCCATTTTTTAAATATGTTATTGCCCATTTTGGACTAAACCAACTTAATGCGATCGCCTCTGGAGATGGATTAAATCCTTTTCTTATTAAAAACTATTTTTGAGCTTCATAAAGCTGTGATGCACACCTAACTTGTTCATCTATATCATTTAAAAAGTCTTTTCTACTTAAATTACTAAATTGCTTTCTGGTACTATTAATAAAACCAAATAATCCACAAGCGGAAGAACCCTTAGCCTATGATTTAGGATTATATCCAGATTCGATTTTTGCAATTTTTAGTAATGTTGTTTTTTTCTACCCTGTAATTCCCTAAGCATCTAATACAGATTCCAATTGAGCTTTTTTGTTATTAGGTTTTGTTTCTGTATTTGCTTGTGTAGTATCTTTATCGTCAGACGTATTATTTTGGATATTATATTCATCATTTTTAACCTCATGATTATTCTCAATTTGAGGCAAATCATCTACGTCTAATCTTTTATTAAAATCAAGATTTTTTAAATTGTCAATCAAAGACTATAGTTGGTAATTTGATTCTTTATAATCTATTTGCGGTGGATCAACTTGATTATATGTGGCAAATGGGTCGTATGTAACAAATGGAGTATCAAACATAATATGTATTATTAAATAATGTTTTTAAAAAATCATTTTTTACATAATCATCATCTGGATCAGTATTTTGTTCAACTGGTTGTTGTCTTTGAACTGGAGTAGACTATCTAGTTGGGGTTTGTTCTGATGGCTAACTTGGCATACTAACAGCTGGTAAACTATTATCCATATTTGTTGTGTCATTAACTTGCTAAAACTAATCTGGAGTTGCTAAATCATGAGCACTGTTTACTTGAATCCATTTTCCATATTTCTTAGTAAAGAATGTTGGTTCATCACTCCTAATATGCCCAATACCATCTTTATCAATAGTAATTGGAATACCAGACCAAATATTTGAATCGGGATGGTACTCTGGATCAATTTTATTTGTAGGTTTTATAGCATAAATTTGTGGTTTACCATTAATATTAATTGATACTGTATCAGCTAATTCTCCTTCAAAATCATAAATTGGTATGCGTGCACTTTGTATTGCTTCTTGTATATCGGCTTTTTTCTCTTGTGCTTCTTGTTTTAACTTTGCTGCTTTTTCTTCTGGTGTATCTTTTCCAAAAATCCAATCACCTAAAGAATACAATCCATAACCAGTTCCACCTAATGCTGGAGCAGTTGTCCACCAATTAATAGTTTTGGTGTGTTCTGGTATATCAACATTAGAGTATAAATTATAAAGTTCGTCACCGTATTCTACTAGTGTAGGTTTTACTTTTTGTGGTCTAGCTTTTTCTCCAAGAAAGTAAGTTCCAATTTTGCCTCTCTTATTTTTCTTTGGTTTTGTAAAGAAATCTTGCGGATGTGTAAATTTATTTCTACTTTCTCCTTCAACCATTCTAACTTCCCCAGAAGATAAATCAACATTTGGATTTGTCGAAAATAACCTATTGTATTGACTTTTATCTATTTTAACTTCACCTGTTAATTTAGGTGTTAGCTCTCCGTATTCGTTTTTCTACCATACAACTCCATATTCGTTTCCAAATTCATCAAATGCTTTAGTTGAGTTAGGATCTGATACATTAAGTTTAATGCTTCTTGTAGGAGTATCAATTATAAAAGTATATTCTGTGGGGTTTGTTGGTTCTTGAACAGCTACAGGTTCTGGGGCTGTTGATGTTGGATTATTAACTGACAGTGGTTCAATAACTGGATTAGCTACAGGTTCTGTGGTTGGCTAAACAGTAGGTGATGGTTCTGAAGCTGTAGTAGAGTTAGGTGTAGATCCAGGCGTTGTAGGCTAATTAACAATAGATTGTTTTTTTGCTATAGCTTCATCTATACCAGCACTATTAAATCCATTTTTGTAATCAAGTGTTTTTAAATTCTATAATTCTTTTTCAGTAAGATCTTCATATTTAATAAGTTGTCTTTCTGCTTCTGTTATTCTTTTTCCAGTTGCTAATTTAGTATAAATATCTCTACTCTATACTAATGGATATAAATTTTTATCTTTAATAAGTTGTAATGCTATTGGATCTTCTGGATTTTTGTTAAAACTATCTATTAACTATTCGTCCGTTAAATTATTTTTAGCATTAGTTCTTTTTAAACCACGTATTTGCTAAACTTGCGTTTTTAATTTTTCAAGCTAACTTTTTTCTGATCTTGTTAATTTTGTGGTTTTGGCTTTAGATTCTAAACTTGCAATTTGTTTCTTTAATTCTGCTAAATCTCTAATAGGAGTTTCGGTTATTGGATATTTAGCTTTGTTAATTGCCAAAGCATTAGCGACTCTATCACTGGCACTGTGTGTACCAAAATTTACAATACTTTTTTTAGTAAATTTAGCATCTTTTGCTGCTTTTGCAATTACATCATCTGATAATGTGTTTATATAATCTAATACATCTTTATCATTAACACCCTATTTAACTAATTGAAATGCCTCTTCTGGTTTTAATATATGAAGCGGCATATTCATTCCTAAATATCCAAGCTATCTTGCATATTTTGTACCTAACTTTATTTGATTTACTATATTACTATTTTTTAAAGCCTAAGCTATACCATCTGTTACAGACATTGATCCTTTTAAAACTTTACCTACAGCTACTGGACCAAGAATATCAAATACAAAATTTGCCGCAGTACCTAAATCTCCTTGTAATGCAGAACTATTTAAATCTTTAAATCCATGACCTGTATATAAGCCTTCTAATGCAGATAAAAAAGATTTATCTTGTATACCTCTAGATATTGCAGAAACCCACTATGATGGCATAAGTGGAGCCAACAATCCGCTAAGAGCTTCTGCTCCTGTGTTTTGTTCATATTGTCTTGCCCAATATCTATTATTTTGTTCACGCATTTTCTATTGATAAGGAGTATCATTAGAATGATCTTCACCTTGTGTTATTACTGTTGGATGTGCATTTTGTTCATATACAGCTCGTATATTCTAATAGCCCTATTTTAATTGTGGAACTTTTTCTAATACATCATTTAAAAATTCTTCTGGTATTGCTTCTTGAAAATCTTCAGAATAAACATAAGGATATCCATATTCGTTAGTTTGAATACTCCAATTGCTTGTATTATTAATTACAGTTCTAGAATTTGCTTCATTCTAAAGTTCACTTTTTGCTATTTGTGGTAAATCCTCAACTGGATTTCTAATAGCGTCTCTCTTTTCTTCTAAATCAACATTTCTATTCTAACGAGATTCAACAAGTTGATTTAATAAATCAGTAAATGATTTACTTCTTTTAGTTTTTTCTTTTTTTGCCATACTTTATAAAACAAAAAAAGGATGAACCGAAGTCCATCCTGTTTAATTAATAATTTATTTTTAACTACTACATATACTTTTTAATAAGATATCGAAATATCATTTAACTCATCATGCCAATTTAAATATTCTTGACTATTTTCCAAATGGATTAAATGAGTTAAATTGTCAATAGTCTAACAGAGATGTATACTCTATTCATAAAGTTGTTTAAGATATTCTTGCATATTCATATACTTTAATAATTTTTTTTAAATTATCTAAATTATCATATATAGACCTGATCACATTCCCTGTTTTTCTATTTTTAAAATAATAATATTTTAAATTTTTGTCATAATCTTTAAGATTTACTTTAATCCATCTATCTAAAATATCTTCAGCAGATTGAACATTGCCACTATAATCTAATTGATAAAGAATCTCATTAATGTTTTTATTCTTTATACTCTTCTTTAAATTAGTAGTTTTGTAAATCTTATTATTAATTCTGTAAATTGCTATAATCATATTATAGAAGCCCTGGTAGGAATCGAACCCACTCCGCCGCCCTCAGAAGGCTATATTGATTTAGAGTCAACCCGTGCAACCATACACCACAGAGCCTTAATCTATTAAAGAGTTTCTAGAAGATTCTGATAATCTTTAATGTGTTTCTTTATCAAATTTACTACTAAATTTTTAAACAAACAAATTTTCTCTTCAGTAATATCTTCTGTAAATTCTTTCATATTCTCAATTTGTTCACAAGCTTCAACAAAGACATCGTCTGGTAATTTATCACACCACTTTTTAAAATCTTCTGCTAAATCATTGTGAGTTAATGTAATACTAATTGAATCACCATTTTCTTTCAATTCAATTTTTAAACCATCTATATCAAATATCTGATTACCATTTTCAGATACTACTGGCTTTGCATTTGCAAGCTCAGTTGCTAATTTTTCTAAAAGTTCTATCATATTTATTAATTTATTATTGATTACAAAATTAATTTATTAGTTCAGAATTAAATAACCAAATGTTAATAATTCTTAATTAAAAAATTATTTATTTTATTTTTTTAAAGTTCATATTTATAATCCCCCCCTATATTTAATTCCGAACTTATAAATATAATTTAAAAATTTTATTTGGACAAAAAATATTTTATAAACAAAATTAATAACCCTGTATTAATAATATAGTTTTTAGAATTTTAAAAATTATTTAATTCTGAAAAAATTATTTAATTCTGAAAGCAGGAGTAGATCATATCATCAGCCCCCCTGGGGCATCGATATGGGAAATCATAACGAGCATGTCAATATACCTTTCGATAAATTCATAGCGAAAACGTACAGCGAAGAGTGTTGTACGTGCTCTCGCCAACAGCTCCTAATACCAAGGTAGGGGGCGCAGGTTGTTGGCGTAGTAGAATTTGCGCTCTCTACCGTGACCGCATGGCACAAATCTACGCAGGCGAGTTCGTTAAAAGACTCGCAAGCGCAGGCGTACCAACGGCAGAAGGCACATTCTCGCTCGACGAGAACAGTCTAAACACCTACTATTTCGATAGTCAGGTGGACGCAAGCGGTAACCCCAAGAAGCGCACAGACGGCAAAGGCGTTTATCAGCCAACGCTGTGGTGTAAACTTGGGGAGCAGCTCATTTGTCTGCACAAATTAGCGAATACGCTAAATTTGGCAGACGGAGGGTTGCGCACACTTGCGTCAGGCAGTGCCGCAAACGACCTCATAAGCTGGCTCAAAACCAGTGAGGGCACCAGAGCCGAATTGCAAGCGGACTTCAAGACAAAGTTCGCAGGCAAGAAGGTGAAGGTGGTCTTTGAGGTCGTTCAATGCCGTGCGTTCCTTAAAGCCAATAACGATTACGCGAAACGCGCTTTCGTTATGGAGTGGGTGAACGCATAAGGTACACCGCGCCGCCGCTTCGGCTGAATAATAGTAACCGAAGCGAAGTGTCCGAATGGGGGGGGGCTATGACAACAGCAAAAACTATGCCCCTTAATTTAAAATTCACACAACAATGAATTTTAAAGAATTAAAAGTAGCCGTAACGTTAATATATTGCGGCTACTTTATGAATCCATGCCACCGAACTCATGAGGCATGGAATTTTCGATGGTGGGTTCGAAAAAAGCTCTTCCCAAAGTAGAGTGGGCTTGATATAAAATAAAGGGTTAACTTGTTCCGAAAGGAATGAGTTAACCCTTTATTTTTTCTCAATTGCAAACCATAGTTAAAAATTTGTTGACGTTAAATTTAGTTAAATGTCTTTCTCAATTGCAAACCATAGTTAATGCCTTTACTCACAATAAACTCTAAGTCGTTTTATCTAATTGACCGCACTATAACACCCACAAATACACAAACTACAAAATTCTTTAATTACACACGAATTGTTAATAATAGTTAAATGAGACCCTAACGAGCAGGTTATATTTAATTCATAACGAGCAGGGTGTATACCTTGCGATAGCATCGTAGCGAAGTGAGCGCGGATAAATACTCACATATGTATAATTAAAAAATAATTAGATCATGGCAACAGTAGCTAAAGAGATTGAAATTGCTCGTAAACAAGAGAATACGAGCGTGGTTGTTGGCTTTACAGCCAAAACATTCATCAAAGGTGATGAAAATGTCTCCTTTGAAAAAGGAGACACATTCACTATGCCAAGTGAATACAACCAGGTGTTTCATCAACAAATCGGCAAGTATTTTGCCGAATACATCATTGTTGATGTAAACGGTGTTGGTAAGAGATTGTACACTAGTGCATTTTACAAGAATGTACGTGTGTACGATAAAGATTGTCTTGCAACAGGACAATCTGTATCTGCTTCTGGCACAGCGGTAGCTGAGTTTCAGAAGTATGACACCGTTGCGTCTGGTATGCAAGCTCTTGCTGGTAAGACTCTCAGGGTTGAAAATATCCAGAGGGTAACAACCAAACGATTTGGACAAATGGAAATAATGTCAACACCAGTAATGACAATTGACATTGTAGAAGATAAGGTTGAAGAAACTCAGCCGTAAAGATTAACTGTGTTGCTCTGAGTTGATAAAACTTGGAGCAACATGGTTAAAAATGAGCACTCAACCTCGCCCACGATTCTTGTCTTTCCGTTTATTCCAAATTTTTAATTGTTAAAAACAAGATGTATAACTACGTCTTATTTTTAACAATTTTTACCTTTTTAGTTATTTAGGTTAAACTAAAATTTATTTTCCCGTAAATCGAGAATTAAAATATAAAATTTCGTCATCCAGGAGACGTTAAAATTCACATTGATGAAACACAGAGAGAAACTACTATTTTAGTAATGGCTCTGTGTCTGTGAAAAAAACAACAAAGTAATATGAAAATAGTAAAAACGACCCATTGTAGGGGTCAAGAAAAAACAACTGATTTTGTGTGGTTCGAGAGTGAAGACATCGAACTCATTAAAAAGAAGTTAGCCCGTCTTGGGCAGTTTTTACAGAAGGGCTGTCCGAAAATAGTTATTGGGTACGCATTAGTATCCAATAACTATTAAAACATATTCATCTACGACATTGCGTAGATGAAGGGCCACAGAAGCGTATGAGCACAGACTTGTACGCTTCTGTGTTTTTAGTATGTTGTAATAGCGAAAATAAGATAGCTATATGCATCAAACGTATACGAGTTACCTCACTCATTAATAATTTAAAAGAGGTCTTATTTCAGAGCAGTACATCTATAGTATATCTAAAAGGTACAGATTGCTCGGGTGGCACCCACAAACAAAAAGAAACTTGAAGTAGCCCTACTTCTATATTAGGATGATTATAGAAATCATCAGTTGGTTCTTGTTCCAATCGTCTACCAAATTAAAAAAAGACAGCTCCCTTATTGCTGGATAAACTATATAAGAAGTATTTTTACTTTGAAATTAGTATAACGGATAAGGGGAAGGCGACTAGCTGGTAGGAAAGCACCCTTTAAAGGCAGGGAGGACGGTTCAAATCCGGGAGTCGTAACTATAAAACAATTTAATTAACAACTTATCCCACGACATTGTGGGATATAAAAACAAAAAAAACAATGAAAAATTTCGGAAATCTTATGATGGCTGTATTAGTCATCATTGCACTTACAATGGCCTTCACTTTTTACAATAAGGCTAATAAGTACCATTCAGAGTCTCTTCAATATAAAGAGGCTGCTGAATTTTATTCACAGAAGTCTGATAAATATCAGAAATTATGTGATAAAGTTTTCCTCTCTACAGTAGAGGAAGTGTCTAATGAAGAGATTCTCAATTATGTAGATTCTCTTTCAGCTCTCAACAGCGAGAGCTGTCCAGTAGCAGTAACTCTTAATAAATAAATAATTATGTTAAGAATTATTGGAACATTCTTGTATGCTACTATAGCAATAATCTTAGTGGTTGTTGCTATAGTAGCAGACAATTGTTACAGTAGCGGAATTGCTATTGTAATAAGTTTAGCAGCATTATTTGCTGCAATTTTGTGCTTCACTTCAATAATTGAAGAAGAAAATGAGAAGAAGATTTAACGCACAGAGGATTTGTAGCTCAGAGGGCTATGAATCCTCTATTCGTGCTCATCGTAATGATTTAGCACGAAATCACAACAGTAAAACTATAGTAGAAATCTCTAAGACGATTATTGTTAAAAAGAGATATTATACTAAGGTGTTTGGTAAAATCACATACATCAAAGAATCTGAACTTTCCATGTATGAGGGTTTCACAATTTATACATACTAATAGAAATACAAATAAGTTGTATGTTGCTTAAAAACATTATAGCAGCATATAATAAAGAGTATGAGGTATCTCTTAAAGAAGAAGATATTGAATATCTTATTCTAGATATCCCAACTGTTATCATAAATGGTAAAAGAGTAAGTTGGGAATCTATCAAATTAAATTAGTATTCATCAAAGCAGGGAGCGATATTGCTCTCTGCTTAAAACATTTAAAACAATGAAAGAAGAAACATTGGATACAATAATTAATTTTTGCATCGCTAATGATGCAGAATTAACATTAACATTACCTTCAATCAAAGTATTCATCAACTTTAATGAAGGTGATAGATATAAGGATACCTTCGTAGATGAAGGTAACTTGTATTTCTGGAATTATATGTTTAATAATTGGAACGTTATTCCAGTTAAAGAGATAATAAAAGCCGAATTTGTGGTTGAGTAATTATCCTATCCTAAGCATGATATAAAACTGCTTATTTTTATTAATTTAAAACAAACAACAATGGAAAAATTATACAGAGTCCTTGATACAGAAGGACATTTTCTCGCAAAATTCTCTACTTTTAATGATGCCCTTAACTTCAAAATGCTGGCTAATAGACCTGATTGGAAAATTAGTAAAGCAAGAACTTCTCTGCGTAAACCTACAGAGAAAATGCTAAGAGCAGTAGTTTATATTGAAAGTCTCACACCATATCAGTTTACTGGTAACAATGAAGACTTTCAAGAAGTTGCTGACTTTATTGGTCAGTATCTCTATTATGCCAAATCCCAAGAAGAAATATATTATGATAATATGGGATATGATGATTATAAAGGATAAAAGTCAACATGTTTATATACTCTGGTTCGTGAGAATAGGGGTATTTGTTTTATTAAAACATTATCTACGATATTGTAGTAATATTTAAATAATTAACATTAAAATTTTTTATTATGATTATAATTAGCCTCAACAATATATCAAAAGAATACAATATTAATCTTAAAGATTTAATTCTCCTAAAAGAATTTAATACTCTTTATAGAGAAATAGCTGAAAAAAAGTGTCCTTGTGTATGGAGAAGACAAGTTACTTTAAATTTGTTAGAAGAAAGGTTCTCTCAGGAAGAGATACTTAAATTAAAAGACGTACTTTCTTCTATTTCCTTTTATAATTATCCTGAAGAACGTAAAAATGCTTTTTGGACTGAAGTAGAAGTAAGATTTCTCTGTGCAGTATTAGCTAGTTTATCTAGTAACATAAATGTAGGTATTAAATATGTAGCTAAAGTTTTAGGTAGAACGTTTTCAGAAGTACAAAATCAATATTATCATAATATAAAAAATCATCCTGAAGAGCTTGACACCTTTTCATTTATAGCTATTACAACACAATTAATTCCTGTAAACATCAAAGTAATAAGAAAACATGAAATTAGATATAAATGATTTGTCTATCTATGATGATAAAGCAGTAAATTATCAAAAAACTAAAAAGAAAAATCCTTCAAAAATTAAAGAAAATGACAAACTCAGAGATAATGAGTAGCCTTTTCATTCTCTATGACAGAAATGTTCTTACTGTTGAAGAATTAACAGAAGAAATCGAACATTATGTCAAGAAAGAAGATAAGAAAATAGTTAATTGTGATTACTAATAAATATTATTTTTACTTCTTAATATCATGTATGATTATTTCTAGTTGTAGTAAACGACATCAGTATACTGTAATTAGAAATAATTATCATGATACTGTTTATATTAAAGCTGATACCTTTAAGATAAATCCAAGAGAACATACAATAATATTTATTTATAATAATCAAGCTATTTTACAAATAGATTCATTAAATAAAATATCTTATTAATTAAAATGAAAAGAAAATATAAAATTACATTTTACCGCGTTGGTAAATCTAATTGGTTTATGATTTGTACACGTTCCTTAAAAGATTGTTATCGAATTGGATTTAAGCATTTTTTTAAAGGTCACGCTATTTTCTTTAAAATTCAAAAACATGAAAAATAATAATCTCTGGAATAACATATTTCATAAAAAAGAAATAAATAAAAATAAAGAACAAGTATCTCTTTATATTAAGCAACTTCATAATGCTCCTAAAATATTAGAAAATATTGAAGTTGCAACATCTTTAAAACAACTATTAAATATACATAAAGATGCTTGGGGATCTGGATTTCAAAATATTAATTTAAGTCCAGATAAAACAGGTATGTTCAGATGTGATTCAATTTTAACTATGACTCCTGATCAAGTATACCTTGGAGGAATTTATGGTTTAAATACAGAATCAATTATATTTTGGGAAAATCACAAATGTGATAAATATGATGTAAATAATTTTGGAATTTCTGCTGATACCATGTTATATGATATAGTATTAACACAATATAAAATACTATTAAGAACAAATATTAAAAAATTATATGATTTAGCAGATAAAAATTTACAATATTATAGAAAAAACGGGTATTAAAAAATTTATTTTGAAAATAATATTAAAAATATTATATTTAATATAGTTATACATTACGTTTGAAAGATATAGTCTAGTTTGTAATAAATAAGACCAAATTGTCTGCAGTGTTAGTATAAAGGTTATTATGTCTACCTTCTAAGCAGAATATACCAATTTGATTCTGTATACTAATCTTTATGCAACAAATATATCTGTTATAAAAGTTTATTTGTACTTCTTAAGTAAGTCTATTGTGAAATACGCTTACTTATTCCTGCATCAGTAGCTCAGTTGAATAGAGCAACGCCCTTCTAAGGCGTGGGTCGTGAGTTTGAGTCTCACCTGATGTACAGTTCAAATTGTATAACATTTAGAAGTGCAAATGTTGTGAAATATTTGCATTTCATTCTGCTTCTGTAGCTCAGTTGATAGAGCAATGGTTTTGTACTCCATGTGTCGTAGGTTTGAATCCTATCAGAAGCTCTAAGTTATATATTGTTTTATTCCTACTAACCTCTAATAAAGCTCTTTATTAAGTTAGTAGGTTTTAATTGAAATTAATTATGAAAACAACATCTGAAAATATTTATAAAGATAAAGATATTTATTCTAATTTATCAGATAACGAACTTAAAGAAATCTATGAAGATTTAGAATCTGATTATTGGATAAATTTAGAAAAAGAAAAATATTAATTATGATTTTTACTTATTTAATATCATTAATTTTATTGTCAATAGCGTTATATCTAGCTGAACACCTTTATTTAAAAAATAATAAAAAAGTATATAACATTCATATGTTTAATATACTTCCTTTTATAGTATTATTATGTATACCTTTTATAAATGTACTTGCTGGGATTATAGCTAATTTATATGTAGTTACTAAATCACAACCTCATATAGATTACTTTTACAATGGTATATATTCTGAATATATAAATAAATTTATTATTAAATACAATAATTTTCTTTGGCTAGAAATATAACGTAGATAATTTATATGTTTAACTAAATTTTATTCAAATGAAAAAGTTAGTTTTTGTATTTGTACTTATGATAGGAACAATATTTACTTCATGTGGTCATTCTGTAAAGTCTGATAAAGTTTCTACAGATTCTGTTCAAGTAGACTCTGATTCAGTTGACAGTGTAGTAATTGATACTACCATATGTGCAAATTAATTTAACCCCTCTAGGTGGAATATACTAGAGCACGCACACTTTTCAGTGTGCTTATTAGGACTTGTAGCTCAAGTGGTTAGAGCAGAACACTCATAATGTTAAGGTTTCGGGTTCAAATCCTGACTGGTCCACTAAATAATTCCTTTTATAAGAAGTCTAGACAATAAAAGGTTAAAAAACACATAAGTGATGTTTCTCGAGTTGAGTTTTTGTAGCTTATTTTTATTCTCAGGTTTCTATGTTATCCTTAAACTAGTGGCTTTTATTAGTTTTCAGCAAACACAATACTTTTAATATTATATAGATAAATTGGTAATATTAATTAAAATTATTTATTATGATTAAATTAGTAAAAAGATCAATTAAATGGTATTTTAAAAAGTATTCAGAATTATATAAATACGGATACCTAAAGAAGATAAACAATTATTAACTAATTAATTAAAATAATTATGCGAATAATTAAAAGAACAATTAAAAAATGTTTTAAACGTATTAGCGAATCTACATTATTAACACCTAGTTGTATGATTCCTATTAGAAAGTAAGATTAATTTTATGGATATTCTCAAATTGAGAATATCTTTGATGTGATGGTCATAAATAAAGTTCGATTCTTTATACATCAACTAAATGTTAAATTAAAATAATTAAATAAAAATAAGTAATATATGACTTTAGAAGAATTTAAAAAAGAGATATTTAATAATATTAAATCTCTTCCAGATAGATGGAGAAAAGGTCAGAAAGTATTCAATTATATAAACTTTACATATCATGTAGCTAGGAAAGTTCAATTCGATTATAACATAGATTGTTTTTATGATGATAACCAAATTAATGAATTTATTAAAGTTGCATATAAATTAATTAAAAAATAAAAATTTATCTTATTAATTTATAAAGCTGATTAAAATAATATATTATGAATTTATAGTCGATATTTATATCGACTATTTTTATATTTATTAACTTTTTAAAATTTATACAAATGATTAAGACTATTTTGTACACAAAGAATCCTGTTGAAGTTTATTCATTTCCCCAAGTAGTTATTTGGGCAGAAGACAACAATTGCTATTATCGTTGCCTCGTTAATGAAAATAGTCCTCTTTTTAATGCTAAAGAAGGAACATGTATTACAACAACTAAAGGGAATGAACTTTGGGTAATTGAAACTTCTTTCCGTGAAGATGCATTCCCATTTGCAAAATTCTCTAGCATTACAACACCAGTGAAAATTGAACAAATTACATTTTAATTAAATAAAGGAGAGCATATTGCTCTCCTTTTTTTTTGTTATGCAAGATTTTTGTTATTTAGATTATCATACAGAGTATTCATGTAATGGTAAATTAAATCAAGAAATGTTAAATTGTGCTTGTTTTGGATATATTTTTAATCATGTTAATCAAGCTAAAATTAGTATTAATTATCGTATAATTCTTTATAAAGATATTACATTAATTCACGACTATCATGAGTCTAATTATTGTTTATTAACTAAAAACCAACTAGAAAACCATCTTCGTCAAGCTCAACGTATTTATCCTTTTACTTTTAAAATAGAAGAAAATAATGAATATTATAATGAAAATGGTAATTGGAGTGTTTTTGAAGTTAATTTACAATTAAATGATGTTCCAGGAACATTTCATAAATATTTACTTACTTGGCTAAGATATACTTATGAATATCCTTATAATGTTCTATTAGTTGATACTTATAGACTAAAACAAGAAAAACAATTTAAATTTACATCTATTGCTAATTTATTTAATCTTGTTTTAAGTTGTTGTGATTACGAAGATTTACGTTCTATTCATCAAGTACCTAAAGTTTCATCAATTCCCCAATCTTTAAAAACTAAAGAATTAAAAAATAAGTTAACCCAAATTACTAAACTTAATGAACTTTATAAATATCTTAAAAATAATAGCATAGATTATATTCCTGATACTATTGATGAATTACAACAAACAGATATAGAATATTGGGAAAGTCAGGATATTTATGATAAGTATAGAAAACCTGTTTATTTAAATGTATATAAAGAATTAAAGAAATGAAAGTATATGTTGTAGGCGGAGATACAAATTATGTAAACTTCATTAAAGATGTAGAGATAGTTAATCGTCTTCAAGATGCACAATTAGTTGTGTTTACAGGTGGAGAAGATGTCACTCCTTCTTTTTATGGTTGTAAAAAACATAGAACAACTTTTAATTGCCTTAGCCGAGATCAAGAAGAAAAAGATATCTTCGATAAAATTGATCCCAAAAAGCAGGTTTGTTATGGATCTTGCAGAGGAAGTCAATGGTTATGTGTAATGAATGGTGGTAAACTTGTTCAAAATGTGTCTAATCACGCAATAGGCTATACACATGCTATAAGTAATGGAGATAAAGTATATCAAATAACTTCTACTCATCATCAAATGCAATATCCATTTGACTTAAATGATAAAGATTATGATATATTATATACTTCTTACGGTATACGTAGTGACTATTATGAAGGAGATAAAATAAATCCTGATACTATCGCCTATAGAGAACCTGAAATTGTTCTTTATCACAGAGAAGAATTACCTAAATGTTTAGCTGTACAAGGACATCCAGAAATGATTCCTGATTCCCCTGTTGCTGAAATGATTAATAACCTTATTAAAGATTTAGTAAATGAGATTAAGTAATATTACTATTGGTGCAGATCCAGAATTATTTATTATTAATAAGAAAACTAATAAAATAGTTTCAGCTGTTGGTTTAATTCCAGGATCTAAAGATAATCCTTGGAGAGCTGAAGATTTTGCTAAGGGATTTGGTTTGCAAACAGATAATATTCTTGCAGAATTTAATATTCCTCCAGTAACAACAAAAGAAGAATTTGTTGATGCTATTCAATATATGAAAAATTATATTGATAACTATGTAAGAAATATTAATCCTGATTTAGGTATTAAATGTGCTGCTTCAAATATAATCCCAGAGTCAGAATTGCAATCTGATCAAGCTAAACAGTTTGGTTGCGATAAGGATTATAATGTTTATACTCAAAAAGCTAATCCAAAACCAGAAGGAACTAAAACTAATATCAGAAGTTGTGGATTTCACATTCATTTTGGATATAAAAATCCTAATATAGATACTTCATTATCTTTAATAAAGTATTTTGATGCATATTTAGGTATTCCATCTGTCATAAAAGATAAAGATACTAAAAGACGTACTCTTTATGGTAAAGCAGGTTGCTTTAGATTAAAGAATTATGGATTTGAATACAGAACATTAAGTTCTGCTATGATGAAAACAGAAGCAAGACTTGAATTTGTTTGGGATCAAATTATAAAAGCTGTTAACGCTTATAAAACTGGAGAACTCATACCTAATAATGAAGAAATTCAAGCAGCTATTAATAATAGTGATTCTGATTTAGCAAAGCAATTAATTAAAAATTATAATTTAGTTTAAGATGTGTGGTATTTGGGGCATAGTTAATACAAAGCCCAGAAGATTCGATTTTACAACCTTTTGTACTTTAGGAATTGCCAATGATAGTAGAGGCGGTGACTCTTGTGGCTATTTCATAGATGGTCACTACGAGTATGGATCAAAAGGTGATAAAAAATGGTTTCAATGTTTCTTTCCAGAAAATGAATTTCTAAAAACGTGTTTTGAAAGTACTATAGCTTTTGGGCATTGTAGAAAGGCATCTGTTGGGAAAATTGATGAAACTACTGCTCAACCTGTTGTAATTACTAATAAACAAGGTAAAATAGAATATGTGCTAATGCATAATGGAACTATTCATAATTATGAAGAATTAGCCAAAAAATATATTCCTGAAATAAATATTAAAGGAATGACTGATTCCCAAGTTATGGCTAGAATATTCTATTATACAGGATATGATTCGTTAAATGAATATAATGGAGGAGCTGTATTCGCTATAGCTGATTATAGAAAGAAAACTCCAGAAATTCTTCTTTTTAAGGGGGCATCTAAGAAAGATAAATATAGTAAAGATAAAACTGAAGAACGTCCTTTGTATTTTTGTATAGATGTTGATAAAGAAGAATTAGTATTTTCGTCTATATGTTCATATTTAATGGCTCTTAGACCTGGATTAATAACATGGGACATAAATTCTAATATTTTACTTAAATTTGATGGAAAAGACATAGTTCCTATAAAAGAATTTCCTAGAGACGATGTATATCAACATAAAGAAAGGCCTATAGCATCATATAGTAAATATTTTTATGATGATTTTAATTATAATAATTTTGTTTATGATGATTATATATTACTTAATCAATTAAATAATACTTATTCTGGTAAAGGTAGTCTTTTATCTGGTAAATATATTATTACAGAATTTGGAAGAATAGTTGATAAACCTTGTAAAACTTCTGACTGTAAAGAAATATATTTTTGGAATGGGATTGCTCTTAGAAATTCTTCATGTTTTAAATTTTTGTATGCTCTAAAAAAGCAAACAGGATTAACAAATGATATATTTAATTCTAAATTTAAACTTCTTATAAGATATTTAAGTTGTGATCAAGTTTTCTCAGAAGGAGAACAGTGGTTTAAAGCTTTGTCTCCAACTGAAAAAGAGCCGTTTACAGGAACTCTTAAAATGCTAACTGCAACAACTTCTATTGAATTTATTAATGGATTTAAAACTATTACTAAATATGGAAGAAGTTGTAGACAAGCATTTGAAATATTGAATGATACTTTAGATGAAACATTTAAAGAAATTAAAGAAAAATGCAAGTCTTTGATGAAGTAAATAAATATTGGATACCTCAAAGAGGATCTGTAAAAATTGTTGTAGATTATATCTTTGGACAAGTTATTTATGGATATACTAATTCCTTTGAAGGACTAGTTAAAATGTTTATTATTATTGACGATTGTGTAAAAACATTTTTAACTAATCCTAAAATATTTAAAGAGAAATTAGTTTTCAGTAAATGTAGAGGAATGTATTTTCCACCTTGTTGTATGACTCCATTAAGTTGTAGAAGAGAACAACTTATTAAGGGACAAGAAGAATTTCCTTATGTAATAGAAAAACATTATGAAGCTATAGAAAATTTTAATATATTTAAAAACAAACAAATTATTAAAAATAATACAACTCATTATAAGTTATCGAATTATCTAAAATATACATTTGGTTTAGAATTTGAAACTTCACAAGGTTATGTTCCTGAAGATATATGTTTCCAAGATGGATTGATTCCTCTTCGAGATGGATCTATATCAGCTCCAGAATATTCAACTGTAGTATTAGAGGGTAATAATGGAATAGCTCTTCTTTATCAACAATTAGGAACTCTTAAAGAATATACTGATTTTAATAAAGAATGTTCTTTACATGTTCATTTAGGAGGTTACCCATTAAAATCAGATAAAATCTATAATCTTTATAAAACTTGTTATATACTGCAAAGTGAATTAACAAGAATTCTTCCAAGTCTTACGTTTTATAGTTCGGAATATAAAAATAATAAAAAAGATTATTGTAAAAAACTTCCATTTTATACTAGCTTTGATAAAATGTATCAGCAGTTAGTAGGAAGACCTTTTTATGGTGATTTTACACAAGCTCATCCTAACGATATAGAACGTAAAAGAAAGTGGAATGTAATTACTCGATATTATTTTGTTAACTTTATTAATGCTTTATGTTATAATGTTAATAAAACTATTGAATTTAGATTTCTAAGACCTACATATAATTTTAAAAAGATTCTTCTTTGGCTATATATATTTAATGCAATATTAGAATATTCTGAAAAGTATTATTCAGAAAATGAAGAAATAACATTATCTAATATTATAAATAAATGTTATCCAGAAGGATTAAGAAATGAATTATGTGTAGGTATAGAAAAGCTTTATTGTTTAACTCTTAATCAACATAGTAATGGAGATTATATTGGTGCAGAAGTTTGGATGGAAGATAGAATGTTTAATGATTTAAATATTTAAATTAATATGTCTGAATCAGGCATTCAAGTATTTAAAGGTAAGAAAAAAGGAATGTTATTATATTCTGAATCTGGCGAAAAATTATATGTGCCAAATGGCGATAAATTCTTGGATTATGATAACATTTCCTTTTTTGTACTTTTTAATCAAAATATTAAAAAAGTAATTAGATTATGAGAAGACTTAATTATTCTGAGTTGGAATATAAAAATCTTACATCACAACTTTATATTTTTCAGCAAGAAAACGAGTTGTTTTCTAAAGATAAAATTCTTAATTTGTTAAAATTATCAGAATTTCCTTCTACAGATTTATTTTTTAAATTATTTATAGAATACAAAATTATTTTAAGAGTACATAAGAACACTTATGAATTTAAAAATAAATCTGTATATTGGGAAAAAATTAAACAAATTGTTTTAAATTATCAACAAATAATTAAAAATAACAATAATAAATATAAAATTAAAAAAGATCCAATACAAGAAGCAATTAAATTATTAAAGAATAATGGTTATGCAATCTTTAAAGAAATTTAATTATGGATAAAATAGTTTTTGCTATATTTTTTATATTTCTATTTATTCTATTAATTTTCTTTGGAATACCAGCATTAATACATGTTATTTATTGTATATTTATGGCATTATTTACTACATTTGCTGGGTGGTTAACAATAATATTTTTTATTATTGCTACAATTTATATAAGTTCAAATAATTAATATTATGATTTATACCTATTTGTTTGCTTTAATATTATTTTTAATAGCATTATATATAGCTGAACATTTATATTTTAAAGACGGAAATAATAAAATTCACAATATAACTATTTATCATCTTATACCATTTATAGTAATGCTAATATTACCATATATTAATATTTGTGCAGGTATATGTACAATATTAGGGGTAATAACAAAAAATTATTATGTTAAGTATTATTATACTGGTATTTTCAAAAATCAAATTACTAAATTAATTAATATTTATAATAATTTTTTATGGCAAAAATAATTATGAAAAAGATTAATAGAAACGAAAGAATTGTTGCTACAGTAAATAAAATTGATTATATTTGTGATCAAAGTGCTGGCGGAATATTGTGTAAGATTTCAATAAACTTTAGAACTAAAAACAAACCATTAAAGCATATTGTGTCCCAAGGTATAGCTATTAATAGCGATCTTGAATTTGATTCTAAATTTGGAGAAAAACTTGCTAGAGCAAAAGCAGAATATAATACATATTATGAATTAAAGAAATATGCTATTAATTGTATATCTAATAATATAAATTCTAATTTGGATTTTATTGATATGACATATTATTTAAAAGTGTTGCCTATATATCTTAATACAATTCAATTTGCTGATGCAATGATTAAACATCAAGAAAATTATATTCATAAATTAATTAGAAATAAATATGGAGAGAATTAAGTTTTCAATGGATTATAAAATTATGATTACTAACGATAATCATGTAGTTGCACAATATACATATACTCCAAAATTGTTTGGAAATGTAATTGGAAAAACAACAGTTTTAGAATTATATTATTATGATCTTAAATCATGTAATAAAGAATTACTTCGAGCTGATTGTGAATTACAATTATATAAAAAATTATATAATAATTCTAATTATTTTAATTTATTAAAAAGAAATATTAAAAGCGAAATAAATAATATTAATAAAATTAGATTATTTTTTATAATAGAAAATACTATGTCTTTTTTAAAAAGAAAAATTAAAGAACAATATGAATATGTAAATATATTATATGATAAACAAAAAAGATTTAATCAATTTTCTGAATACTAATAAATGTTCACAAGAATTTGCTTTAGAAATAATTTCAAAGTATATTAAAACTACTAAATATAAAGATAAATTAAATGCATTATTAAATTTAATAATTTCTAATCCTCAATTATTAAATATGGCATTAATGGTATCTTCTAAAAAATTAATTGAAGAATATGGAATATGCTCTTTAATTAAAGAAGATAATGCTATATTATATTTTTGATATTTAGAATATATTATCCACAATAAACTTAAAACCTGTAAACTTACAGGTTTTAAGTTTTAATAAAATATAAAATATGATTATAGAAGAATTTAATAGTTTAAATACAAAAGAAAAAGATGATTTTTTAGATGATTATTATGAATTTTTAGATGAATTATATAGTAATTTGTAATTTTAAAATATTTTTCATATATTTATAATATATGATCTAATAAAATTGGCTTCATGGAGAAATAGGTAAACTCGGGGGACTTAAAATCCCCTGAACAGAAATGTTCTTGTGGGTTCGAGTCCCACTGAAGCTACAATAGTAAGTTATATAAATTTAATCTTTTAAACTAGTTATTGGGACATAGTATAACGGTTATTACACCTGATTTTGGTCCAGGTAATCCAAGTTCAATTCTTGGTGTCCCAACAATATTTTAATTTTCTATAATCTAGCAAATAGAATAATAATCTTCTAAAATATCTATCTCAGTTATAATCTGAGTAGATAAACTCCTTTGATTTATTAACTCAGTTGGTAGAGTATCACACTTTTAATGTGAGAGTCTTGGGTTCGAGTCCCAAATAAATCACTATGTGTTATATAGGAAAATTAATTAAAAATAATACAGGAGTTAGCTCAAAAAACTTCTTTTTAGTAATAGTAACTATTATAGGTTGTATTTTACTTATTATACCTGCAATTATATTAATTGTTGAAGTAATTTACAATCATACTATTGCTACTAATTTAGATGGTATTGCAGCTTATATTGCAGCAGTAGCAGCAATATTTACTTCAGCTGGTATTACCAAAGCTTGGTCAGAAAGATATGAAAATAATCAAGATAAATAATCTAAGTGTACTCTAATCGGTAAGAGCCTTGCTTTGGGAGCAAGATAGTGCAGGTTCGAGTCCTGTCACTTAGACAAATATTGTTTATTAATTTTATAAATTAAATTATGAAAGTTGATATTAATGATTTAAGTTGGTATGATGAAGATTCTTATCAACCAACTAAACAAAAAACAAAAAAGAAACAAAAAGAATCATAATTTTTACTCTAGTTAATGGATATCTACAAACCATGTGACTTTTTAGCTGATATTCAATAAGAAATTATTAGTGGTAGTACTGTGACCTATAGCAGTAAAGGAATATCGATATTTAACATTTAGAGCGTTTGTATAATAGAGAGTAAAAAATACAAACGCTCTATTTTTATTTTTAAGCAAAATATCAGATATAATACATTTGTTTTATTAATTAATATTTATCTAATACTACTATGAATAAACAAACTTTAATCTGTCTTGATAATGGACATGGAGTAAATACTCCTGGAAAGTGTTCTCCTGATAAAAAACTTAAAGAATATAGTTATGCTAGAGAAATAGTATAGTTATTATCTAAGAAATTGATAGATAATGGATACAAAGTATTTATAGTTACACCAGAAGCTACTGATATATCTTTAAAAGAAAGATGTAGAAGAATAAATTCTGAATATCTAAAAAATAATAAAAATGCAATTTCAATATCAGTACATTGTAATGCTGCTGGTGGCGATGGTAAATGGCATTCTGCTAAAGGATGGTCTGTATTTGTATCATTAAACGCTTCAAATAATTCTAAATTACTTGCTAAAACTCTTTATGACGAAGCTTTAAAATTAAATCAACAAGGTAATAGATCAATTCCAAAAGAACATTATTGGGTACAAAATTTAGCAATGTGTAGAGACACTAAATGTCCTGCTGTTCTTACAGAAAATCTTTTTCAAGATAATAAAGAAGATGTAGACTTTCTTCTTTCAGAAAAAGGTAAACAAACTATAGTTGATATTCATTATAATACTATTGTTAAGTTATGCAAATAATTCCTAAAGCTTAGATGAGGTTATCATTATTACCTGCTGATAGTAGTGCCAATCCAATGTCATCTGTTTTAACCTCTAAAAATAGAAAATAAAAGATAAATAAAAATTTTTATAGAAACACGGTTATAAAGATGTAAAAATTGATAGAAACTAGAGTCTTTGACAAGAAAAACAATATCAAAAATTATAGAAACAAACTACTACATCGAAAGATTATACTAATTTATAGAAATTAAGCCCAACAAGATATTCAAATTATGATAATAGGACTGACAAAAGATAATAAAGTATGTGATTTAAGAGACGCCGAAAAAATAAAAACTATTTCAGAATTAAAAGATAATTTTACTTCTGAACAACTTAAATCATTATACCAAACTGAAGCCGATATTCTTGAAGGTTTCATAAATTATTTAAATGAAAATTAAATATCATGTAACTCCGAATTGTGTTACAATATATGATTCATATAAAGTAAAAGAAACTAAAGATATGGAACGTTTAATTTAGCAAATTAGATATGATTATTTATTAAATGATTATATAGTAAATAAACGTTCTATGTCAAGTTTAATAAATGAATGGAAAGCTCATAATCTTTTATACGATTTACATTTATTTAGAAAACATACAAAAGATGTAGACTTAGATAATGAACTATGGTATAGAAAAATTATTTATTGGATTTTATCAAAATTTTATATTAAATGAAAAATTGGAAACTTTGGAATGTAGGTGATAAAGTTAAAATTACTAGAACACATACAAATGATTTAAATCATAAAGGAATTATACAAGAAGTAAGAAATTCTTTTTGTAAAATTCTAATACTTAATGAAGATGGAACAGAAATGTTACATCCTCAAAACCACAAACCAATTATTAATAATCATACTTATGGCCAATTCACAAAAGTTGAAAATAATTAAAAATATACCTTTTAAATATTTAGATGTAAATTGGGTAATTAAATATGTAGACGAAATACCAAGTAATAAAGATAATTTTTTCTTTGGCCAAACACATTATGACAAAAGAGAAATTTGGATAGCTACAAAATTAAATGGAAGCCCAATACCATTAATAACTCAAAGTAGAACTCTTTATCATGAATTAGTACACGTTATATTAAGTGAAGGACAATATGATACAGAATCTGCAAATGAACCTCTTGTGGAATGGATTGGAAAATCTTTATATAATCTAATCCAGAATCGTGATTTATTTAAATAATGAAAAATTACTTATTAGTAATTATGTTTTTTATTAGTAATTTAATGTTTGGACAAAAACAATTTGAACATTTAAAGCCAACAAAAGAAAACATAATTTTAGTATGTAAATATCATAACATACACAATAAAAAATATGTATTAGCACAAGCCATCCAAGAGTGTGGCTTAAAACCTAGTAAAAAACATAATAATTTATTCGGACTTTCCCATTCTCATGGGCTTTATAGATTTCCGCATTGGAGTTATTCTGTAAAGATGTATAAAGATAAAATACAATCAAGATATAAAGTTGGAGAAAAATATACTTCATTCTTAAAAAGAATAGGATATGCTTCTGATCCACTTTATATAAATCGTATAAACACAATTTATAATACATTATGATTGATAAATGGACAGATGAATTTGTTAATGATCTAGAATTTAAAATGAATAATCTCTTAAAAGAATTATTTGATTCTTTAAAAGATTTGGTATATGTATAAAATATATACTGATGGTGCTTATAGTAATAAACGAAATCAAGGTGGTTGTGCATTTGTAATTTTAAAAGATGATAAAATAATAGCTCAATTTAGTAAAGCTTATAAAAATACAACTAATAATCGAATGGAAATGTTAGCTGTTATATTAGCTTTAGAATCTATTAAAAAATCTGATAAAATTATTATATATAGTGATAGTATGTATGTTATAGGAACTGCTACACTTAATTGGCAACGTAGAAAAAATCTTGATTTGTGGAATCGTTTTGATAAAATTGTTGGTAAATATAGCATTGATTGGCAACATGTAAAAGGTCACGCTAATAATGAATACAATAACCTTTGTGATAGATTAGCAGTACATGCAAGTCATATTCAATGTTAATAGCCGGGCGTTTTGCTCGGCTATTTTTATTTATAATTATGAAAGACAAAAAAATAAGAAGACTTTTAAGAAAGAACTATGATTGGGATTATATGTTCTTTTATGAAATTCAGCTTTATAAACTAGAACAAATGTATAATTATTTTAAACAAAATAAATATATAGACGGTTCTATTATTTGTAGAGATATTAATATATGTATTAATCTTCTAAATAAATTTATAAATGGAGGAATATCTAAATATATTAATACTAGAAATTATAAGAGATTTAACCTTTCTAAATATGAACAAGAGTCATTGTTCAAAACAGAAGACAGTTTTGAATATATAAATTCTAAAAAAGAAATTATAAGTGTAAAAATAAACCCTAGTTTATTTGTAAAAGAAGAACTTTATAGAGATAAAATATTGCATTTATATAATTTAATTCTTTATTATAAATCTCAGTCTTGGGCTGATTAAAATTTTATTATTATGAAAGCTAAAAACAAAAGAAAATGGCTTGAACAAAAGCTTAATTGGTATGAAAAACTTCCAGAAAGAGAAAAGGCATCTAGAAAAAGACCAGGATCTATTAAAACTCGTTAAAATTATTTAAAATGATTATCGCAGAAGAAGATTTTAAATTATATCCTGTAGTTAATTCTGCTTGTTTGTTTGATTTAGAATTATTATATATAGTTAAAGCTAAATCAAAAGATGCAAGAAAAGAATTTAAAAATTGCGGATATGGTATAACATTAGAACATGCAATTAAAAAAATTATTATTCATAGAATTAATAATAAATATGATTCTAATTCTATTATATCTTTGAAACAATATATTAAAGACTATAAACAAGAATATAATAAAATTGAATATTTAGTAAATGCAGATTAATTTATTGAATGATTTTTTTACCAAATTAAATTCTATATTAAAAATTAATCACGGTGGCTGTTGTTATATAACATATGCTTTAGTTAGATATTGCGAACAACATAATATTTCATATTCGGTTGTATTTGCTGATGACGATAACATATTTTATAATGTAGAACGTAAAATTATCAATAGATCTAAACATGGTATATTTTCAAATGGAGAATATTCCTGTAATCATATCTATTTGAAAATTGGTAAATATGAAATAAATAAAAATCGTAAATATAATTATAGATTTATTTCAAGAAATATTTCCGCTAAAGATTTATTATGGATTTATCAAAAAGGAAACTGGAATGATGTTTACGATAGTTCTAATAATAATTTACTTGGTAAATTTTTAAATAAAATTTGTGATAATACATTAAATGTCTAATGATACATTTGTAGCACCAAATGGAGATTGGATTACAATATCTGATAAATTTGTATATGAAATTTCGTTTTATAAAATTCTAAAGAATAGATTAGAATACTATGGATCAAAATTTTTATATTTAGATTATCCTTTAACTATTAAGAGAAAATCTATATACAACTATAAAGAAAATTATATAGTTGGCAAATTTATCGATTGGTTAAAAGCTCCAAAAGATTATATTATTAATAATAAACTTCCTAAACTTAAATTAAATGTCAGAAAATGCAGAAGAGCCAAAAAAGTTTGATACAAATCGTAGATATTGTGAATTAGAAGAAGAATTAATCGATTTGTTTATAAAACAAATCTCTCATGAATTAACTAATAGACACATATATCTAAGTTTTGCAAATTTCTTTGCAAATGAAGGATTAAATAAATTATCTGAGTATTATCTTAAACGTGCAGAAGAAGAAGATAATCATCATAAATGGATTTATAATTGGTTAACATATAATGATGTTGAATTTCAATATCCCAATATTCAAACACTTGAATTAAATTATGATGACAGAAGCTTTCCTTTTCAATTTACGGTTGATAGAGAAATTGAAACAACTGATAAAATAGATAATATTTTAGAAAAGGCATTAGAACTAAAAGATTATAGAACTATAGCTTGGCTAAATGGAAATGGTCCTGTAGAAGGAAAACTTATTCCAGAACAAGCAGAAGAAGAATCTATTTCTAGAACTATTAGAGATATTGCTGCTGAAGAAAACACTTCTTGGTTAATTAAAGAAGAATCAATTTATAATTTTTATTTTAATAAAAATTAATGAACAGATTTATTTGTATTTTAGGTATAATTTGTTTAATTATATTAATAATATTTGTTATTATTAAACCAAACAAAATAGATAAATCACCAGATACATATAAAAGTTCGTATGATTCTTTAAAAATTATATGTGATAGTTTAAAAAAAGATAAGGAATCTATTAAAGATACAATTATAAAAGTAGATAAAAACATAACAGTAATTAAAACAAAGTATGAAAAAACTTATAATACTGTTCTTAGTCAGTCTACTGATTCCGACTGTATCTTTTTCTCAAACTATTTATCCAAAAATTTTAAATGATTCATTAATTGTAATCACACCAACACAATTAAAGCAATGCAATCTTATCTTTATAGAACATGAAAAACAAAAGCTTTTGATTCCTCAATTAGAAAATAAAATTATATCTTTAAATAAGATAAATTCTATTTTAGAGAAATCAGATTCTTTAAGAAATGTTCAAAATCAAAAAGATCTTATAACAATTAATAATAATTTAAAAACAATAGATAATTTAAATGAACAGATACGTATAACTAAATCTAAAAAGAAAAGATTGAGAAACTGGACGATAGGAGGATTCAGTTTATCAGCTTTATTTGGAATTTTATGGCTTATAAAATGATCGGTCAAATAAAACGACCTGATTTATCTTGTAAAGATTGTAACCATTATCCATGCTTTGAAGGCATGGAAAGATGTATAAGTGATTTTGCCAAATATGGATGCAAACTCTTTAAAAAGAAACACAGTATTAGCACAATTAAAAGCAATACAAAATGATACTTTAGGATATATTCAATATATATTTGAAAATCTTGAAGAAAAGAGCATTTGGTCAAAATATATTTGGTGCGTAAGATTCCCAAATTGGCAATGTAGAGATATTCAAATAGATGATATTGGATATTTAACTTACGAACTGCATAACGCTGGAGTAGATAAATGGTATGATGGCGATAAATTTATTCCTTATAAATATAGTGGCTATCAATTTTTAAATTTTATAGATAAACCAATAAAAATAGATAAAAATGAAACAATAATATTATAGAAAATTATGACAGTAATGGCAGATGCCTTCGCTAAGGCACTAGATGAGAAAAAGAATGACGTTAAGAATTTTGTTTGGAAAGGTGAAAAGAAACTTGTAAATGGAGAATTTGTGCAAGACGAAATTCAAATGATGGACGCAACACAAGAACAATTACAAAATATGTATAATAGATGTGTAATTATGCTCGATAACCCATCACCTAAAAATCCAGGCCGAAATGTTTTGATTAAACAAATTGGTGAACAAGTAGAAAATTGTAATGCAGAACTATTCTTGCGTTATATTGAAAAGGGTAATCCTGATAAAGGTATTAAGCCAATTCCAAGGTTTTCATATTTTCAATCTCTTAAAGCATTCTTAGATAATAATGAAGAAGCCATTCCAAGAGAAACTTGGTCTAAAGAATATATAACTAGAATTACAAATGTACCAGAGGATTTTTCAAAATTAACAATTGAAAAAGTATATTGTGCTTGTATAGATTCATTGGGTTCATTTGATAAAAAACATTTAACAAGTAATTTTATTACAAGTTTAGGATTGTGGTTTACTGATAAAGAATTATTAGATCTCACAGAACATAATGAAAAAGGAGAACTAATTAATAGACTTAAGGTTGTTAAAACAAGACTTAATCTTAAACCATATGTTAAACTTCATATTAAAAATGGAGGTTTGACATATCGTGAATTTAGAGCTATGATGACTCTATCGAATAAAAAATATTCAGAGTTAACAACAGACCAACTCATGATTCTTAGAAATACAATTCTACATAAACTTGAAGCAAAGGTAAGAGATCACGCAAAACAATGGAACGAAAGAATACAACAAATTTTAAAAGTTTGTGAAACTAGAAATATTACTATTAATACTGATGTTAGTAATATATTGTTTAAACATAAATAATGACACGTGATGAACGACAAAAAGAATGTATTCGTAATTGGGTAAAATATAAATGTAAAGCTAGTATTGTAGCAAGTACTGGTTTTGGTAAAACAAAAACAGCATTTTTAGCCATCCAATTGTTATTAAAACAAAAATCTGATCTTCAAACAATTGTTATTGTTCCTACTACAACTTTAAAAGAACAATGGATTAGACAAATAGATGATAGAGGTCTTGCGTTTAATGTTAAAGTATATGTAATAAATAGTGCAATTAAAGAATGTTTATCGTGCGATTTATTAATAATTGACGAATGTCATCGTATTCCAGCTGATTCTTTCAGTAATATATTTACTAAATGTAAATATAAATATATTTTAGGATTAACAGCTACATTTGAAAGATTAGATGGCAAGGAAGAACTACTAAATAAATATTGTCCTAAGTGTGATGAAGTAAATATTATTGAATGTATTTCCAATGGATGGGTTTCTAAATTTAAAGAATATATAGTAATTATCGATGTTGACGATATTGATGATTATATTAATTTAAATAAAGAATTTACAATGCATTTTGAATACTTTGAATTCAATTGGAATTTAATTAATAAATTAATTGGTAAAAATGGATTTTTAGCTAGAACTCAATATGCAAAATTGTTATGTCAAAATAATTCTAAATTAGTATATACAGATATACTAAAAGAAATATCTTATCATACAATGGGATTTATGAGAACAATGCAAAAAAGAAAATTATTTATTAATAATCATCCAAAAAAAATTCAAATAGCAAAACAAATACTTGAAGCACGTAAAAATAAAAAATGTATTGTATTTAGTGGTAATGTACAAATGGCTTCGTCATTAGGAATAGAAAACGTGTATACTGGTAGGCTAAGTAATAAACGTAGTAAAACTATGATAGAAGACTTTAATGATGGAAAATTTAATCAATTATCAACATGTAAAAAAGCTGATGAAGGATTAGATGTTTCTAGACTTGAAGTCGGAATTGTTATAGGAACAACATCTTCTAAAACAAGCTCAATACAAAGATTGGGTAGAGTTATTAGAGCTGAAAGTTTTAATAAAAATGCTGAATTTTTTAATATTGTTATTAGAGGTACTGTTGAAGAAAAATGGGTTACTAAAAGTCATGAAGGTAGAGATTTTGTTACTATTGATGAAAATGGATTAAATCAAGTGTTAAATTATCAAACACCAGATAAACCAAGATATAAATTACAGAGTTATATGTTTAGATTTTAATTATAATTATATGTAGTTGTATACATTCAGAAATGAAATTACCCAAATTACAGTTAAAACACTATTTTAACTGTGGACGAACAACTAAATTTATTAGAAAAATATTATTTAACACCAACTGAATTATTTACAATTCAAACTATTTTACTATCTAAAGATGGAGATTCTGAATACATATTTAGATTCGCAGGTATTTTAACAAAGTGTGGAAGTAGTCTTAGAGATGTATTAATTTCTTTACAAAATAAAGGTATTATTATAAAATCTTATAAAATTCCTAATAAAGGAGAAGCGTTTCATATTGAAGACGTTTTATTCAATAAAAATTTTACTAAAACTTTTTATAAAAGTGCGTTTATTCTTGGTAAAGAATTATTTGATGCTTATCCTACTACAACAATTGTTAAAGGAGAAATATTTAAATTAAAAAGAATTAGCAAAAAGTTTAATTCACTAGAAGATGCCTTTCGTGTATATGGAAAAGCTATTAAATGGAATCCTAAATTACATCAAGAAGTTCTTGAATTAGTAAAATGGGGCATTAATAATGGATATAATTTCACTACTTTAGATAGTTTTATTGTTGATAATGATTGGTTAAATATTAAAGCTATAAAAGAAAATAACGGAATAAATATTAATTTTGATGCAGTCAAATTAATATGATTGTTGAAAAATTATTTCAGCAAATTGATCAAGGAAGAACGGGATATAATCATGGATATTCTACAGGAATACAAAAACTTGATAAAGTAATTGATGGTGTAATGCGTCAAACTTATACTACTATTTTCTCAGATAGTGGAAGTGGTAAAAGTAGTTTTACACAATTTAGTTATATTTATAAACCAATTTGTGAATCTATTAAAAATAATGATAACAATTATTTTTGTTATTTATTTTCATTAGAAATGAACTCCGAAATGATTTTAGGTAAATTATTATCTACTTATATTTTTGAGACATATCACAAAGAAATATCAATTAAACAATTACTTTCTCGAGAACAAAATTATGTATTATCTGATGAATATTATGAAATTATACAAAAATGTAAACCTTGGTTAATTGAAGTTGAAAAACGATTAAAAATCTATGATAAGGGATTGAATGCCGATATAATGTATTCTAAAATAATGAAAGAATTAGAAAACTTTGGGCATTTTGAAGAAACTGATAATCATAAAAATTTTATTTGGAATAATCCTAAATGTATTTTTTTAGTAATAGTGGATCATATATCTTTATTAAGACCAAATAAAGGTAGAACACTAAAACAAGAAATAGATTTAGCTTCAGCAGAATTACTAACTCTTAGAAATATTGCAGCAATTTCTCCAGTTGTAATACAACAAGCAAACAGAGAACAAAGCGGTATGGAAAGAAGAAAACAAGGTATGATTAATTTTAGTCTTACTGATACAAGAGATTCTGCAAATCCAGTAAATGATAGTGAAATTGTTATTTCACTATTAAATCCTTTTAGAAATAGATTAAATACTTATAAAGACTATAATATTAGTCTATTAAGAGATTGTTTTAGAAGTATTACAATCCAAAAGTCTAGATATGGAGAATCTGATATTGAAATAGGGATAAATTATTTTGGTAAAATAAATGAATGGCACGAACTTCCTTTACCAAGAGAAATTTATGATTATACTAAATATCAAGATCCTAATTATATAATAGATAAAAATATTGACAATAAAATTGTTAATAATAAACAAAATTTTAAATTTACATTATAATGAGTGCACTTTTAGGATTATGCGGTTTATCAAATAGTGGAAAATCGACTTCATTAAAGTATCTAGATTCAAAATCAACATTTATTATTAGTTGTACTAATAAACAACTACAAATTCCAGGTTTTCGTAAAAAATATCAAAAAGTAAAAGTAGAAGACGGTAAGCTTATTGGCAATTGGTTGGTATCTAATGAATATGGGACTATTCAAAAGATTATGAAGGCTATTTCTAGTTCACGTCCTGATATAAAGGTACTTGTTATAGATGATGCTAATTATTTACTTAGTAATGCTACTTTTAAGGATGCATTAGTTAAAGGATATGAAAAATTCACGATCCAAGCTAAGAATTATTATGATTTAATTGAATTGTCACTAGAATTAAGAGATGATATTACTGTAATATTTATCTCTCATATAGAAAACTGCGGAACAGAAGAAGATCCAAGTTGGAGATTATATACAAGTGGTAAAATGTTAACCTCTAAGATTAATTTGGATGGTTTGTTTAGTTATTTGTTATATGCAGAACGATATATTCCCGATGGCGAAGACGAGGTTCAATATCATATTAAGACTAGAACAGATGGCAATGACACCTGTAGAAGTGTTGCAGGATGTTTTAAGGATAAATATGTAGAACCTAATATGAAAGAAATAGTTGATACTATTAATAAATTTGAAAATTCTGATATTTAATGAAATTAATATTTAATTTTACAATTGATACAACAACTGGTCAGTTTGAAATAATTAATACAGAAACTGGAGAAGTTAAAGAAGGAAAATTTAATAAAACTTCTAAAGCTAAGGTTGTAAAGAAAACTAAAGACGACAACTCTAATCCTCAAATTATTTTAGAGGATAATAAATACAAATTAAATAATGCATCTGTTGAATTACTTAATATTATTCCTGGTGATAAGCTTGAAATTAATTATGAACAATATGAAGGTAATTTAACACCAATCATAGGAAAAGCTGAATTATTTGGGAATAATGGTGGTAACAAAGTTACTAAATCATTTACGGTAAGTTGTAGAGGAAAAGCAAATGAACAGCTTAGCAAATATGGAAATGCATTTCAGCTAAAAGAAAAACAAGAAGGTGTTTTCTTTTTAATTGGTGATAAACAACCAGAAAAAGTAGAAGCAAGTGATGATATAGAATTACCTTCAGATGAACCAGACATTGATTTGTCTGATGATGATTTAGAACTTTCTGATTTAATAGATGATAATGATTTAACAGCACAGGATTTTAACTTTTAAAAAATATAAATAATATGAGCAATTTTAATTTCGGTAGTTTTGAAAATAAGTCAGCAATCAATACTTCATCTTTCTTGAAGCCTTGGGGTATTTATGATGTCAAATTCGATGGAATTGAACGCGAAGAGCTTCATAAAAAGAATGATGAAAGTATAACATATAAAACAATTAAAATATCGTTTAGTAATTCAGAGGGAAGATTTATTAAAAATCTATTTATTCCTGACGATACTCCAGAAAATTCTCAACGAGGTCAAATGAAAAGACAAGATGGATCAACATATCCAACACCATCTCGTTTTGAAGAATTTAAATGGACGTTGTTGCAACTTGCACAAGTTATTAATTCTGATGGATTTAGTAAACTTCAGAAAGTTGCCAATAAGATTAAAACAATGGACCAATTTGTAGATTCCTTGATAAAAATTATTAATGCTAAAAAAGGAGTATCTACAAAGATTAAACTTATTGGTAAAAATCGTGATGGTTCTGTATACGCAGACTTCCCATATGTAACTGCTATTGGAAACGATGACGAACCATTTGTTAGAAATAATTTTGTTGGTACGAATGTTGCATTTACAGCATATGAAGCTGGACAAGCTGCTAATTATTCTTCAGCAAAACCAACTAAAATTACCGATACATCGTCTAATAATGATAATTTAGAAAACTTAGATTTTAGCTCTTTGTCAGACGAAATCGATAATCTTTAATAATTAATTGAGACATGGATTTTAATGTCTCAATTATTAATAAAGAATTTATATTATCAAAAATTAATCAAGAAAGTATATTATCATTTTATTTAAATTTGCCAGTAGAATCTAAAAAACTATTTGTAAATCCATTACGTAATGATCATAAACCTACTGCTGCATTTTATAAATCTAAATCTGGAATAGTATATTTTCATGATTTTGCAACAAATATTCATTACAATTGTTTTACAGTTGTAATGAATATTTATAATTGCAATTTTTATAAAGCATTACGCATTATTGCTAAAGATTTTGGGTTAATTAAATCTGATAATATAAAACAAAAAAAGATATCTATCGTTCATGATTTAGAAATTAAGCAAAGTACGTTTTTACAAGCAGAATTACAACCATTTTCAGAAGAACAATTAAAATGGTGGAAAGAATTTGGAGTTGAAAAAAAACAATTAAAAAAATTTCATATATATTCTGTAAAGACTGTATTTTTGAATGGAAACATATTTGCTTCATCAAATTCAAAATGTCCTATATATGGATATTATGGTGGTAAAAAAGATGGAATCGAATATTGGAGAATGTATTTTCCAAATAGAAAATCTTATCGTTTTTTAGCTAATTGGGATAAGGATAAAATTCAAGGTTGGAAACAACTTCCAGAATCAGGAAAATTATTAATAATTACAAAAAGCATGAAAGATGTTATGTGTCTGAATTCATTTGGAATTGCAGCTATAGCACCTTGTTCTGAAAATTTATTTATAGAAGAAAAAGTATTAAATAAATTAAAAGAACGTTTCAAATATATTGTAGTATTTTATGATAATGATAGACCTGGTAAATATAATTTAGCAAAAATTAGAAAAAAACATCCAGAATTAAAATATTTTTTTATTCCTAATAAGTATAAAGTAAAAGATATTTCAGATTTTCACAAAAAATATGGAAAAGTAAAAACATTTGAATTTATAAAAAATGAAATATTAAAAATACATGACAAAACAAACTCTTAAAACATTTATCGATAAAGTCGAAAATAAACACGGTCATGGAAAATTTGATTTTTCTGAAAGTAATTATTAGGGACTTGATAAAAATATAACATATAAATGTAATACATGTGGAAACACTGTTTCTCAAATTGCTAAAAAGGTTCTTACACATACTGGATGCCCTTTATGCGATCAAGCAAAAGCAAAGAAACAAAGACAATCTGGTAAATATTCTAAAGGAAAAGGTAATAGATATGAACAAAAAATTGCTAAAGAACTTAGAGAATTAGGATTTACAGGTGTAGTTACATCAAGATCAGAATCAAAGAAATTGGATAATTTGAAAGTAGATTTAATTGATACTAATTCACAATTGCCTTTTAATGCTCAATTAAAATGTACTTCAAATACACCAAGTTTCTTTAAAATTAAATCACAGTGCCCATTAACTGATAAACCATTTGTACTATTTTGGAATTCACAGAAAGTACAAGACGGACAAGTTAATATGCATAGTGAAGGAGAAGTTGTATTTGTTCCTAAGGAGTTTTTTTATAAACTAATAAAACATTATAAAAAATGAATACTTACTATATAGTACTAAGTAATTCTGAAGATAAATGCAAAATTTATAGAATTACGAATGTAACAAATGAACAAGATGCGATTCAAAAATTTATAAATAAATATCTACCTTTAATTTCTGAATTAAATTTAAGTAAAGAAGATTTAATAGACACTCTTGAAGGATTAAATTTTATATTTTATATAACAACAAATCTTTATGAATAAATATATATATAGTGTTTGTATTAAAGGTTGTACATATCCAGAAGTAATTATTGCAAATTCTATAGAAGACGCTCAAAAAAAAGTAGAATATATTTATAGTACACATATCCCAAATATGCATTATAATTCATATATTGAATTTATATATTTAATATATGAAATTTGCGGAATATCTTTAAGTGAAATTTTTAATGTCAATGAGTTGTGAGAATTGGTTTAGATATTGATAATGTTATTGCAGATTGGGATTCAGGATATATTAAACGTTTTGGTAAATTTCCTAAATATGATTGGGCGATTACTAGAAATGTAAACAACATTTTAATACATGAACGTGATTTTTGGCTAAATTTACCATTACTTAATATGCCAGACTTTATACCAAGGTTATTTTGTAGTGCTAGAGTAAATTCTAAAAATTGGACAAAAGCATATTTAAAAAAATATGGATTAAATAGTCCACTTTATCAAGTAAATGGTTATCATATTTCTAAATATGATTTATTAAAAGGTAAAGTGGATTTGTTTATTGATGACTCTTTAAAGAATTTTATTGATTTAAATCAAAAAGGAATACCATGTTTACTTATGGATTCTAATAATAATAAATCGTGGAAAAATATAGGGAGAATTCATTCTTTAAAAATAAATGAAATAATACCTATTTATGAAGAATTTATTAAAAATGATTTTAATAATTTATTAAAATCATTTTGGTGTTAAAAATAAAAATATATATTTAATTGTACTTAGTCCTTCTTTGCGGATCATTTCTAGGACATAATAAATATTAGAAACGTGCGGCATTAAGTCCGCTTACCTAAGACTAACTAACGTGAACAAATCCATGCTCTGTCTGACAACTCCGCAACATGGTCCAGCCTAAATTATAAATCCCACGTTCGTTCTGGTAGACGCTTAATTGGGTTAGTCTCGGTGGCCTCTGAGTATATTATTATAGTATAATATATATACAATATGACACCTAAGAAGGGTGTGAGGCTCTGTGCCAGCTTCTCTGTAGTTACTCTACTAGGGGCTGGTAGAGGAGTTGCTGTATATATGTAAAAAATATAGTTAAAATTCTATAATTTGAATTTAAATGAAATACAAATCGAACCAATAATAGAAAGTTTACGCTTAGAAAATATATCTGATGAAATATATTTTTCTAAGCGTTTTTCTAATTATATATCAAACTCTAGATTAGGATTAATAAATCCAAAACAGGGTGGTACTCCAGAACAGTTTTTTGAAGGAAAGTTTAACGCTTTTAGTGATTCTTTAATAGTAGGTAGTGCTGTTCATGAATTAATATTACAACCAGAATCATTTTTTATGGTAGATTGTGTTGATAGACCTACAGCAAAAATGGGTTATATAGCAGATGAATTATACACAAATACTAGAAAAACTCCTAGTAATGAACAAATAATTAGTGCTGCTATAAAATACGATTATTATGGTGGTTTTTTATCTGATAAGAAAATTTCAGATATTAAATTAAAATGTAATAATTATTGGAAAAACAGAGCTGATTTTGAAGAAAAATTTCATTTAAATAAGATTCCAATTTATTTATCTGAACGACATAGGAATTGTGTAAATTCATGTTTAGAGAGTGTTTCTAGAAGTTCTCAGATACAAAAATTACTTCATCCTAGTGGGCTATTACAACAACCAGAAAATGGCTACGAACGTACTATTTTACTTGATGTAAATGTTAATTATAATAATGAACATTTTATTTTAAAATTAAAAAGTAAATTAGACCAATTTACTATTGATTTTGAAAATAATACTATTATTGTAAATGATGTCAAAACAACAGGTAAAATGGTTAATGAATTTCATGAAGCAATTGATCGTTATCATTATCAACGTGAACTTGGAATGTATGCTTATTTATTGAGTTTGTGTGCAAAAAAATTCTTTAATTTGGATAATCCAAAAATAAAAGGTAATTTTTTAGTTGTAAGTACAATTCCAAATTATTATACGAAAGTAGTACCGATGACTAAAAAAATGTATTTACAAGGATTCAAAGAATTTTCACAATTACTAAAATTAGTAGCATATTATGTTGCGACCAGATATAGAAACTTCGCCGCCTTATAGTCAAATGCGGCAGGAATATGCTAATAAATATTCATTAGGATATTTAAATACAGATATTAAAACTAAATTTGCTTTAATATCTTTGGTTGGTTATCTTACATATAATTTAAAGCAGAAAAAGCCAGGAGTAACAGCATATTCTATTTTACATAAACTAAATGAGAAACTTAATTTACCAGAAGATTTTATTAAGGGTCTTTCTGTAGTTTGTGATGATTTTAGTTATCAATGTAAAGAATTTCCAACATTTGATATTGAACCAAAAAATATGTTAAAAACAATATATGATATTTTAAAATCATATATGCCTTTTTAATAAGATTTGTTTATATTAAAATTGGAATATAAATTAGATATTACTTAAAAAATGATGACTTACATAAGTAAGTTAATGAATAAATGTTTAATAAATTAAAAATAAAAAAAATGGAAAATTTTGTAAATTTTAAGAAATTCGAGGTAACAGGTTCAACTAAGCAAGAAGCTTATGATAAAGCTCCGTTTAAGATTTTTGGCGATGCAACTCATGCATATAAGGCTTGGGTAGCTAATCAAAAAACTGCTATCACTGAAGTAATGATTAAAGATTTCTTGATTGATCAATTGAAATCAAAAACCAAGATGGCTCCTGGTTTGGGTCTTGCGATTACTGTTGAATCTGCGTCTGCTGATACTCGCGAGCGTCCGTATAAGTTTGAACCTGCTAAGGATGCTAATGGTCGTCGTAAATGGAAGAGTGTTTATCAGTTGAAGACTGCTGATGGCAATGTTCTTGCAGAAGCTGAAACACAATCAGAAATCAAGAAACTTGCACGTGACTTGTATTCTTCTAAGAAGGTTACAGAAGATACAACTTGTATTAGAGCTAAGAAGATTATTGAAGGTACTACTGTTGCATTCAATGTTAAATATGCTCCATCTAAGAATTTCAAGATTGGTCGCTTTATCATGTTTGGTGTAGAAGCATAATCGTACTTATAATATAATATATTTCTAATGAGCTGAGTCGGTTTTTAACTGGCTCAGCTTTTTTATTTTAAAAACGTAACTGTAATAAACATTGAAAAATGAAAGAAACTACTGTCAAAAATTTTATTAATCTTCTAGAACAAATTAAAAAAGATAATATTTCTATTAGTAAATATTGTAAAGAACACAATACTACTAAACCATTTAAATATATTTCTAAGATTAAAAGTGATCTTAATAAAGATTCAAGTTTGGAATATCACAAGCAAGCATTAGATCTTTACAATAATTTAAAAACACAAAACAATTGTTCTGAAGAAAAATTAGATACAGATGATATATCAGAAGTTAAACAAATAAGAGATGACAGTGGTAAAATAAAACTTTATTCTTTTAAAATATTTAAAAAGAATAAACCAGCACTTACAGGAAGTATAACTAGAGAAGAAATGTCTTCTATATATAGAATGTATTCATATTATGGTGCATCATTAACGCAAAGACAAGTTAGTAGATTTTTCCCAGATTATTCTTTAATTGATTTTAAAAGAATACTTAGGGCGTTTAATATTACTAAAGCTTCGAGTCCATTTCCTCCACATATGATAGAGGAAAAAACAGAAGATGAATTACGTGAAATTCAACTTAGAGAAAAAGAAAATGACTTCTTACGCAAATCAGAGGAAGACATTATTAAAAATAATGAAAAACTTCTTAGAAAATATGCCCAAGAAAACATTGAATTAAAACAGAAATTAAAAGATTATTCTAATTTTAAAGTTGAAATTAATGGAAATATTAAACCATATATCATTGATAATGACAATAAAGAATACGGTCAGTCTATAAATGTATATTTAGCCGATATTCATTTAGGAGCATCAGTAACTTCAGGTACTCTTGCTGTAGAAAATATTAATTATGGATTTGAAGAAGCTAAACGTAGACTTACTAAAGTTATCGATGGTCTTTATGAATTTGGGGCTTTTGATACATTAAATATTATTTTACTTGGAGATAATATTGATTGTTGCGGTATTATTAATAAGACAGCTAGACTTGATCATTATATTCCAGAAAACATGGATGCAAGAGAACAAGCAAATAAATATATTGAACTTATAGATTGGTTTGTTACAAGTTGTATAAGTATGAATTTATCTAATAAAATTAATTTATATTCTGTACCATGTGGAAATCATTCTGGAAATTATGAATATATTTGTAACAAAGCTATAATGAATTTAATTAATAATAAATTCCCTGATATTACAACAACTCTATTTGAAGAATTTTTTGGTATATTTGAATTAAATTCTCATAAATTTCTAATTTGTCATGGTAAGGACGATCAATACATGAAAAGAGGTTTGCCTCTTGTGCTTAATGATAAAACACAAGTACAAATGTATGAATTCCTAGAACAAATAAATATACATAATTGTCCTGTTCATGTTATTAAAGGAGACTTACATTCTAATAGTTACACTTCTTGTAAACGATTTGATTATAGAAATACATTGAGTTTATTCGGAGCAAGTGATTATTCTGCAATGAATTTTTCAGCTAATTCTTATGGAGTTAGTTATGACCTAATGATTAATAATCATATTACTAGAGGTGAATTTCAAAATATGTAATAATTAAATAATATAATATGGAAATTACTATAAATGAACTTTTAAAAGGAAAAGCAACGCGAATTAAAAATAATGAATATTTACCAACAGAAGCATATATTAATCCATTTCTAGAAAGACTTCATAATATAACTGATGATTTTAGGGTTCAGGTTCAACTTCCAAATCAAGTAACCCTTGATTCTGATGGAAAAATTACTACTGAAGATATAACTTATAATAGAGTATGGATTCAAGCAGTTTTACCTAATGAATTAAATTTTAAAAATCATAAACAAGTTATTGGTTTAGTATATGGATTGGATGTTAGAAAACCAATTTATAAAATTTATACTGGTGGATTAAATATGGCTTGTACTAATCTTTGTGTATTTAATCCTGATGATTTAGAAGTTAAGGAGTTAGAATCAAATTCACCAATGAATTTTAAACCAGTAAATAGAATGTTGGAAGAAGTTAACAGCATTGCAGTTACATTAAAACAAATGCTTGATACTCCATTTGATTCTGATTATAGAAATACATCTGAACAATTGGGTAATTGGATTAAACGTTGTATGGTTGAATATGAAGATAATGGATTTGGAAAAATTAAATTAGCTTCATCAGTAGCAGAATCTGCATATAAACTATTGTATTCTAATGAAAAATCTCCATATTATGTAGGAGAGAAAGATACTAATATGTTTAATGTGTATAATGCTTTTACTCAATGTATTACTGATTCATTAAAAAAGGATATTATGAATCAGTTTGAAAAAACAATGCTCTTAAAGAAAATATTATCACTTTAATTTATATTGAATATCCCAGATTATAAATATATATTTTATAGTCTGGGATATTTTATACATTATGAAAGTTACAGATAGAAAAGGTAATTTACAGGAATTTGATCCCAATAGAATCAAAACAGCTTTGTATAGAGCTTTTAAACAGTGTAAAATAGATATTAATAGCACTGTTATAGAAGATATATATAATTCTGTTTATATTTGGGATAAGATGAGTATTGAAGAAATACAAGATCAGATAGAAGAGCTACTTATGAATTATGATTATCAACAAGTAGCAAAAGAGTATATTCTTTATAGATATAAGCATAAACTTGCTAGGAATATAGCTGATTCTAATAAGTTTAATACTACTATTGAAGAAATAGTTTCTGGAAAAACTAACAAGGTTACTAATGAAAATGGAAATAAAAATCCTAAACAATTTAATGTAATGCGCGATTTAGTAGCTGGAGAAGTTTGCAAGAAGCTATATAAAGAATTAGAGTGTAACAAAGAACTACTTAAATTACATGAAAAAGGTGCAATCCATATTCATGATACAGATTATAGATTTATGCATGGAATGAGCAACTGCTCATTAATTAACTTAGAAGATATGCTTCAAAATGGAACAGTTATTAATGGCAAACTCATCGAAAAGCCTCATTCACTAAGAACGGCTACAACCATTGCAACTCAAATACTTGTTGCCGTAAGTTCGAGCCAATACGGTTTCCCATTTTAATCTGCCGTATTAAAAGGACACTAACCTAATAAGGGTTTTGAATTAAGTTTCAAAGCTAACGAGGGATAAATGGAATATTTAAATCTCGTGATTATATTAATTTTAAATAGTGGAATGCTATGAATAACAAAATATTAGAATTAAAAGATACTATATATCAATTATACTGTAAAGAAGGCAAAAGTACAGTATATATCAGTAATTTATTAAAATTAAATAGAAAGAAATTAGGACTACAATTAAAAGATTGGGAATTTGAAAAATTAAAAGTTAAAAGAATAACTCCATCTAACAAGAAATTTATAAATAAGTATAAAAATCTAATAATATCAAGATTAAAAAATAATATTTCTTTAAAAGATATTTCTAAAGAAATTAATATACCTTATTCTAAGTTATTGTATACTTATAAATTAGATAATGATTTAATAAGTGCTGTAGAAGAATATAGAGAAAAGTTATCTAAAAAACATAATAATATTATAAATGATAAGATAGAAAAAAGTTCTAGACTTTATAATATAGAACCTATAGAAGGAGAAATCTGGAAACCCATATTAGGGTATGATGGTTATGAAATTTCTAATAAAGGTAGAGTTAAACATTTTGCTATAAGTTATAACAAATTTTATTTATTAACATTAAGCCCTAATCAAAAATCTAATAGATTTTATGTAACTTTATGTAATAATGATAAAAAAGAAAATCTTCAAGTAGCACGATTAGTTGGATTTAATTTTTGTGATGGATATAGTGAAATTAATAATACTATAAATCATAAAGATGGAAATGTTCAGAATAATGATGCTTCTAATCTTGAATGGGTTTCTCAATCTTATAATAATTTACACGCATATAATAAATTAAAAAGACAGAAAAATATAGGAACTCCTAATAGATGGACAATTATTTATAATAATAAATATATATTTAAAACTATAGCTGCTTACGCTAGATTTATAGGTAAATCTGAAACACAAGCTAGACGATATATAGACAATCCTGAAAAATATAATATTAAAGTTATTGATAAATTAATATAATTGTAACGACTATCTCGAAAGAGAGTACATTAAATTAAAATTTAATGGAAACGTGTCCACAGAAAAATACAAATTTCTGTAAGAAATAGTCTGCCATTATATAAGATACAAATTATATTTTGGTGGGAGTAAGTATTACTTTAGCTCATTTAGCACCATTTGTTCGCAGTAGTAAAGAATATTACGAAGAGCAATTTAAGGATTTATCTCCAAATGAAAAAAATAAGCTTGTAAACAAGTTTCTGAATAAAGAAATAGTTGATAGTATGCAAACATTACTTTATCAACTTAACTCAATGACAAGTACGAATGGTCAATTTGGCCGTCTTATAAAGTAATTTATAAGATTATTATAAGGTGAACCTGTAAATGCAGGGTGTGTTAATAATTTTGATATTGACCATAAATTTCATACATTTACATTGATAACTTAATTATTAATGCTAACGGTGAAGACTATGTTAATTTATAAAATTACTAATAAAATCAACAATAAAATTTATATTGGACAAACAACTTAGAAATTAAAAGACAGAATACGAAATTATAAATCTGATACTAAATTTAAATCTCCAGACACATCTAGACCTATTATAAAAGCAATAAAAAAATATGATTTTGAAAACTTTGAATTTGAAATATTAGTAGATAATATAGAAACTCAAGAAGAAATGAATATATTAGAAACAAAATATATTTTAGAATTTAATACACAGGATCATAATATTGGATATAATATAGAAAATGGTGGAAATTCAACAGGTAAACATTCTAAAGAAACCAAAAAGAAAATAGGTGAAGCACAACTTGGCAGTAAAAATCATATGTATGGTAAAAAAGGTAAATTAAGTCCATCTTCTAAACCTATTATTGACATAACAACTGGAGAAATATTTGATAGTGCTACAGAAGCCAGTATTCATTTAGGATTAGGTGCATCAGGAGTAACAAAAATATGCGCATCAGCAAGAGGAGATAGACACTCTGCTTATAAACATATATAGATATTTAGAAAACGATAAACCTGTTATTGTAAACCTTCCTATAAGTGAACGAAATGTAAACTATATACTTGATTTTACTGAAAATAAGAAATATAAAGATCTTGAATCAGCTTCGAGGTTAACTAGATTTAAATTAGAAAGTATTCGTACATGTTGTAGAAGAAAAAGATTCTTTGTTTAATCATAAATTTAGATATGGAGAAAAACATATTATTCAATATATAAAAGCTCCAAAAATATATGATAATATATTAGAAAAATATAAATATGTAGTTAATACCGTGCTAAGCTCTATAAATAATAGAGAAAGTGTAACGACTATTCCTGAAACGGAAGTAGTTTTTAGGTGAAACCCCTAATTACGAAGCGCCTTACCCCTAACATGTAATGATGAGGGTGAAGAGATAGTCTAAACTATATGGTAACATATAGAGGGCGTGCAAAGCCCATTTTGCTCTGTATTCTGTTATATACATGAGAATGATAATTATGCTAAAGAGAATGTAGCTCTTATAAAAGAAATATTTAATCAAAGGATTAAAGGAATGAAGGGTCCTAATGGAAATATCATTAATCCAGCCTTCCCTAAAACTGTTTGGGGAAGTAAAATGTGGTGAACCTGTAAATACAGGGTGTGTTAATTAATTAATGCTAACGGTATCAGTGGAAATAAGGGAAAATAAATAATTCACGAATATACTGACTAAGAGAATCTAAGGTCTATAATATAGATAGCTGATAATACCGTGCTAAATATTTATATATGGAAGAAAAGTTTAAAGTTTTAACTGGAATAACTGAAAATTATGCTGTGAGTAAATCAGGTAAAATTAAATCTTTATCAAGATTAGTTTATGATACTGGACATGATAGATATTATAAAATAAAAGAAAAAATCTTAAAATCTTATATAAACAATAAAGGTTATGAATGTGTAGATTTAAGAATTAATAATAAAACTCGCAAATTTTTAGTTCATAGACTTGTGGCTTTTGCTTTTATTCCTAATCCAAATAATTATGAAGTAATAAATCGTAAAGATAGTAATCCGTTAAATAATGATGTAAAAAATCTAGAATGGTGTACTACATCATATAATATTCAATACGAGTGGTCATTTAATGATAGAAAAGTAAGTGATAACATGATGGCTCAATTTAAAAAACCAAAACTTCATTTATGGAAAGCTATACAACAGTATGATTTAAGTAATAAATTCCTACAAGAATTTAAAAGTATGACCGAAGCTACAAAATGGCTTATAACGAAAGATTTAACAAGCAATCCAAAAGCAAACAGTAATATAAGTGCTTGTTGTAATGGAAAAGCAAAATCAGCATACGGATATATTTGGAAATATAAAGAAGAAGTGTAACGACTATTCCTGAAACGGAAGTAGTTTTTAGGTGAAACCCCTAATTACGAAGCGCCACACATTGAAGAGATAGTCTGAACAATATGGAAACATATTGATTAACAAATTGAAACTCATCTATGTTCTTGATGAAGATAATATAAATCCTGGAACTAAATACTATGATGTAACTAAGTTGGCAGCAGAATGTACATGCAAAAGAATGGTTCCTGATTATATTTCAGCTAAGATTATGAAGAAATATAAAGAAGGAAATGTCTTTCCAAGCATGGGTAAGTGAAATATGTAGCCCATGTAAAATCTCCTTAACTCGCTTAGAGGTGTCCTTTAAGGGCTAACGGTTAGGTCTTTTAAATAAGATGAGACCGTGCTAAATGGAATAAAATATTCCTAAATGTGTATCGACTATGGCTGATGAGTGTAAGCCAGTAGAGTTTGAGATAAGCACAAACTCGAAACAGGAGACTACATCATAAATGTAGAATATATAGTCAGTTCATTTGGCGACAAATGATTAAATGTGCAGAAGTTTCCTTCATCCTTGGAAAGATAAAGATGGTAAGTATAAATTCTGGGGACGGTTGACCAAATCGTTTAGCCGTCATTAAACTGTGTGAACGTAAGAAAAAACGGTGTGAGCTTAATTGCTTGCTAACGGTGAAAACCTATATGGGTCAATACCGTGCTTTTAAAATTATAAACTACAAAAATATTTTTGAGTATGAATACTATAATTATTAATGAACAAGAATTTAAATAGTTTAGAGACACTTGGTATTATGTAAATAAATTAGGTGATGTATATTCTGTTTATTCAAAAACTTTATTAAAACCAATGTGTAGAAAAACAAGAAATAAAATGTATAAATATATAGACATTCTTAATAAAACTACACATAAACAACAACATATTGCATTGCATAGAATTATTGCAGAAGTATGGATGAGGCCATTAAAAGAAGGAGAACAAGTTAACCATATTAATGATAACTCTTTAGATAATAGAGTTGAAAATTTACACATAGGTGATCAAAAAGATAATATAAAAGATTGTTATAATAATGGTCATAAAATAAGCAGTATAAAGTATATTACTGTTAAAGATAAAGAAAATAATAACGCAGTGCTAACTTTTTGCCCTTTATCTAAATTTATTGAATACGATGGACATTCTTCTAAAAATGGTTCTATTAAACGTTGGTTTATTAGACAATGGTTTAATAAAAGATATGAAGTTCTGGATTATGGTAATATTAAAAATTTAGAACATTTTAGAAGTGTAACGACTATGGCTGATGAGTGTAAGCCAGTAGGATAGAATTTATCACTATCCGAAGTGCACAGCATTGTTGAAAATAACAATGAAGAGATAGTCTAATCCTCTTAGTAATAAGAGATCGATTGTAAACATTGGTGTAATTTCTATCAATTTACCTTATCTAGCATTAGAATCAAAAGATTATAATGATTTTTTAAATAAGTTAGATGATATAATTGATAAGATTTCCTCTGAACAAAATAAGATATTTAATCAAATATCTAATGTAAATACAGATGTAGCTCCTATACTTTGGAATTATGGGGCTTTTGCAAGATTACCTGTAGGAAGTAAAATAGGTGAAGCTATTAAAGATGAATATTGTTCTGCATCTATAGGTTATATGGGTATTGCAGAATGTGTTTATCATTTTGGTAAAGAGTACGGCACTAAAGAAGGACAACAATTAGGTCTTGATATATTAAAACATATGTATGATAGAACTAATTTAAATAAAGAAAAGTATCATTTAGCATTATCTTTATATGGTACTCCTGCAGAAGCCACTGTTACTAAATTTGCTAATGCTTTAAAACAATTTCCTATAGAAAAACATGTTAATGATAGAGATTATATAACTAATAGCTATCATATACCTGTAGAATATAAGATTGATGGGTATTCAAAGATAGAATTTGAAGCTCCTTTTCAAGAATATTCATCAGGAGGTTGGTAATACAGCTTCCTAAAACTGTGTGAACTTTTAATCAAGGGTGTTATTTTTATAAATAGCTAACGGTGAAGTCTTTTTGATAATACCGTGCCAAGCTTGAATTTTTTAATTCTTGAAGGTGTAACGACTAAGGGTGATGAGTGTAACCCTGTAGGATAGGAAGTGATTACCTATTCCAAGCGCACAGCTTAAAAGGCGGATTCCGCTACTAAGAAGATATAGTCTAATTTTAATTTTTAATTTATGTCACATACAATAAAAATAGGCACATGTAGTATATGTAATAGAAAAAATACAAAAGTATATACTTTAAAAGGATATAAAGATGTATGCTCTAAACATATGCATCAAATACATAAATATGGTAAACCTCTAGACAATAATCCTAGAACAACTAATGATTTTAATGATTATATTATTAAAAATGATATTGCAATATTTAATGTATATAATCAAAGAAATGAAAAGGTTACAGAATTTATAATAGATAAATCTGATATAGATTTAATTAAATATAAAAAATGGAGACTAAGTTCAAAAGGATACATTGTTACAGGAAATTGTACAAAAACAAATCCAACAACATGGCTTCACAGAATATTATTAAATCCGAAAGATGATGAGGTTGTTGACCATATTGATAGTAATCCTTTAAATAATTGTAGGTCTAATCTACGTATTTGTAAACAATTTGAAAATGTTTGCAATAAGACATTTATGTCTAATAATACTTCTAATTACATTGGTGTATATTTAGATAAATCAAGAAATCAATGGGCAGCAGAAATTCGATTTGGTAAAAGTAGAATACATTTATGTAGATGGTATACAATAGAAGAAGCTGTATGTGCTAGATATATTGCTGAGAAAATATTATTTAAAGAGTTTCAAAATACTTCTGAACAAAAGAAAAAAGAAAAAATTATTAAAAATAAAATTAAAAAATCTCAGTTTTTATCTATAAAAGAGTATGTAGTTAATAAATTAAAAAGTAAAAATTGTGTATAAGTTATTGCGAAATGCCAGATATACGTAAAAACCCAGAAGCAGTACTAAATATTATGAAATGTATTTATGATAATATGATGTACTGTGAGTTAAATACCACTTCGTGCGATGTATGTTATACTTGTGGCTATGAAGGAGAAATTCATATGGATAATCAAGGTAATCTTAGTTGTCCTAATTGTGGAGAGACCGATAGACATAAATTGTATGCAGAACGCAGGTTATGCGGGTAAACTAATATGCCCCTTTATATAGTGATATATATAGAAAACGCTGAATATGCTGGAAACTCCTAAAGTTTCTTAAACTACAAAGTAATTTGTAAAGAATAAGCTTGAATGTTAAAAAATTAAGAAAATTGGACAATCAGCAGAGATAGCCTATTAACTAAATGTTAATATAATTTTGGAATCCCAAATTATATACGTATATTTATATAGTTACTGGGAAGCTCTCAACGACTACCAAGGCGCATCTAATTTAGATGAAGGTATAGTCTAATCCCTTATTACTAATTTAAACTATATTTATATGCGAAAAACTACTAAATTTTGTGATATTTGTGGAATATCTTCAGATGAAAAAATTGTCAATTACAGTAAAAAATTTAATATGTTTTTATGTAAAAAAACATATGCATCAGTTTATAAAATTTGGACATAATTTAGACACAAATTCAAGAGGTGTATTTGATCCAAATGAAATACGAGTATTAGACAATTATTGTGAAATAGATACATATGACCAACACGGAAATGTATTATTTACATATATATTTGATAAAGATAATTTAGAAGAAGCTAAAAAATTTAAATGGAGAACCATATTAAAAGATAATGGTGAAAAACCATATCTGGTTACAGGTAATCAAATATCACAAAAAGAATATTTTCATAGATTGATAATGGGAAATCCTGTAAATAAAGAAATAGATCACATTAATGGAAATTCTTTAGATAATCGTAAATCTAATTTACGTATTATAAATAAAGAAGACAACCAGTTAAATATGGATAAATGTAAAAATAATAAATCAGGATTTCGAGGAGTTATTCAAATTAAATCTAATTCTAAATGGAAAATAGACTTTAGATATAAAAATGTAAGATATTACTTTAAGCAATTTAATAAAAAAGAAGAAGCTGTATATTTACGTTATTTATGTGAAGTTTATTTTCAAAAAGAATTTAGATTTAAAGAAAATGACAAAGTAATTCAATCTGAAATTAGTAAGCTTTCGGATATAGAAAAAAATAATATAGAAATTTATTTTAATAATAAAATAAATACACTGAAAGGTGGGGTATAAATGATATTGGTATTCTAACTAATGGTATTTCTAAAGGAAGAATAGCAGACATAAATAATCGCGTAAAACATTTTTAATAAAATAATAGCCAGAGTAAAATCTGGCTATTTTTATATACTTATGGATAATATTACTATATTATTAAATTTACCAACCGAGGTAACATTTAATATGCCTAAATTATTAAAAGATATAATTAATGAAGCTAGACATGATGGGTATTTTACTTTATCAGATATAATTAATTATATTGAAAATAATATGTTTAGTGAAAATGTCTTTGAAAGCAATATTGAAGGATATGATCCAAGATATTGTGATTTTCTAGATCAGTATAATGAAATAACTGAACAATTAGAATTAAATCCATTATCAAATGAAAATCTTAATATAATCAAAAATATATTAAATAATGCTTAAAATACTAAAGTATCAACAATATGATGTTGTTAATGGCCCTGGAATTAGATGCAGTATCTGGTTAGCAGGATGTAATAACCGTTGTAAAGGATGCTGGTCTCCTCAGACTTGGAATCCATTAGCAGGAGTTAATTTTATAGACGTTGCTGATAAAATTCAGAGATGTGTGGATAATCCAAAAATTGATGGTATCTCTATATTAGGAGGTGATCCTTTATATTGGATAATGAAGGATGATTTAAACTTCGATAGTGATTATATAGCAGATAGTATTTCTAATGTTAGAATATTATTGAAAATGTGTAAGGCTTCTAACAAACCAGTATGGTTATGGACTGGATATCTTTATGAAGATATATTAAAAAATGAACCCGAGGTTCTTAATTATATAGATGTACTCATTGATGGTAAATTTATAGAAGAACGAAAGGATTTAAATCTTTATTGGAGAGGTAGTTCAAATCAAAGAATTATTGATGTGAAGAAGTCTATTAATAATAACACAGTAATACTTTATGATTTACAAAAGGGAAGGTAAAGAGTACTTTGAAAAAGGAAAAGCAATATGTAATATAACTCATTATCTTTTTAATAAACCCATCTATCAAGATATTAGATATACAACTAATGTCAAAGTTAGAGAGGAATTAGGAGAAGAAAAAAATACTAATAAAACATCAATTAAAGGGTTTACAAATGACTAAGATTATAGTATTAAACTACGAAGATTGTAGTGTTGATATAATTGATTTTAAAGAAACTAATGTTTCAGAAGAAGATTGGTTTCATCAACATTATAACGAGAATGAATGTTATTATATGATAGTAGAAGATCAAGAGTTAAATATTAATTTTAGAAATTCAACACAATATGGAAATAGCAATTCTTAATCATAAAGATTTGTGTGTAGATATTATTAAAACAGCACCTAATCTTGAAAGCAAACAAGAAATAGAAGAATATATTAAAAGTCAAGGATTTGATTTAAATACAATAGATTGGCTTATAGACCCAAATCATAAAAGAATACATGTAAATATTTGGAAACCAATTTATGATAAAGTTAAGTGATGAACAAGTAAATGCTTTAGAGCAAATTAAATTATTTTTAAAAAATAAAGATTTTGCTATTAGTCTTTGTGGGGCTGGAGGAAGTGGAAAAAGTTTATTAATTTCATATATTATTCAATATTTAGAATCAGAGCATATTAAATATTGTTTATGTGCGCCAACTCATAAAGCCAAAACAGTACTTGAGCATTATACACACAGAGAAGCAATGACATTACATAAATTATTGTCTCTTTCTCCTAAATTAGATATTTTTGAATTAGATTTTAATGACTTAATATTTCAATCTAAAAGTTCAAAAGAAATTCCAAAAAATGGAATTGTGATTTGTGATGAAGGTTCAATGATTAATGATGATTTGTTTGATTTATTAAAACAAAAATGTGAAGAACTTAATACAAAAATGCTTTTTGTATCAGATTCTAAACAACTCGCTCCTGTAAAATCAGAAAATAAAAGTAAAGTTTATACTTTAAAAAATCAAATTGTTCTTACAAAAATCTTTAGACAATCAGAAAAAAATGCCATTTTAGATACTTTACAGATTCTCAGAGAGCATCCTATAAATAAGTTTAATACTTCTATTGGTGAAGACGGAAGTCTTCTCTGTGAGTCTGATTTTAAATCATTTTTTAATCTTTGTAAAAATGGAATTTATAATGCTATAAAAAATGAAGATATTTTTGAAGCTAAAATAACAGCATTTAAAAATAGCAGAGTTAACAATTATAATGAATATTTAACTAAGGCTATATTTAATGATTCTGAAGAATATCATAAATTAGAAATTCTAATGGGAAATGAAAATCTATTGTTTAATAATTTTCAATATTATAATTCTATGGATTATATTATTAAAAATGTTACATCAATAGATATTAATATTCCTAATTATCATACTCTTCCAGGATTCAAATTAACTTTATTTGATACTGGAACAAAAGAATATGGAAATATAAATATAATTTCTAATACATTAAACGATAATGAATATATTGCATTAGCTTATACAATTGAATCATTAAGAATTTTTGCTTTAGAGTCAAAAACTAATTATCAGAAATCTAAAAGATGGAAACAATATTTTAATACAATAAATAGTTTTGCATCTTCTAGAGATTTATACTATGATAATAGATTAATTCGAGGTAAATCTTTTAATAAAGGTTATGCAGTTACAGTGCATAAATTACAAGGAAGTACTTTGAATAATATTTATGTAGATATGAAAGATATTAATACCTGCTATGATTCTGAAATGAAACGACAACTTCAGTATGTAGCTTTATCACGTGCAAGACACAATGTATATATTTATCAATAAATTTGATTGGGTAGTTAATTCAACTCTTCCTATTTATGAATTAGTAGGATAATGGAAATTACAATTATTTATAATGATGAATCTCAAATTAAACAAATTAATTCTGAGATTTTAGAGAATTATAAAGTTAATTTTTTAGATATACAATCTAAAAAAACAAAGAAAAAAGCATGGAAAATAAAAAATTATTGTAGTGCTAAATTAGATCCATTTATTGTAATAACAAATAAAGATAATAAAATTATTAAAGCTTTTTATTCAGAAGCTGAAAACGTAATTAATTCTTTAAATAATCTACTTAAAAACTATGGAAAAGAAAATAACTGTAAATGTGATTAACAAATCTGAAAATAAACTTCCTAATTATGCTACAAAAGGAGATGCTGGATGTGATATTCGTATTGATTTTAGTAGAACAACTCCAGAAAATCCTATTAAAGTATTTGGTGATGCCGAAGTTATATTTGCAGGTGAAGCTCATTCTAAAACAATGATTCGTCTTGAACCAGGTGCTAGAGCTATTCTTCCTACTGGTATATTTACAGCTATCCCCGAAGGATGGCAGGTTGAGCTACGTCCAAGAAGTGGTTTGAGTATCAAAAATGGTCTAAATTTGATTAACTGTGTAGGCACGGTGGACGCTAAAATTTGTTAATTATTAATAGTTCCGTGTAAATTTACTAATTTAATTTTATATTTATAGTATGTTAAATATAAAATTAATAATTAATGGCAAAATTTATTTGTGAATATTGTGGAAAAGAATTTGAAGCAAAACAAAGTAGTAAAAGAAAATATTGCTGTAAGGAATGTTCAAATTTAGGAAGAAAAGGGAAAAAGATTGGTACAAAAGTTGAAAGAATTAAAGTTGTTTGCGCTACTTGTGGTAAAGAAGAATATGTACTTCCATGTAGAGCTAAGAATTATCATTGTTGTTCTGTAGTATGTCTTGCTAAATATAATAGTGAACGATATTCTCAAAAAATTAGTTGTATCTGTCCAATTTGTGGTAAAGAATTTAAGTTAAAACCCTATTCTTACAATCGTATAAAATCAACACCTTGTTGTAGTAAAGAATGCGCTTCTAAACTAAAAGAAACAACATTTATTGGAAAAAATAATCATCAATATGGATTAAAAGGAAAAATAAATGCATCTTTTAAAGACAGAGCATTACCAAAGAAGAATAATCATGTTGAAGATATGTTTGTATACGCTCCAGAATATCCAGATTCTAACAAAGATGGGAGAATTACACAACACAGGCTTAATGTTCTTCGGAATCATAAAAAATTTAATAATGTATTTTTCGAAGAAGAAAATAAGATTGTAAAATTCAATCCTAAATATAATATAAACGTGCATCATATAGATGGAAATCATTCGAATAATGCTCTTTCAAATTTTATTCCATTAACAAGAAAACAACATAAAACAATACATAATAATTTATTACAAATTGCAGAAATCTCCATTCATAATATAATTGGCGTCCTTAAACAAGGTGAATTGCTGGAAACTCCAAAAGTGGACAATCAGCAGCTAAGCTTAAATAGTAATATTTTTGAAAGTTCAGAGACTAACAGTCGATTCCGAACAGGTAAAGCTGAGGAAAGTAATACTGACACGAGTGCCTTGCTTAATAATATATGTAATATTATTAATGATTATATAGTCCAAACTAAAAATATAACAATAGATGGATATAATAAATCTATAGAAGAAATTTTAGAGTCAGAAATAAAGAGTTCTGAGTAAATTACAAAATGGGTTATAGAAATGAGTGGGGTTTGCCTGTAGTGAATCAAGGCCAGGAAACTGTATGGCTTGAAGATGGGGAACGTGTTGCACAAGCAGTTCTAATGCCTGTATTTCATATTGATTGGAACGAGGTAGAAACACTTTCTGATTCAGAGCGAGGTACGGGTGGATTTGGAAGTACTAACTTGGATGAAAATGGGAATTATGTAGCAGGAAAATAAATATTATAATTATATATTATTAGATCCAAGAAAGCCTTTTACTTGGGAATTTAATTCTATTAAATTTGAATACCTTCCATTTTATGTAGGTAAGGGTTCTGGAACTAGATGTACAGATCACTATCGCTCAGGTAATATTAGGTGTGATTCTAATCCACATAAAAAGAATTTATTATTAAAACTAAAATAGGGAGGTTATTTTCCTAAATTTGTAATTTTAAATACAAATTCTAGTGAATCAGATGCGTTGAATAATGAAATTTATATAATTTCTTGGATTAAATAGAATCTAGGTGATGTATTAACAAATATTACAGAAGGTGGAGAAAATCCTCCAGTACGTTACAGTGTTAATAATAATAAATCTGTAAAAGTATATTAGTATAATAAGGATACTGGAGAATTTATTCAAGAATATGAATGTATTAGAGAAGCTTGTAAAGCATTAAATATTTCTTTAGATAACGCCTGTCATATTTCAGAATGTTGCAAAAATAAGAGAAGAACATGTGCGTCTTTTATTTGGAGATATGAAAAGTTAGATAAAATCACCCCTGATCCTAAAAAATTCGGACGCATAAAATTTGATCATCTAATTGCTTATAATAGTACTGAAAAACACATATTTAATTCTATGAAAGAGGCGTATGATTTTTTAGAAATTCCGAATAAAGGAAAAATTAATTAGGTGATAAAAGGGAAACGTAAAATGTATATGGGTTATTTTTGGAAAATAGAATAAAAATCATTAACAATAGAGGAGATTTATATCTCCTCTATAATTTTATATAAAATGGGCTTAGATATTAATTTTATAAAACGTAGAAGTGAATCTATTGGATATTTTAGAAAAGTAAATTTTCTGGTAAAATTCTTTCAAGATAAAGGAATGGATGTTGATAATCAACAATTATTTCTTATTAATAAAGAAATGATAGAAGATTTGTACAATCGTTGTCTACAAGTTATTAATGATCATTCAAAGGCAGAACAATTATTACCAACAATGTCTGGATTTTTCTTTGGAAGTACAGAATATGATGAATATTACTTTAAAGATGTTCAAAAAGTATGTGATTATATTGAAAATAATCTCTTTGAAGCTTTTGATTCACTAGATAATGAAGAAGATATTTACTTTGATATTTGGTATTAATTATGATAAGTAAAGAAGAGTTTAATAAATTAATTGAAGATCATATACACTGGTCAAATAGAATTGATGAAGTATCTAAAGTCTTAAATTTTACATCATTATTTGAATGTGATTGGATAGATTATGCTACTCAATTATTTGAAAATACTATTAATATGTTATTTACCAATGATGGTATAGATACTATAAATTGGTGGATATATGATAAAAGAGGTAGATCAGATTTTAAGATGTGGGATAAAGATGATAATGAAATACCTACAGAAACTATAGATGATCTTTGGAATATTATAAAAAAATATCGTAAATGATAATATATTTATTAGGAAAAGCATCAAATGGTAAGTTTCGTTTTTCTGTAGTTAATTGGGATGAAGAATGGAAAGAGCCTGAACATGGATTTCTAATTACTCGAGAATATGGACAGGTTAGAGGAAAAACTACAAAAAGCCCAGATACTTGGATTAAAGTTGGAAAAGCAAAGCGTACCCACAGAGAACAAGCTATACTTCAATTTAATAGTTTAGTAAAAGGATTTCTAGATAAGGGGTATATTAAAGTAGATAAGCATCCTAATGAATATACAGAAGAAGAACTCAATTCTATATTTGGTGAAGTGAAAACAAATCAATATGGAGTAATCAAACCTCAGCTTGCTAAACAAGCTAATAAAGTTACTAATCCTAAGATATTTGATAAAGAGTGGCTTATTTCACGAAAACTCGATGGATTAAAAGCTTTATTCTACTACAAAGATGGAGAAATACACACTTCGAGCAGAGGAGGCGAAGACTACGATCCTGCAACTACTCATTTACGAACATATCAACCATTAATTGATTTCTTTAAAGCTAATCCTACTATAATTCTAGATGGAGAACTTTTTGTTAGAGGTAAAACACTTCAACAAATTAGTGGAGCCGCCAGAATGGAAAAGAATGCAGTAGATTGTGATTGGTTGCAATATTGGATATATGATTGTTATGATACAGCTAATCCAGATATAATAGCTAAAGAAAGATATAAATTTTTAATTAAGGAACTTAATCATAAATTTGGAATATTTGTATATCTTACAATAGATGATGATTCTATTAAAGATCCTATAAGAATACTGGGTCATGAATCTACTTCTGGTTGGGATAATATGAAATGGCTTCATGATAAATGGGTAGCTGAAGGATTTGAAGGAGCTGTAATTACAGATCCAGAAAAACCTTATAAACCTGGTTCACGTTGTAATAATCTTATAAAGATTAAACAATACAAATCTGAAGATTTTAAAGTAATAGGTTATAAATTAGGACTTAGAGGATCTGAAGATATGACCTTTACTTGTGAATTGGATGATGGAAGAACATTTGAAGCTATGCCTTGTGGAGATAGGGCTACTAAAGCAGAATATGTTGAAAACTTTGATAATAAATATAGAGGACATAAAGCTGAATGTACTTTCTTTAATTATTCTGATGATGGAATTCCAACCCAACCAAAAATGAGAGTATTTAGATTTGATTTAGAAGATTAAATTTATTTAATAATATAGATAATATTGAAATCTTTTAAAATTAATTATGAAAAATATAACAAAAGGAGGTAGTTACACTTATGCAGATGATTTATTAGTTAGATATTTTAAAGACATTAAAAATTATAAAAGTTTGTCTACATTACAAGAAAAAGAATTGTCTAAAAAGATTCAAAATGGAGATAAACAAGCATTAGATGAATTAATTAAGCACAATCTTAAATTTGTTATTACAGTTGCAAAACAATATCAAGGTAGAGGAATTTGTCTAAACGATTTGATTTGCGAAGGCAATATGGGTCTTTGTGTTGCAGCAAAAGAATTTAAACCAAATATTGGAGTAAGGTTTATTACTTACGCTGTTTGGTGGATTAAAAATTTTATTGTAAATGCCATTTATGTTAAAAGTGGAAATGTTTATATACCAGTAGGCCAATCTGTAAAAATAAACAGATATAATAAAGCGGTTCAATTTTTAACAAAGGTATTAAAGAAAGATCCAGAAATTGAAGATATTGCTAATTATATGCAATTATCAGAAGAAGAAGTAAGACAAATAAAATTAACTAAACAACATTATGCTTCTTTTGATACAAATTATGGTTCAGAAGAAGAACCTATAACATTAGAAAATTTAATTCCTTCAAAATTTGAAGCTGATTCTGATTGTGCCAAACATGATAGAATAGATGGATTAAATTATATTATTAATAGTATGCCAGATAACCGAATGGCAGATATAGTTAGAACTATGTTTGGTATAGGAACACAAGAACTTACTCTTGAAGAACTTGCAAGCAGATTAAATATATCATCTGAAAGAGTAAGACAGCTTAAAGAAAAAGGTATAGATTGGCTTATTAAAAATAAACGTGAGGAATTAAAGGATTTTATATGATTAATAAATTTGAAGTATATGATTTAGAATGTTTGTCAAATCTATTTACTTATACAGGTTATAATATAAAAGAAAAAAAATATTATCAATATATTATTTGTAAATGGAAAAACGATTATTTAGAATTATATAATCATTTAAATAATGATGATAAATCATTATTAATGATTGGATTTAATAATGAGTCATATGATTATCCTCTTTTACATCATTTAATTAAACATTTTGATATATATAAAGATTTAAATGGTCAAGAATTAGCTCAACAGCTTTATAAGAAATCACAAGAAATAATTGAAATGGAATTTTCAGCAATAGCTGATAAAAATAAATATATTCCTCAATTAGATCTATATAGGGTTTGGCATTTTAATAATAAGGCTAGAGCTTGTTCGTTAAAGGATTTAGAAATAGCTATGTGTTTACCAAATGTAGAAGAAATGCCACTTCATCATACGCATTGGTGTAAAAAGGGGGACGAAGACCTTATACTCTCATATAATCTTAATGATGTATACTCTACATATAAATTTTTCTTAGTTACTATTGGTAAAACTGAATATTCAATATACAAAGGAAAAAATAAACTTAAATTAAGACAAGATATACAGAAACAATTTGGAGTTAATGTATTAAATCTTGGTGATGTTCCAATGGGATATCAGCTTATATTAAGTCTTTATTCTAGAGCATCAGGAATATCAATACCACAATTAAAACAATTAAAAACACCAAGAGAAAAAATAATATTAAAGGAATGTATTCCAAAATGGTGTAATATTCAATCAGAACCATTTAAACAATTTTTAAATAGAGTTAATACGTCTATTATAGATCCTAATTCTACAGAAAGTATAAAAAACTTCGGTTTTAGTATACTTACACATGATTATAAATTTGACTTTGGTGGAGGAGGTTGTCATGGATGTTGTAAACCTGGTATTTATGAATCAAATGATGATTTTATAATTGTAGATTACGACATTGGGTCACTATATCCATCTATAGCTAAATCTTTAAGTCTTTATCCAGAACATTTAGGACCTACGTTTCTTAAACTGTATGAAAAGTTTATTAAAGATAGGCTTGCTGAGAAGCATAAACCTAAAAATGAACGTAATCAAACGTTAATTGAAGGATACAAGCTTATTCTTAATGGTACATACGGAAAATCTAAAGAAGAATCATCTTTTCTTTACGATCCATTATATACGTTTAAGACAACTATTGCTGGTCAATGTTTTATATGTATGTGGTCTGAAAGATGGATAAAAGCTGTACCAGAAGTAAAATTTTTGCAAAGTAACACTAAATAGTCCATTGGTGTTATAAAACTCTGTTAATTGCGGGAAACTCCTTAAGCTTTAATTACTGTATATTTACTAAAAGTAATGTTTTAGGTATAGTAAAAACATTAAAGATTGGACAATCCGCAGCCAAGCTCTTTAAATAGAGAAGGTTCATCGACTATCCATTATGGAGTACTACTTTTTAGTAGGAAAAGCGGAGTATATTAATTTTTTAAAATTGTTATATTATCAGTTGACGATCTGACAAATTTTTCATATATTTATTGTATAACTAAATAATATAATAAATTATGAAAAAATGAACATGTAAGAACAATTTATTTTGATTTAACTGAAATTAATAGTGATGATTTATTATCTGTCGGAGTATATAAAATTATTAATAAAATAAATAATCATTTTTATATAGGAAGTTCAGATAGATCGTTTAAAGAAAGATTTAGAGAACATTGTAGATGTTATGAATTATTTAAAAAAGGAAATCATAAAAATATTCATCCTATATTATGGAGAGCATACAATAAGTATGGTATTGATAATTTTAAAGTTGAATTGATTGAAATTCTAAATAATAAAACATCTCAAGAAATTTTAGAACGAGAAGAATATTATATACAAACATTAAATCCTGAATACAATATTTGTAAATTTCCAACTGTTGGAGGTAAGCCTAATTTAGGAATAAAACTATCAGAAGAATGGAAGCAAAAAATTGCTGAAAAATCTGCATTATATAAACACTCACCTGAAACATTATCTATAGTTACAGAAAATAATAAGAATAATGCTGTTAAAGTAAAAATGATTAATATTAACACTAATGAAGAATTATTTTTTAATTCATGGAAAGATGCAGGTAACCATTTTAATGTTACTCCAGAAGCGTTACAAAAAGCAAATAAAAGAACAGGAGTTTATAAAAAGGTTTGGAAAATAGAAAAGCTATCGTCACAGAAGAAAAAATTAAAGTTTTTGTCGATGGTGATGAAATGATATTTGACTCTTATTCTAAATGTGATAAATATTTTAATATGTGGAGAGGATATACATCTGAATTAGTTAATAAAAAATCAAAACAACTGATAAAACAATTATATAATTGGGAATTAATATAAAGATATAGTCAGGCTTTATATGAAAATATAAAGGTTAAGGATGGACAAACAATTCTTATACCGAGATCAAAATTACATTTAATTAGAGAAGCAAACGAACAATTAACTAAAGAAACAGGTCTTACTATTGAGGAAGTATTCTATAAAAAGATGATAATCAGAGACGTAAATAATTACATCGCAGTATACGATGATTATACTCTAGAAAATAATCATTGCAAATTAAAAGGATGCTTTGAAATAGATAAAGAGTATTATAAAGATCCTTCTATGAAAGTTGTTCCTATTTCTTTAAAGAAATATTTTGTAGATGGTATTCCAATTAAAGAAACTATAACAAATCATAAAAACATATTTGATTTTTGTTTAAGATTAAAAACAAATTCAAAATCTATACCATATTTTAGACATTTAAATGATAAAGGTTTAATTGTCAACGATAAATTAAATAGAACAACAAGATATTATATATCTAATAATGGTGGAATTTTATTAAAAGATTTTAACGGCAAATTAAACGGAGTTAATATAGGGTTTTCAGTAACATTATTTAATAAATATATAGAAAAACCTATTAAAGATTATAATATTAATTATAATTTTTATATATCAGAAGCTAATAAAATAAAAAATGTAATTGAAGATTATGGACAATTAAGTTTATTTTAATACATAAATAAGATATGACTATTAAAGAATCTAAAATAGTTTGGATATTCATTGGACAAATGAATGGATTTTTACTTATTTTAAATAGTTTAAGTAAATGTATTCATAATAATATACTGACAGATATATTTACAGATATGAAAATTAAAATTAAAGACATAGAAAATTAACTTAAAAGTTTAGAAAATGAATGATTATTATCCTATTGTATTAACAAAAGTCAAAGTAATTAAAATTGATATGAAGCCAGCTATTTGTGACACATTAGAAAAGTATATATTAGTACAATGGCCAGAGATTCAAGATTTTATGAGTCATTCAAGATGGTCAGAATGTATATTCTGTATGGAAATAGAAGGACATCAATGTCCTGATAATGCATATATGGTCCCTGAATCATTATATAATGAAGTAATACTTAATACTAAATATTCCCTATAATGAAAAATAAAAATTATTGGATGTGCAATGATGCGCAAGGTTTATATCTTTATGTTGGAAAAACAGAACCAATTTTAGAAGATAATATTTTTAATTCTAATGAAGACTGTGATTGGATTAATATAGAGACGCTTGATAGTTTAGGTATTTTATATCCTAAAGATCTTCCTGTAGGAACTTGTAAACAACTAAAATTAAAGATTAAATCTAAATGGTAATTTTATAAAATATATAATTATGAGCTGGTCAACTGAATTATTTTGTAATATTTCTTTTAATAGAAAAACGTACAATTCTAAATATGAGGTTCAAGATGATATTGATGATTTAAATAAACAAATCAATACCTGTAAAGAAACAATTAGAGATATGGTTATGATTACCGAACCTTCTAAATTTGTAAATAAAGATAATGATGAAAATCCTTATTTCTTTTTATGTGATAACTTTAAAGAAAATATTGAACTTTTAGAAGAATTAATAATCGAAAAATATAAGCTTGATGTATTATTAAATAATTGGGGAAATTGTCATAATAAAGAGGGACTTGCAATTTATCCACCAGACGAAATAAATTGGGATACAGCATATTTACACGGAGATTTTATTAGAAGTACCAAATATCCTAACGACAAATCTCTATTAGGACAATAATTATAGGTGTTGCTCAATATTGGGCAACACCTATTTTAGTTTTTATTATATGACAGGTAAAGAAAATTCACAAGATTTAATTAAAAAAGCCTTATATCAAATCTCTTTTATTAATATATGCTATTTATAATATGGATATAAGATTGTTAAAAGTTTATTTATGTTCATCATATAATTTAAATCCCTATGTAAATGGAACTGTTATAAATGCATATATGCTAAGATATGCTTGGAATTGGGATAAAATTGAATGTAGATTATTTCATCAATACAAAAATGTTCCAATAGTATATATAAATCATTTTAAATATAAAGAGAATCGAAAGATTATACATGTAAAATTTCATTTTTCTAAAACAGAAGATAATATAATTGTAACTACAACAACTTTCGATTTATATATTTCACATAAAAAATTTAAGAAATTTTGCAGGAATTATGAGAATAAAAGAATATATTAAATATTGTGTTTAAAAACGTATAGATAATGAATAACTTTTATGAACATAATAAAAATTTTTACTTCAGTATTAATTTGCTTAAATATTATAATATTATATAGTTGCAATAGTAATCTTCTTGGAAATCCAACAGTAAAGGTAAATGATAAGACAATTGACCTCTGGGATGACAATCCAAAAATTGAAAACTATAAACCAACAAAGAATGCAATAAAGTGTAAAATAATAGATTTGAAAGCAAATGCAGCGCATAAGTCAAGCTCAACGATATTGCAATATGTAAGAAATGTTGATAACAATAATAGTGATACAGTTTTTATTAAATTTAAAAACTTTCATGACTTATCAAACAACATTGATGCAAGTATTTTTTATATAGAAAATTTTAACAACACAATATTATTCGTAACAAAAACAGGAAATATTTTTTATTTTGATTAAAATTATGATAAGAAAATCAAAATATAAACTTACTGATATTGTTACTTTTCGAGTTGGTAATAAAATATATAAAGGGAAAATACTTTTAGTAGACAAATATGATACATTCGAACAAAGTAAGGAAGCGACTTACGGTATATTGATTAAAAATGTATCAGAATATCTAATAAATATATAAATATGAAACGTATTATAATACCAGATATTCATTGTAAAATTGAATGGGTAAAAAATATTATAAATAGAGAATCGCCTGATACGATTATAATGTTAGGCGATTATTTTGATTCATTTAATAGCGATCTTGTTTATAAAAGTGATGAAGCATTTAAAGAATTATTAACTATAAAAAACGATTTTATAAATAATCATAATAGTAATTCTTTTATTATGTTATTAGGAAATCATGATTATCATTATCTTAGTGATGCTATTTTTGAACAATATTCGGGTTTTGCTTGGTTTATGGAAAGATGTATTACACCTCTTGTAGATGCAGAATTTAAGCAGGGAAAATTACCTGTTATATATATAGATGACATCAATAAGATTATATTTTCTCATGCTGGTGTTACTAAAACATGGATGAAAGAAAATAATATAAATTCTATATATGATATAAATAAATCAGTATTACAAAATCCAAGTATTCTAAGATTTACTTACTTGTATGGTGGTAATGAATATGGTGACAGCATAGCATCAAGTCCTATTTGGGTACGTCCAAATAGTTTATTAGAAGATAAAATATCTAAATATATACAAATAGTCGGACATACCCAAAGTATAACACAAAACGATAATGGGTATTATGAAAAAAATAATTGTTATTTTATTGATAATGCGCAGCATACCTATATGATACAAGAATTAAATGAATTTGGTAAAATAATTAATCAAGAAATAAAATGTCAAAAGATATAGATCTTAAAAAGCAAAAGTATATTGCTGAAGAATTTTTCAAATATTTAGAATATTCTATAAAAGATATTAAATTAATTAAAGTTTTTCTTTTAGGAGATCCTGAAGATTACCTATCAACTAATGTAATAGAATGTCGAGGGGTTTTTAAATATAAAGAAATACCATTTAACATCACACTAGTTTTTAATATTAAGACATTATTATATTACTACTATATAGAAGTTAATGGACGTGGAGAAATAGGAGAGTATTTATTTAATATTGAACGTTATGGTGAAGACCAATTAGATGATATACATCAAATTCTATTAAATACTATACAACTAATTATAAAAATTATAAATAATGAAGAAGGAAAAGAATAAATAATATGAATGAAATTATTATTGGTAAAGCAAATGTAGAGGTAGAGAAGTTTTATAAGGGGGCCTATTATAGTTACACAAACTATTGTATATACAGTTAAGAATAAAAAATATAAAATAAATATAGAAGTTGAAGCAAATCCTAAGCATAATATTGAAAAATATTTATTTTGGTTTAAGGAAGACAATGTAATTATTGAACACATACCTAATACTGAAATATATTTTATTTACGCTAATCATTAAAATTATTTAATATGAAACTTATTGAATCAAAGATATATAATGTAAGCTTTGCTTTTCCTAATGATAAAACTGTTAGTGATATAAAAGCAGTAAAGCTAATTCTGTGCAAGAAGCTTTAAATATTGGATTAGAATATGCTAAAATTAACAAATATAGAGTAACAGCAGTACAAGAAGTATTGTCAGGAGGTATACTAGAATCGTCCACTAAAACAATTACTATAGATGTATAAACAATCTTTTATATATAAAGTCCTAGACTTATTAGTAGTATTACTTGTAGGTCTAGGGATGGGAGTTATTATGACTATTGCTTTTATGATAAGCAATATATTTGGAATAATTGTATTTGTATTATTTATAATTGGGTATATTTTAAGTTTAGTTAAGTCATGAAATTAATAAATCAATCTTTTGAAATTATTGAACAGCCTAATACTACAATAGGACTATTTAAACATATAGAAAAAGCCTGTAGGATTTGCTATAAATCAGAGGATAAAATTACAGATACTTCTTATCAAAGATTTCTTACTATGATAAGAAGTAATGGCCATTTAAGTCCTTGGGAACATAGTACAGTTTATATGAAGATTAATGCAAAGGAAAATAAAGCTGATTTTGATTTGTTTTATCTTCTACTTAATAATAAACCTTGGGTAAGAATGTCTTATGATAATAATGAAAATTGGTATATAACTACTAACTATAGAGCTATTATTGAAAATAAGTTGGAAAATTTATGGGAAAAATATAGATGTTCTTTTACAGGAGAGCATACTCCAAGAATAACAGTTAAATTTATAACTTCTATTGGTATAAGTAGAGAATTAAATAGACATAGGTGTCATAGTATATGCGAAGAGAGCACACGATACTGTGTAAGTGGCGATACTTTATTAAAATATAAAAATTCTCATGCACATTATACTATTAAAGAATTATGGGAAGATAAACAAAATAAAAATAGATTATCTAAAATTTTAATAGAGGTATTAAATACTGATACAGGAATTTTAGAATATTCTAAAATTAAAAATATATTTAATAATGGTATTAAAAAGGTATACAAAATTACTACAGAATTAGGATATTCCTTAAAATGCACCATAGATCATCAAATATATACTCCCGATGGTTGGAAACATTTATCAGAATTGAATATAGGAGATAAAATTTATGTAAACGGAATTGATGGACCTGTATATCAAAATAAAGATTGGTTGGAATATCATTATCTAAAATCTAATAAAACTGTTTCTGAAATTTGTAAGGAGTTTGGATTTAAACCAGATGTAATCAGAAAATGGCTATATAAATATAATATTATAAAACCCATATTAGGAAAACAATTATATCAAGACTTTGATTGGTTATATAATCAAAACATCACTTTGAATAAAACTTTCGTAGCCATTGGGAATGAATTTAATTTTAATGTATCAACATTAAAAAAATGGGCTAAAAAATTAGGAATTCCTAATAAAGGAACAGGATATTTTAATATAGGGCGAATTCCTTGGAATAAAGAAAAAAATAAATTTGAGGACGAACGAGTTGCAAAACAAGCAAATGCATTAAGAAATTATCATCATAATGGGGATTCTACAGAAAAAATATTAAAAGAAAATACTTCTAAATATCAAAAACACAAAAAACCATTTTGTGAAATCTGTAAAACTACTATAGATTTAGAAGTACATCATAAGGATAAAAATCATAGTAATAATATTCCAGATAATTTAATGACGGTATGCCATTCTTGTCATCAAAAAATCCATAATCAGTCTTTAACATCATTGCATGGAGATAGAATCATAACTATAACTGAATTAGATGAAGAAGAAGAAGTATTCGACTTAGAAATAGAAAATTATCATAACTATGTAGCTAATGGTATAATAGTACACAACTGTAATTATAGCAAAGATAAGTTTAATAATGAGCTTACTTTTATTAAACCTGTAAATATGGATATTAAAGTAGGTGATTATGATATGCAATTATTTAGTAATCAATCATATTTTACTGATTATAATCCTACAGATGTTTTTATCTTAAGTTTACTGCAATCAGAAGAATCCTATCTACAACTTATTAAGGAAGGTTTTAAACCTCAACAAGCAAGAGATGTATTGCCGTTAGCTACTAAAACAGAAGTAATACATACTGCTTTTATAGATGATTGGATTCATTTCTTTGAACTTAGATGCAGTAATGCTGCACATCCTCAAATAAGAGAACTTGCTAATAATTTAAAACAAGAATTTATCAAAAGAGGATATATTCATGAATAATAACTTTGTAGATATAGTTCTTACTAAAGAACAAATGAGAGAATTGTTAGATCATAATATATACGATAATGATGCTTCTTTAATATATGATTCTAAAGATGGTAGTTATGTGATAAATAATATTTATGCTAGAAAATATCATTGTAATCTTTTTGCTGATATATTAAAAGTAAATTATCGGTTTACTTTAGGTGATTTATTAAGAATATGTGATGCAATTAATAAAAAGATCCCTGATTATAGCATAGACATGACTTTAAATACAGGTATTGTCTCTGATTCTGAGGGTAATATTATATATAAAGACATTACAGAAAGCAGAATAGACAGGGTGTATAATGTTATTTTGTGGGTATGTAATAATATTTTAAAAGAAAGAAATATAAAGATTGAAAGATTCAATAATTAATTTATATTATCTAAATGAAATTAAGAAATGCTAAAAAGAAGCTAAAGAAAATAGCACTAAAAAGATATACAATACCAATAGATATTAATAAAACATACTGTAAAATAATTTATAGCGATAAGATATTTCCTAATGGTAATCGTATGTTGGTATTACGTCTACTTTCTAAAAAGAACGATAAAGCTTATGGTCTTAAGTATTTCTATATTAAATCAAAAAATTATTAAATATTATGGGAACTAATTTTTATGCAATTCTTCCTATACATAAAAGAAGTATAGATGCTGTAGAGGGAGCTGTATATACATTAGAAGGCTTACTGAAAAAATTAGAAAAAGGCAATGATGTATGGGATAACATAAAAGAGTTTTCTAATGTTTTAGCTGAAGGGATAAAAAATATAGATGAACAACGTAAAATACATCTTGGTAAACGTAGTGCTGGGTGGTCATTTCTTTGGGATGCTAACAAACTCAAATATTATAAACCATCACTCAAAAGCATTCATAAATGGATTGTAGATAATAATGCTATAATTAAAGATGAATATGGTGAAGAATTTTCATGGGACGAATTTATCAATGATGAAATTGGAAAATGTCTTTATACATCAAAAGCAATTAGAAGTATTGAAGAATTGCCTGATGATATGAATCCTGATACAGTAAAATATATAAAGGAAAATTATTTTGATAAAAATCTTCCTTATTTCCAATACTGCTCTCATAGGTCATATCATATTATGCATCCAAATGAACCTACTTATTATTACGATAATATCTCAATTCCAGATTTTACACCTTATGCTAAGAATAGATTTGTAGATTTTGAATTTTCAGAATTTCAGTCAAAAGATGGATTGAGATTTGCAATTTATACTGATTTTAGTTAAAACTAAATTCAGATATAAAGAAATGTTTGAAGTCAGATTAATTAAGTTCTAATCAACTACGATAATAAGAATAATAAGTAGTTAATAAATGAGAATTCTTCAACTTTTCCAAGGATTACAGTTTCTAAAACAAGTGTCGAAAAGTATATTGTAAGGTCTTCGTTAATAATTACAAATTAAATAAAATGGACACATTAATCACAATTGGAATAGTGCTGTTGGTGCTCTCCATAATCTATGAAATAAATAAAGACGATATTGAATAAAAAAAAGAAATACTTATGTATAAAATTAAAATATGGTAAGCATTAGAAAAACAAAGAAAGCTCTTAGAAAATATGTAATTAGTGAACGAAAACGGTTACGTCTTAATAACAAGAAAATATATTGTGAAAAAACACACGGCACAACAATAATACCAGATGGCAAACATATGATTGTTCTTGCATATAGAACAAGAGATAAAGTTTTTAATTATAAATATTTTTATAGTAAATGACCAATTACTCTTTTGTAGATAAATATATTGAAGCATACCTGTGTTCATCATATTATTTTGATGATTATATTAATGGTGAAATGTTTAATTACCTTTTTAAGAATGAATGTTCACCATATAAATTTAAGTTAAAAAGCTATGAAATAAAACCATTTAAAGAATATACTAATGTACCAGAAGAATTTATTAAGAAATTTGGTGGTTCACATAATGAAAGGCAAGTGATTCATTTAATATGTTCATTCACTTCAAATGCAACTATTGAAATAAGTATTAGTAAATACAATTTATACATATCAAAAAAGAAATTCTTTAAATTTGTAAGAAATAAAATTAAGAAAAATCATGAAAGTAAACATTGAAATAACAGAAGGATGTACAAGCTTTTCTTATCTTATTAATGGTATTGAATGGGTAGATTTAGTTAAAGATGAAGAACCTGATATTCATGATAAGGAAGCAGTTAATAATATTAATTTTGTAAATAAAGTATGCGATACTTTAATCAACGAAATTGAGATCCAATATAATTTACCAGCATGGATAATTGGATATCTTTGGGATGGTGAATATGATACCTATTGTACACAAGATACGTTTATTAAACTTGTTAAAAATAATAAGAATACAAAGGAAGAATATCTTGGGACATGTGATGAGTGTGGTGATAGTATTTACAGATGGAAATTGGAAATTGAAATTGAATAAGTAAATGTATAAAATAATAATATTGTTAATTATATTACTTATTATATTTTATCCTATAAATTATGAAAAAGAAAAAGACTATTGGAGAAGACATTAAAATTTAAGATTAAAGTTATGAGATATAGAATAATTGCAGAAGACAGATTGGCTGAATTGCTAAAAGAAGAACTTTTACTCAATGCAGTAGTTCAGCGGTATGACGATGATTTTAATGATATAGCTGAGGACTATTTGAATTATATGTCTAATGAAGAATATTATGATATATTCCATAAGTCAGACGAAGAATTGACAAACATATTTCCAATTGCTTAAAATATAAAAACAAAAATGATAATTAATCACAAGTTTTTTATAATACACAATATAATGTACTATATAGATAAGTAATTAAATTAAATACATGTTATATGATACGCAATAATAAGAAACTTTATTTAGCTTTTACGGTAAATCATGAGTTGATTGGCATGTGTCAATCTGAGGAAACACTAATTGAAAAAAAATAAAAATGTTTCTGAATATTCTATGTACTATATTGAATACAAAGATAATGACTATATTGATATAGAAAATATAGAAGATAATGCAGTTTATATAAGATTAGTTAGCAATGATTAGGGGTATTAATAAATATAATAGTTTAGAACTATATATAAATCATGGATATTAAATATGTACTTTCAAAAGATGATATCATTATGATACTTCAAATTATAAGAAAACTTAATGATACTATTAAGCATTGTCCTATGTTAGAAGATAAACAAGTTATTTATCAACCATTTATGGATTGGCTTAATCATTCAGGTAAGCAGCTATTTAAAGAAATTTGCGAAATGAATACATTAAATAGTAATTCTATAATTATATCTGATTAAATATGTTAGGTGATATTTTTATATTTATTAAAAATTGGATGAAAGAAAATATATTCTGTAGACATAAATATATATATAAAGAGATAAATCCTTATACTGCATATTGGGTATGTGAAAAATGTGGTAGAGTAAAGAAGTTTAATAATAAACATTGTCCTTAATTAATTTTATGCCTTTACATTTAGTTTTCTTTATTGTGTTCAGCTCATTAGCGATAATAGCTATTATTTTATGGGCTATATTAGAATATCAAATTTTTAAAATTAAAACAAAGTATAATCATTTTAAATTCTTAAAATAATATGACAAGAGAGGTTTATAATAAAATGAATGAAGTTTTATCAGCATATCTTAACGGAGTAGTTGTTCAACATAAAACTCAAAAGCCCTATGATCCATTTATTTCTGTTTGGATAGATGTAAATAAATTTGAAGAACTGGCTTATTTGGAAAAAGAACCTTATAATTATAGAGTTAAACCTGCCTCTGAATATGTACCATTTAAAAATGCTGGAGAGTTTATAGGTGCATTGCAAAAGCATGGTAATTTTGTTAAGCATGGTAACACTCATTATTTTCCAGTTAATGTAGATAATAGCAGAATTATGCTTAGATTTTATAATTTTGATTCTGAAATATCATTTGAGGAACTTCTTGATAAAGAATGGAAATTTGCAGATGGTACGTTGTGTGGTAAACTTATAAATAATTAAAGGTTTATTAATTATGTATAATACTTTAAATAATATACCTGTAGGAACAGAATACAATCCAAATGCCCCTTGGAATCATGAGGATAATCCTGAAAAAGAAATTGAAGTTATTATTAGTGTAACTCTAAGTAAAACTGTTAAGATCAAGGTATCTGATTATGAGATTATTGATTCTGGTAAAGATGAAGACGACATTCCTTTTGAAGAAATAGATTATTCAAATTGTGATTTAAAGGCAGCTGTAGAAAATCAATATATACTTCCACAAGATATACTAAAAGAATGGGATGTTGATGATTATGAAGTAATATATAACGAATAATTAATATAGTATGATAGAAAATGTAAGACAAATAAATGCTAATTTGAAAAAGTTTAGTTATATAGCTAAAGATAATGATTATATCACAGTAACAGAATGGGCTAATAAAGAAGGTTGGGATATTAATATTAATGACAAATTAATTTCTTTACATGAAACTGAATTGGATGCCATTAACTATTTAACCAAAGTTTTGTTATACGAAAAATAAAATATTCTAATGATTTATAATAAAAAATTTGAAGGATATAAATTATCTTATAGAAAACCCATTAAAAACATGGTAGGAGTGTAGGAAGTATTTTAAAAGACCTAAAATTAGTATTCATTTTTTCACAAATCCTCTTTATAATTGTCCTTATGCATCTTATAAATGGATAGGTAAAATTATAGATATATCATGTGTAGATGTTTCTTGGAAAACCAAATATGATGATGTAAGATATGAAAGACCACCATATATTTGGGTTTGTTTCTTTAAAAGATTTGGTTTTTCTATTAATTTCCATACTTATTATAGAAATGAATTTGATGAGAAATGCAATTTCGATGAGTATTACTGGGATTATCTATTAACATATTTATATAGAAATAATGATTTATCTAAAGTTCCTACTTACATCGGAACTTCTAAAATATATAAACATATAGATTATAAAGATGATAGTATTAAATTTGTAGATACTATTATACCAATTGCTAAATATGCTTTAACTAAAAAAGGTATTAAACAACTTAAGTATAAATTAAATAATTATTAATAAATATGGAATTCAAAGAAGGTAAATTATATATTTGTATACACGATGTTTTAATTAATAATAAATTGGCATTTAAATCTGATAATTGCTATAAATGTATAAAAGATAATATTCTTATTGGTACAAATAATGATGAATTTAAGCTTTCATCGATTAATAGTAAATGGGAATTTTATTTTAAAGAATATTCTGGATCTATCGCATCTGTTGCACAATTTAAAGGCATTGTAGATAAAATGATTAATCTTTATGAAATTAAAAATAAAGATTATGGTAATTCATTTGAACAATCTTGTGATGATTTTGGAATTACAGCTGGACTTGTGAGAATGAGCGATAAATTTAATAGAATAAAAACTCTTTCTAAACAAGATAACCTTGTTAAAGATGAATCAATTGAAGACACTTTAATTGATTTGGCTAACTATTCAATAATGACACTTATTTGGTATAAAAATAATAAAAAATAATATGAATTTAATAGTATTAGACGGAGAAAATATATATATTTATACACAAGAATTTATTAATCAATATAAATCAGATTTATCAACAGAGGATATTTTAAAAGAATTAGGTTTTAATTCTAATGATGTAATATTTTCATTTTCAGATGATCCAAAAATACATATTAATTCAGATTATATAGCAGACATTAACGATTTAAAATAATTATGGAATTACCAGCAACATTAAATTTAGCAAATAGAATTAATAAATTTGTTCAAGAACAGACAAACGGAGAATGTAAATATTTAAAAGAAATACAAATTAAACAACTCCAAAATATAGCAAAAGGACTAATTAGAGTTGCTTCTGAACTAGCAGACCCATCTCTTACAGAAGCTAGATATGAAGAAAATAAACGTAAAGAAAAAGAACGTAAAGAGCGTAGACGACAATTAAAACTAAAGAAAAAATCAGAACGATATAAGAAAAAATATGGTGATGACTACGTAATTAAAGAATATAGAAAATAAAAAATAAGGGCTAATCTTCTCAAATGAGAGGGTTAGCCCTTATTTTTTATTCAGAATCTTTAGGAATTAATAAATCTAATCCTGGTTTTAACTAGTTTGTTGCAGAAAATGTTTTTAAAATACAATCCAAAAAGGTAGTAGATCCAAATATTGTATTCCATAATCTACTAGCAGTATTGCCAGCCCAAGAAAACATAAATGGAGTCCATTTTGCCCAAGGATTAACAAAAGAATCATATATATTAAAATCCATTAAAGAATTATTAATTGATTTAGCAAGAACATTAGCAGCTGCAAGTTTAATAGGATTAGGATCAAGTTTTGATTCCTCTTTTAAATCTTTTAGCCAAGCAGTAAGACCAGCAGCAGCAATATTTCCAATTATAACCCACATAAATAAATCAAACATTAACTATTTATAATTAGATCTATATGCATTTCTAAGTTGTGGGTTAGTAGAATACCATTGCTCATATAAATTCTTTGATGTTTTTATAGGATTCCAGCTCATTGCGCTTGCTAAAGTAACTGCAATTCCTTCTTGCCATTGACCCTACCATTTAATTGCAGGAAACGAAGTTTTTTTTGTGGTCAAATCTTCTGTTATTTTGCCATTCTCATCAACTTTATAATAAAGTAAATTACCATCAGGATCTGTTAATTGTTGAAATGAACCTCTTAATTTAAATCCACCAGAACCAAAATATTGATTCTTTTTACCTGTCCAGAAAGTTTTAAATTGCATAAACATTGAACCAATCCATGTTGCATGAAGCATAGCTTTTTTTTCATGTGAATAATATCCGTAAATATCATCCGATAATGATTTATAAGATTCTGCCTATAAATTAGTATAAGCTTTTGGTAATGCAACTTTTTCGCCAATTACATAATTAAAATCAGTTCCATCAGAATTTTTTGTATGTTCATTTACAAACTATTGACACATTTCATAATATAATGCTCTTTGATAATTATATTCATCTGAACCAACATTTTTATCATTGGCAAATAATTCAAAACGCTTATCTTTTCTCCAATCATAAATAAGTTTACCATCTTTAATTGAATGCGCTTCCCAACATCCATCTGCTCTCATTTGTGCGCCAAAGATTGTTAAACGATTATAATAATCTGGTCTTGAAGAAAATTTCATAGCCCAACTATTAAAATTAAATATACCTGAAGGCTAAGACTAAACTCGTTCAACATATTGATTCATATCCATATCATTTAAAGCATATTGTTTATTAATTAATGAATTAATTGTTTCTTTATCACTAAATACAAATAAATCTTTATATGCTGAAGCAAATGAATCAGATACATTTTTTAAAGTAAATGCAGATTTTCCATATTTGCCTACCATATCTGGTTTCTAAATTATTAAACGAATATCATTCCAAATACCTTGTATAGACTAATATAATCCTTGAACAGGAGAAAAAGCTAATACAGAATAAGATGCTATTGTTTTAATTTTATTAGTATATTCAGATAATAATTGTACATTTTTAGGTATAATAGATTCGTTTTTAATTTTATTACGAATATAATCTTGCATATAATTAATATCATTCTAGAAATTATGATTAGCAATAAATCCTTGATATGCTATATGAGACATAGCAGCTTTCATAATAGGAAATACTTTATTAATATTATTTTTCATTGAGTATGCAAAATAATGTTTTAATGTTAATGTTTCTAGATTATGTTCAAAATATCCAATACTGCCGTGTTTAGCAATAGTTCTATTAATTATATCTTGTCGATCAGCTGCTTCTCCCCAATCAAATGTTGTATTCATATTAAATAAATCAGAATTAGCTTTTGTTAATTCATCATTTTCTTCTGCATAACCAACACCTTTCATTTTATTAGAAAAATCATCCATAATTCTAGATGGAGCGAGACCCTTAAGTTTGATTTTTAAAGATTTTAATAATCCATCCTAAGCAACTTGTGATTCCATTCCACCAACAGCAAGAGGAACTTTATAATAATCAATATTGCCTTTCTTTTCTGCTTCTTCGCATAACTTATCAGAATATCCTAATCTATTTTTATTAATTAATCTTAAGCAATATTGTAATAACTCTTTTTCAGATTTTTTTAACGTTGGGTCTGATAATAATTTAAATCTAAAATCTCCACCAACTTTTTCTGGATTTTCATATAAATTTTTAAAAATATTTACTCTATTACCAGATAAATTAAATCCATATTCCTATTTAACTTTTGCTACAAGTTCGTGTAATTTAGCAACAGGTTCGCGTAATGAATCTCTTACGTTTTGATATGCAATAGTGGTTTGTTTGGTAATTAGATTCAGCGTATCACTTGCAAGATTACCGGGGTTATCTATTTTATTTCCCTAAATACCTTTATTGAATGACTAAATAGAGTTTATCCAATCTGAACTTTCAATATTCTATTGTCTAAAATTAATACCTCTTAAATCTGATAATGCTAACTATGCAGTATTATATAATCTTCTATAATTTTGTACTAATTTGTCCTGTGTATATTCAAACGATTGTAATGATCTTGTCCACTATTCTTCATTTTCCATTCTGCTGATAAAATCTTCTAAAGCTCGAATTTTTTCTGGAATAGTATTGTCGTTAGCTTTATCTAAATCATTTAAACAGCTTTCAAAGGTCTAAAACTATTTATAGTCACCAAGCCACTATTTATTTTTACCTGTCGTTAAAATATCAGTAAGTTCATCTAATGCTAATTGATATTTAGAACAAACTCTTATATCTTTTCCAAATTCTGTCTAAGCCTAATTCGATAATTTACAAAGACGATTTACAGTATATACTAATTCTTCATTAGAAGCAGTCATACCTCTACCAGCATAAGGATTTAAAATTTCAACACTTCCAAGAGACGAACCATTACTAAATAAACTTTTTAAATTATTAAGAATTAACATTGTTTCAATTAATTCTATATTTCCATTTCTAGATTCTAACATCAAAGATTTATCAGACATTTTACCATCCGAACCAACCCTAACAGAAGAACGAGAAATATTTTCTACAGAATCTTCAATTAATCCTCCACTAAGTAAATTGCTTTTTGGATTAAAATGTCTTAAATACATTACTGGTCTTGATGTTACTTTTTTAACATCTATCTAACCTGTAATTTTATTCCTTAATAATATTAATCCATATTGCTTAACTTGTTCACAATTAACAATTTCCCAACTACCTTGTGTGTATTTATGTAATATATCTGAAAGCCAATTGGCGTTTTCATATCTATTATCAACAGATATTTTAGGTAATTTCATTGTAAAATCGTCTTCTGTCATTGCTTTTTCAAGATTAGAACTAATATTTTCTGTAGTTCTAACCTTGAAATTTTCAAGTAATTTATAATAATCTTTTACTTTTTTAAGTAATACTGCTTCTCCTTCTTTTTCAGATACACTAAATTCTTTCTGTCCTAATTTATAATTTAAATACCCGTTAATTGGTGTTAATGATTTTTGTTCTTTAAATTCTTCTAATATTTCTTCGTCAGTAATATCTGGAGACTAATATTCTTTAAAAAACTATTTCATTACACTTGTAACGTTAGAACTTAATTTTTCTGAAACAGGTTCTTGTTCAATTTTTTCAGGAAAAAATTCTTGTAAGTTTTTCTAAATATTAAAAGAATGTTCAATTTTATTTTTAATAGAATGCCAAAGGATAGGTGGTATTCTTTTACCATCATTAGTTTTACTTTCTGGTTGTATTGGATCAATAGAATCATAAACATATTTATCTCCTTCTTTTCTAAAATTAGTTAATTGTAATGGAACAATTAACATATCGCTTTTAGAAACATCAATTCCATGTCTTTGTAAAATTCTATTATATACAGCTAACTAATACGTAAATGCCAACTATTTAGCAGAATTATATCCTTTAATACCACCTTGTGAATAAAACGGTTTAGGAGATGTTTTATAATCAACAATATGTGTGTTACCTTTTCCATCAATAATTAATAAATCCAAACGTCCAAGTACTTTATTCCCTTTACCTTGAACTTCTTGAATACTTTCTCCCATTACAGAAACTTCTGGATAATAGTCTAAATCAGAACCAAACTACTATTCTAATTGTGTTTTAAATTCTCTAGCTAATTTGATTGCATCATGAATACATTTTTTATTAATAGTATTCATATCAAGCATTTTAGGTAAATAAATATTTTCTAAAAAATTATCAGACATTGTTCCGACTATTTGTCCTGCGTTTTGTCCAGATTTAATTTTGCTAAAAAATATTTGGAATATACTATGAACTGTTTCGCCATATTCAGCTTGATGTTTCCATTTATCTTCCATTATCTCCCTGTAATTCTAATATTGAGATTTTGGTAATCTGGTTACACTATTTGGATCATTAAAGAATAATTCTCGTTCATCATCAGTATATTCTAAATTATCCCAAGCATCGTATCTTCTTTTCCAATATTCATCTTCATTAAACTCTGGAAATAACAAATTACCTTCAGAATCTTTTAAGCCACTTAAAAATGTATTTACACCAGTATAAGGCGGATTTGGATTATCTTGTATTTCTCCATCAATATATGTTTTTTTACTTTGATCTAATTTCTTTTTCAATTCTTTAGATTCTTGTATTAAAGAATCTACCTAAGATTTAGCGTGTAAAAATTGAGAAGATCGTTCAAAAACAATATCACCATATTTTGATAAATAATTTTCTTTTTCTAATAAGAAATCGTTTAATTCTAATTCATTATTAAAACGATGTCCTTTATATTCATATACACAAGCCATTAGCAATATTCTTTTAATACATTTTGTTCAAATAATTCCTGTTTTCTATTAGCTAATGTTCTATGTATCTAAGCATCAGTTAACGAACCCTAAAAATTATTATTTAATTCAACAGAATTTAATTCCTCAACTAAAGAACGTAATGTCATATTATAAACTTTATCTCCAAGTGTTATAGAACTCCATTTACCTTTTATTAATGTATCAAGCATTCTGTGCGTATTGTATGATATTTCATACATTGTTGCTTCATCCAATCCATCTAATTGGCTTTTTTGTCCAGTTAAATGTTTAGCTAATTCGGATACAAATATTTCTTCATTAATATCCATTCGTGTTCTATTTTTATATAATTGTTTTAAATTTTCATATCCATTAAACTATTCGGCTTTATTTACTAGATCAGAATATAATTCTGAATATTTAAATCTTAATCCGCCCAACAATAAATGTAATAATTCATGTATAGGAGCATCTATAGAAGCAATATCTGTATTAATATATATCTATCCATTATAGATAAATGCAGCAGAATACTCTGGATCTATTACCTTATTAGCAAATTCGCCAGAAGACAATTCAGACGTAGTAATTGTGTTTATATTTATTCCATAAAGTTTAGACAATTTATCAACAAATTGATTTAAAAATACGGTAGTATCAGCAGAAGATGTATCTGTTTTTTCTTTTTCTAATTCTCTATATGGAGTAGGGCGTTTTTCTATTTTTACAATTGCTTCTGTGTTTAAAGGAATAACTTTCACTTCTAAATCTGAATGAATATTATTTAACGCTATATTTGCATCTTGTACATTAGAAGTATTTGTATATTCTAACAAATTATCTATTTTAGTGCTTTCGTTTTGTCGTAACTTAATATTATCTTTAAGTGTGCTACTTGAATCACCAGGTAATTCATCAAGATTTGGAAATCTTCCAAGCGTATCCAAATAAGACCTACAGATAGGTTCTAAAGTTTGTTCTGGAATACCAGACGTATTTTTCAACGTCTGGTATTCTGCAGAACTTTTATTTACACATTGCATTAGCAAGGATTTTCATAATTTTGTATAATATCATCTAATAATTTCTAATTAATAAATGTTCCATATTTAGTTTTAATTCTAGGTATGTCACATAATTCTCTTGTTTCTCCATTGTGTGTTGGATCTGGACCAACTAATTTGCCAGATTCATTTATAGAATATCTTCCGTGAATTGATTTTAATTCTTCCACGTTAGTATAATCTAAACCAGCAAAACCTTTAATAAAATAATTTAAATTTAATTCAGATGAATTAGTTGGATTAATTTTCTAATAATTTTTATCTTCATATACTTGATTTCCTTCCATGTCTTCTTCAGCTCCATAATCTTCTTCAATATAATCGTTATATTCATCTGAATATATATCAGAATAATCAAAATCGTCCATGTTTTCATCAGAAAAATTTTGAGATTCTTTACGTTTCTATTTAGATTTCATAAGAAACCTCTAGAATGAATTTCTATCTTGACCAAATATATATTTAGTTTTGCTAGTATATGTATTTTCATTCTAAGATAAGTAATATAGCAAATCTATGGATGTTTTATCTCCCATAGTATCAATATCGTCAGTATTTAACATACCATTATAAATTTCGCGTTCTTTATCAAAGTATGCTTCAAAATCATGTAACTCTTTAAAAATACCTTGATTCTATATGTCTGACATAATAGGAGTTAATGTAGATTGGCCAATTTTATTTGAATATGTAACTATATTGTACAATGCCATTAACTCTAAAATTGGAATAGAATCTTTTTTAGTCATTTTATAATCATATGCTCCAAGTTTATTAAATTCAGATTTAACCATATTAAATAATAATCTTTCGTTATCTGTTCTTGGCATCATATTAATATTTAATCCATAATTAATAGACGAATTATGCGATGTATTCATGTCAAATATGGTCGTAGTTAATAACTTAATAAATTCGTTTGTTTTTACAGCAGCAGAAGATCTAGTATTGTTATGAATTAAGCCTTGTTTTAAATTTGGGAATACCTGTGTATCCATCCAACGTTTAAATGTAGCATTTCCTGACTCTGTTCCTAACTAAATTAGCATATCTGTTTTATTTTCTACGAGATCACCGTAAGCATTATAATATTTAAATCCTGCTGGAATTATAATTTTTTTACCACTTTCTAATAAGAATTGATTATTAATATAGTCATCAGCGTAATTTTGTAATCCTTTTAGAATTTTAATTTTTGACTTCTAAGTTGTTGCATCAAATAAATTAACTGCCCAAGAATATAAATTATTGATAAATCTAAATTTAGCTGAATTTGTATTCATTATATAAAGTCTAGCAAAATCTTGAACATACTCTTTAAAATGAGGAACATAATATACAGCATAAAACGGATTAAATGTTCTAGTTACTGTATCATTACCAAATTTAAACTATTTAGAATTATTAACAGAATTAGCAGCAGTTAAAAATGTTTGATCTGTTGCTAAGCTAACAGTTTTTATTACTGTATCACCGTTATATATATTTGATATATTATGACTAGCTAATATAATTTCGGGTACTTTAGTTGGTAATCCTTGATTAAATTTATATAATTTTCCAAGATCTTGTGTTTCTTTAGATCCGGCAGCAAGTATTTTTAAATTATGATATTCTTCTTCGTATTTTTTTAATATAGATCTATATTTAGCATATTTCTTTAATATATCTATAAATCTATTAACGTATCTACCCTAATCGGTAGATACTAATATTCTAGGAATTTTATTAATCTATTCGTAAATATAATTAGGATTTACATTATTATCTAATAATTTAAGTAATCCTTCTGGATAAAATTTCTACAACTATGTATCAACGTATTCAAACGGAGACTATTTTTCAAACTAATTATTACTATTAAATAATTTTTTATTAAATCTATAAGTCCATGTTCCACTTTCAAGAAATTGAAATATAGATGCTAATGATGAAAAATTCAATTCATTAGTAAATACATTTCCTTCTAATAATTCATTACATAATCTTGCAATAGGAGACATTAAAGTCTTAGCCAAATCATTAAATTCAACTCCAATCATAGCACCATACATATATAGCCCCATCATATTAGGACCAGCATTTAATTTATATAATGCTAATTCTTTTGCGTTATCAGCAGATAACCCTAACATTGCAGACAAGAATAGTGCCGCATCAACTGTCTAATCAACAGAAAGATATGCGCTTCTTACTGCATCTGATTTAATTGTAGATATATCAGGAGTATAACAATTTGCTAACAAATTATATGTTTTTAATTCAGGTGCTCCGTTTTTCCAAGAATATAATTTTTTATCAAATAACAAATTATTCTATTCTTCTTTTGTTCCATGTTGCAATATTTGATTATAATAAAAAGATAAACCTTCAAACGTTTTTAATGCTGCAGCACAAATACCTACACCGTCTTTACCTCCCATATTTCTATTAATAGCACTTATTTTACTTACAAAATTACCATGAACTTCAGTTTTTGCAATTTCTGCTTCTGGTATATTTTTTGTAATATCTTTTTGCTCTTGTGTAATTTCATCAACAGGAGCTTGTGATTGTCTAAGATTATTTGGATCAGATAAGATTTTATTGATATTAAATATTTGATAATTTTGAATTATTCCATCAACATCATTAGATTTACTATTTAAATATAAATTATGTTTATCAATAAACTATTTTAATAATTCAAATGTTTTATCAAGTTGCTCACTTGTAATTCCAATAGCCTATGTCAATATTGCACGTGATTCTTCTGTTGGAAGTTTATATTCATATTGCAATGTTTTAGCTATACTTTCTAATGGAACATGTGTATTTATTTTAGGATTATGTTGCTCATCAAATGTTAATACATCTTTTGTATTATCAATAAATTCCTATATTAGTTCTGGTGTATATGTTGTTATTTTTGGTTCATATGTAAAGCATGTTGGAAATGGAAGTAATTCCATTGATTTATTTAATGATTTTTCAGTTCTGATATCGGCATACGGAGACCATATTGGTAATTTTCCAGATTTATTAATATAATATGTAGCTAAGTTTACAGCATCAATATCCATATCAGAACCCTATAACCACAATTGTGCATTATTTACAAACGCAGTATTTAAATTTGGATCATCAAATAAAACTATTTTCATCTTCATTACACTTTGTAATGATTGAGCTGGAGTACGCGACGCTATTACTTCGAGGCTCTTTTTAAATGATGTATAAATTCGATTACCTTCTGTAATTGTAATTTTTAATGATGGATTGTATTTTAAGAACGAATTTATATTTTTAGAATTAATATTATCGGGGTTAATTTCAGTTAAACGAGATAACATTTCATTTACTTTTGTTACCTATTTATTTGAATCACTATAGAATTTTAATATTGATTGTGCTACTTTATTATTAGAATTTAAGAATTTGTTTAATAATTCTATAATATTGTCGTTATTTAAATTTTTGCTAAATATGATATTAGAATAATTAAGTGAATTAATAAAAAATTCTGGATGTTCAGTAACTATAATTTCGTTACCATTATCATCAGTATACACTTGATCATCCATAGAACTTAATTTATAAAGTTTATTTCCTTTATAATCAGTTCTATAAATTGTGTCTTCGTCGTATATCTTTTCAATATTAGATAATTCAACGTTTTGTAATTTATTTACTCTAGATTTATCTAATATATAAATGTGTTTTCCGTCTATTCTTTTAAGTTCAATATCAAAGTTATTCTAATTGGTAATGTTCGCATTAAATTTTCTAATAAGTTTTTTTGTAAAATAAAATGGATCGTCAAGTATGTCTGATAATTGAGAATCTTCTTCTAACCCAAATTCTTTTGCAAAAGTTTTGTTCATTCCTAGTTCGTAAGCTTGAAACTAGACAGAATTCTTATCCACCATAACACGTTTATTATCAATATATACATAATTATTATATGTATCGTTAGGAGATAGAGCACGCATTGTTCTATCCATTTCTTTTTGAACCTGCGCTAACAATCTTTTTTCATTATATAAAGGAATGTTATTTATTTGCAATATATTTAAAACAGTATCTTCTGTTACATTTTCATTTGGAATATTATTTAATAAATTATTATCTATTAAATATTCTATATATTTATTTTTATTATATTTAAATGCAACATGAAATTTTTCTTGTAATGGAACATCTTTGGTTCTTAAAATATATAAATCGTTTACAACATCTAAATCAAAAAGACTGCCTCGCAATGTTATATTATCCTATGTTTGATAATTAAATTTATAATTCATAGGAGCCAAATCTCGTCCATTTAAAATATTTTCATATATTTTAAATTCTCCAGTATAATTATTAATAGTCTTTTTTAACTCATTTCTTTCTAATGGAGTTTTTAAAAATATTGTCGCAATATTTTGGTTTATATTAATTTCTGGAAATTTTGTTAATAATTCATTAAATAAATTTTCGTCACCTTGGATATTGTATGGTCTTCCTATTTCAACATCAACAAAATTCTTTTGAACCTAATCAACTAATGGAACTTGTTCTAATAATTTTTGTTTTGTTTCTAATTCACCGGGTTTCCACTAACTTAATTTTTTCCCTCCGTACAATTTAATTCGTCCAAAAGACGGAGTAATAATACTTAATATTCCTGGAATTTTAAGTTTAATACCAGATCTAGTTAAAGAGACTGAAATAGTTGAAGCCAATTTAGCATATATAGCATTGTCACTCATAGGAAGTAACACATCTTTATACTGAATATCTTCACCTTTTCTAGCTTTATTGATTATACTTTTAGCAATAGTTGTAGCAAAATTGTCGGTTTGAACATCATTTGCTAATTCTTTAATTAATGTTTTATTAACTATTTCTCTAATAGTATCTCTATCATTAAATACAATATAATTGTCAATTGCTTTAATAATAGCATCAGTACCTCTTCTAGACAACTAAGCTAAACTTTTATAAAGATTTGCAGCTTGTGTGTGTGAATATCCTCTCAATGCACACGCATTCCATACCTATGTCATTAATGACAGGTCAGAACCGTCTGCGTGATGTTCTTTATCAAGCTATACACCTCCTTGAATTACTTCCATTGGAAAGTACATTAAATCGGTATTTAAGTCTAATAAATCATCAATATTATTAATGTTAGTGATGCCCTGTTTAACTGCACCTTCTGTTGCAATATAATGAATGTCAGCAACTTTTAAGGGCTGATATACATCATTTTGTACTTTTACTATATTAGATTTCTTGATTCCTATGTTATTAATATAATCAACCAAAAACTTAATTGAATTTTCTGATTGTATTAATTTATTGTTTATTAATTCCCTAGAATCCCAACCACCTAAAATTTGATATAATTTATAATTTGTATCAATAATAATAGGAGAGTCATCCTAATGAACTTCAAACACGTCAGTATGTAAAAATTCATTTAATTGTTTTGCTGTATCAATTACAATTGTATTTTGTGTGCTACCATCATTTAATACATTCTAAAATACTAATTGATATGTGTTGTTGCCTTCTGTCTTATTTATAGATAGTAATTTATAGTATTTATCATCTTTCTAAAAGTACACATCACCATTAATTGACATTAAATCTCCATTATAATTTTTAGTAATATCAATATTTAATAATTTTTCAGAACTCTCTTCAAGCCAAATGTGATTCATCATTTTTTTAGCCATTAACTAATCCAATTTACTATTTCTCATAGTATTATTAGTTAATCCAAATCCTGCGGTTTTTATAATACCACCTGTACTTGTGGATGTATTATAATAATGAAAGAATGGTTTTTTAGTTATACCAACAGCATCTGTGCCTAATGAATTATTTTCAAGATACACCATAGCTGGGTGAACAAATGTTGCACCATCCCAAGCTTTTAATAATCCAGTTAATCCAAAAGAATTATACTATAAATCACTTATATCTTTAACAATAGAAATATTATAGTTTTTAGGAATACCATTTACCATATTCAATGTAAATTCTAACATTTGTGCGGTAAAAGATACATTACGTTTATTCTAAGCATTGTATCTCAATGCTTCATCTTCTTCAAAATTATCGCCAAAATATTTACTTGGATGTGCTATTGGACTACCAACTGTAGATAATATGAACTATTCACTAAATAGAAAATCAAAATAATTATATCTCTATAACTCTGGGTGTAATTCAACAATATTGGCATATTGTAATTCTTCTACTGTCTTTATAGGCTTACCTGCTCCGTCTTTTGCAATAATCATTCGTCCAGAATCATCAACCCAATTAGGATATGTATCAGTTAAATATTTTAGAGATGTGTTTCCTACTGATAAACCCTAAGATAAATCAAAAGAAAAATTATTAGAAAGTAAATCTCTAGCTATTAATTTATGTTGTCTCATCCAAAATAATTTAGAGTTAGAATTACTGTTCCATCTTTCTAAATTACCTTTTAATGTCTAATTTACCATTAATTTATTAGCTTTATTATTATATACATAATGCACCTAATCAATAAAACTTAATGGATGATTTCTGTTTGCTTTATTATATGTTCTAATCATTTCCTATATAGTAGCAAATGGATTAGATACTGGAACTTTTACACCATTCTCATCAGTATTATAATTAAAATAATCAAAATTAGAATCAAATAATTCATCAGCAGTAACAGGAATATTAAAATAATTTAATAATGTATTCCAGTCTTTCTTTAACTAATTATTGATATGTATATATATATTATTAAATTCATTCTTAATAAAATCTTGCAATTCTTCTAATGTTAAATTAACTAATGGCTTTTGTGTTCCATTAATATCAACAATCGTATTTAAATCACAAGCAAGTCTAGATATATTTGGTTTATCAGAAAAGTCCGCAGGCAAAATACCAATTACATTCTTTTTCCAAACTTTAGCATATTTATTTTGCGGACTATCAGTCAACTATTGAATATAATCAATCACAAATTGAGCATAGACTTGTTCAGAAATAGTAAATTTTGTGTATGGCTTTACTGTAGTATTACCCATAAATTCCTTTGCATTATAAATACCTTTAATTGCTCCAGGATGAGTTAATAAAAAAGAAGTTGACATAACACCATTATTCTACTAAATCCTTGCCCATTGTGTTCTATACGTTCCAAGAAGTCTACTTTGAGATGCACTATTTTGTGTATTTCCCTCACCATCTTTCAATGTATTAGATGATGTTAATCCTCGTAAAGATGCATACGCATTTGTAATATTATTTAATACACTACTATCAGATGTAAAATCAATTAGATCCATCATTCCTAATTTTTTATCAATTCTATTAGGAATTTGTAAATCATTTAATCTTTCTTTTAATCCTCTAGGTGATGTATAATTTGATAAAAATTTATTCTAAATAAATGATCGAAGTAATATTCTTGATGAAAACTTAGTTAAATCAGTATACATGTCTTCGTTAGAATTATTATACTGTTCTAGAATTGTATTCATTAAATCAATATCATTTGTATTGATTTTAATCATTTGTTGAATAAATGGTTTTACTAATTCAAAATATTCAGATGGTATACTTTCAAATACTTTCCATTCATTATTTTCTTTTCTTGCAATTTTAAATTTTCCTCTATTATCAATGTTTAAAAACAAACCTGTATTAGGAACTGAAAATACTATTTCAAACAATCTATCTGATTCGTTAGTTCTTGAACCATCTACTTTATATGTATTTGAAATTGTGTCATATATGTCTAAAGATGGACTGTTCCCACCATTAATAGCATATTCAACAGCTCTTTGTATATTAGTTGTAGTTAAATCTAACATTTCTCTAGATTTTATTGTGCCATCGTCATCAATACAATACTACAAAAATTTAGTTGACGTTACATTGTCAACAGTATGAGATATATCATTAGCTAATTTAGAATCTAATCTAAATATTGAATTTGTCATTAATTCTTTTGATTTATTAGTGTTAAATATACCTCTATACATAGAATACATATTATTAAAATTTCCAGAAGTCCAGTTTTCAAATATATTTGTATCTTTTGTTGATTTTAAATAACCGAGAAATTGCTTATTAGAAAATAATTCAAATACTGATGGAAGTATATTTTGTGCATCAAATCTAATATTATTAATAAGATTAGCAAGATTTCCATATTTTTTACATAGTTTTAAACAACTATTAGAAACTGTTTGAATAGCAGAATTTAACTAAAGATTTAATACATCATTAAAATTAATATTATATGCTCTAGCATCTCCTCCCAAATCCTTAATATTTTTAACAACATACTAAAAATCATTAAATGTAATATATTTATCAGTATGAGTTTCTGTATTAAAGTTGTATACTGGAGTTGTAGAAACTAATAATTTTATAATTCCACTAACTTCTTTTTCTGGGTCAATATTATCGGTTGTTCTCCAGGTTTTATTAACTTCAGCACCTTTCTAAGCCCATCTAAATTGGCTATCAAAAGTTCCATAGTTAGCAATTTCAATGTTATTTTTATATAATGAATAAATATAATCATCTAAATATGTCAATAACATATAACTATTAAATGCTTTTAATTTAGCTTGTTCACTACTAATTCCAGAATGTGCTCTTGTATATGTAATATTTAATTGATCTGAAGACATTTGTAAAAGTTCCCATATTGATTGACGAACTTTCTCAAATCTTCTATTATATTTTCCAACAGTATATAATTTAAAATCGCTTTCTTTAAATTCTCCTAAATTTTTTACATAATCATAAATATTGTCAGCTAATTGCTATCTTAAATTACGTATTTCTCTATTTAATTCAGCATTATTTGTAATAGTTTTTCCTGTAGATCTATTTAATAATGTATGGTTAACAATCCAATTGTTAAAATCGTACTTTGCATGAATTGAGACATTAACAGCTTGACCATACCATTTATCAATAAATTCTGTTCCTTTTAATCCCATTTCAATACTTGACAGTGGAATTTCTAAACTTTCAGTTGTTGTTTGATATGAATGATTATCGTTAAATTTATTAGTATCGTCAATATTTTTTAATCTATTTATTAATGCTTCACTATTAAAAAAGCCAGAATCAATAGTTGTTAATTTTCTACCTTTTATACTAAATCTCTCAATGGAGGACATTATACCCTCCATTAAAAGATTAATATTTTCATCTGTTAATTCATAATTTTTAGAAAATTCGTTTAAGTAATTACTGATAAAATTTTTAGCTATATTTAATGCACTATCACTGCGCATTGCCTAGCGTAATCCTTTTTTTACTTCATTTTGTATATCAGCAATATCGTTTATTGAACATTTATTCATTAAAAATCAATTGATATAATTTTAGGACAAGATGTATTGTTCTACTAATCTTCATTATCTTGTTTTAATTTTTCATCTATATATTGTTGCACTTTCATAAGTAACGATTTAATTTCTGGAGAATTAGCATTATTAATTAATTCATTTAATACATCTTTAATGTGATTTGCCTCTTCTTCATCAGATAAGTAATCATCAAGTGTTTCTTTAAAATCATTTATGTCATCTGTTTGTTCTCCTTCAAATATTGAATTTAATAAATCAAAATTATTTTCAAATTCATCTATAGTAATATTTAAATTTGCCTAGATTACTGACTAAGTATTAGTCTATTGTGCTAATATTGGAGTTAATTCTAATGTATCTTTTGTCCCATTATTATAAAATTTAGCATTAAATGTTTCTATTTTAGATGTATTTGGGTCAACTAAATCAATTCTAAATTCATACGTATTTTGAAGTGTTCGTGTATTTGTTATAGAATTAATAATTTCTCCATTTAATGATTTTAATAATATTTGTTTATTTTTAAATATATCTAACTTATCGGAAACTAACAAACGATCTGTAAAAGGAATAGCAATTACGTTTCCTTGTATGTTGATTTGCTAAGCTATAGATTGTATTATTGAATCTGGATTGGATTTATCTATTGTAAGATTATTATAACCTAATGATTCTATCATATCAATTACATTTTGTATATAATTTGGCAAATTATTTGACTACTAATTTAACATTGATTTACCAGCAATATAATTTTTTGTATCTAAAGAATAATACATATTACGAATTTTATCATATTTTAATTTATTTTTAATTAGATTTTTTAAAAAAGAATGTATATTACCTTTAAACACATTAGAATCAACTTTTCCGTGAATCAAATAATGCCGTGAATCATATTGATAGTCATTTTGTTCTACTTCAAATACAACATTATGTAAATACGATGTTTGTTGTTCAATAGGTTTAATAGATCTTAATCTAAATGTATTGATGCTAGTAATAGAGTCTAATAAATCTTGATTCTATTTAGTATAAATATATGGTTTCTCAGATCTTGTTCCACCTCTATTTTCTACATATACTAACCCAGATAAAAATCTATCAAGATGTTGATAAAGCATTGATTCTTTACTAAATAAAACATCACTCCAGTCTTCATAAGTCATTAATCTAGTATAGAATTTCTATAACAGTTTTGTTTTTTCTTCTACTGTGTTAGCCTTATCGATTTGCTATTGAAGAATATCTAATTCAGTAATAGCTTGAACGATTTTATCGTAGGCTTCTGGGTATAATTTTTGAGCCAACTGTTTTAATGAATCATTATTAATAATTTCGGTTAATACTTTATAAGTAGAATTAATTTGACCAATCGGTTTTTTGTCGCTTTGCTTCGTAATAATTTTATGTATATTGTCAATATATTCTTTTAATGAATAAGATGGCGATACAACATACATTAATTTAACCTATTTTGGTTTTTTGCCTTGTTCCTAAAGAATATAATAATCAAGTAAATTTGTAATCGATTTATCATAAGATACTAAAACAAACGGATGACCAGGCTAAACAATATTTTTAATGCCATCAATTGTAGCACTTTTAGAGGAAAGAATTTTACTCATATTTATTGCTGGATTTTTAGCAAATTCATTAAGATTAACCCATTTTGCAGAATATCCTAAATAATCAACAATATTTTTATTACCTTTATTTAATACCATAAGAGGACCTAAGTTTTCAAAATAACTTGCTGGAGTCCAATTTTCAAAATTTGCAAATCCACTATATTTATCAATATAAAAGATTGCATTTTGCGTCATATTAAATAATTTCGTTAGATAATATAAATCAGAATTTGGTTTATTGGCTTTTAAATAATTTTCAAGAGCTTTGTATTTGTCTTCTATTTTATTTCCACCATTATTAAAAGCATTTAATTCTTCTTTATAAACATATTCGCCATTAGATATTAACTAAATTATAGTTGCTGGATTTACAAATGATAGCAATGGTATTTCTAATAAATCACCATTTTTCTAATCACCTATTATTGCAATCAAAGATCCTCTTTGTACTTTTTTAGATTCATCAGTATCAGTATAAATATAATTTAATCTTTCATTTTCATCATGTGTAAACAAATTATAAGTAGAATTCCCTGATTTTTCACCTGGTTTTACGCTCTTTTTATAAGCGAATGTAATATATGGATTTTGTATTTGTAAAATAGTTGCTATATCAGATAACATTTTATTTTTATCAGACTAAGTGAGTAAAATGCTTCTTAGCGTTCCTATATATTTCATATACTCATCAAAAGATACTCCAAATATTTTATTATATTTGGATTCTATATTTTTTAATCCATTTATACTATCTCTTCTACCTTCACCTTCGTGTGTAATCATTTTACCATTCTAGTCAAACGTTACGCCAGATTCAAATGTATTAAATGAATATAATAACATTTTCAATACATCGTTATTAGATTCAGAAACAGGTTCGTTATCCTAGCTTAAAACATCCGTTTTTATTTTTAATTCATCATCAGTAGATGTGTCATCATTAGTAAATATCCAAGGTTCTTCGTCCTCTCTATTGAATATTTGTTCAATAGAGTTTAAGATAAAATCAATATTATTGTTTAATGCATATATATAATTTGGATCTTCTGAATTAATTTTAATTAAATCACCATTCATCCAATCTATAGATTCTTGTGATGCTTCAGGGGCTTTAATAGCTTCTTGTAAATTACTTAATAATGCATTACTGATATTTGTTAAAGTGTTATCGTTTATATCGGCTGTTACAACTTCTGCATCTTGTGAAAAACCAAACACAGGTTTCCAATTTCCGTCTTTAAAAACAAATGGAATACGTATACTATTTAAATCAATTAAAACAACTACATCACCACTTAGTAATACTGCTTTATTTAAAGCAGATTCATTATTACTATTTACAAATGGTATATCAACTAGACTAATTATAACATCAGATCCATTTACATTTGTAGTAATATTGTCTGGTAATTTAGTAAATTCATTAGTATTTGCTGAAGATGTACCAGATGACAATTGAGGTTTACTAGACTAAATTGTTGGTTTACTAGGTGGTGTTACAACAATTGTTCCAGGAACAGATGTTGGTTGTGCTCCACTCGGTACTGGTTTGCTTACACTTTCCTCTGATTTATTATCTTCAACAATTTTTATATCAGATCCTTGTAAATTTAACTTAGCGTATAAATCTTTAACTTTATTAGTATAATTTTTAATAGCAGATTCTGTTAACTCATCCTTAATAGTTGTTTCATCTTTTATATTACGAATTTTAAAATTATCATTTTGATTTGCAACAATAATACTTCCTTTTTTAGAACGTGTTACAGCTGTATATAATTCATTTTGAAACATTGGATTATTTTCATCTAACTCTGCTATAAAATATGTAGCCTCTTTACCTTGTGCTGTATTATCAGCAAAAAATTCAATTTTATCTTTATATGTTTCTGATAACCATTTATATAATGGCGTATCAGTTTTTGTATATATAAATCCAATTTTTTCATTAGTTGGCAATGTTTTAATCATTGCATCAACTTCTTGTTTTATTGAAGCAAAATCGTCTGAAACACTTGTTTTTGTAAATTCTCCGTCTTTAAGTGTATGATATATTTTATCACCATTAAATCCAGACTAATTAATATAATGATGTAATTCAAATTGTTTTGAATTTTGTTGTATAGCATTTATTAATGTTATTTGATTTTGATTTTTTTGAGAATTATTAGTTCTCATACTACTTCCTAATTTAGGACATCTAATAAATAGTTCTCGCTATAAACCAATGCTTACTTTAATATTTTGTGAATCAATATTAAAATTAACCTCAGCAAAGGATTTAGATTGATCTAAATCTCCAGCAGTTATAATTTTAAATCCATATTTTTTTGCTGATTTTTCTAATAAGTCTAAATCATTTGTTGTAAATTGTGATATTTCGTCAATTATTACTAATGATGGTGGCTTTGATAATGCGTTAATATCACCTTTCCCTCTGATTGAATATTCATCATCAAGATAAATATCATCATTGGTAATAGTAAGTTTACCACTTGGATCTTTATAGTTTTTCCAAGAATTAATAATTTCTTGTAAAAATTCTTCTTTAGAATATACTTGATCTTCTTTAAACCCTATATTATTTGCTAATTCTATTCCAGACTATTTATTAGCTCCGTGAACAACATATACATTATTAAGCAATTTTTGATCTTTAACATTTTTAATCATATTAACTACCTAAGATATTACAGCTGATGTTTTACCGCTTCCAGCAATTCCCTCTATAAAATTAATACGAGAATATACAGGAGTTAATCCAAGTATATTAATATAATTTACATTTTTATCCTAGGCAAGTATATCGTATTGTTCTAAATGTAATTTTTTTAGTATTTCTCTACGTTCGTCTACTGTTTTATTTTTATAATATTCTAAAAAACCTTTTCTATATGTATCATAAAATTTCTAAAATTCAGGACCATTAACAACAAAACTAAATGCAGTATATATAGCAAGTTCTTGTGATGGAATTGGGGCAATTCCGTCTAACATTGATTTAGCATATAATGAATAAAAGTCACTTGCTTTTACAGATGCTCTAGATGCTAACCACCAAATAAAAGAATTATCATCTAAGTCATCAGTTTTTTCATTTAATATTTGTGATACATTATTAGTTAAACTAAGTGTTTCTGGGTTAATAATTAATGATAAATCTTTATCATTGTTAAATTTAAAGAAATCATATATTGCGTCTTGTAATTGAATATATTCTTTTTTTATTTCAGTTCTTTCGTCATTACTAATATCAAATGTTTTAGAATCTGAATATTTAGACAATAATGATTGATTAATGGCTGAAATTAATTCTTGTTTTTTATTCCAATCATCAGGTATATTATGAATAAATTTATTTAATTTATTTCTAAATATATAAGTTTGATTTAAATCGATATTAAATTGCCTATTAAGTTTTTGACCATTGTTTAATGCACTTAAATTCTTTAATATTTTTAATTTATTTTCAGTAGTTTGTAAATCATTTAATATAATATTAGCTGATTTAGTATCCATTTCTACTAATTTAGCATCTGGATCTATTTCATTCATTGTTTTTGTATAACCCCAAAGATCAGTATTATCAACAATTTCTCCATTTTTAACAGTTGTCCCAAAACCCAAACTATCTGTTTTTGTTGCATTAACAACAGATTTTAAAGCCTCAATAGTGTCTAGTGCATAATCAACCTATTTTTGTAATTTTGAATCTAAAATAAATTCAGTAATATTTTCTTTCTTACTTTTTAAAGAATTGTTAATATTATCAATTACTTGTTGTAAATTAAACTAAATACCTTGAACATCAGTCGAAAATTGATTTAATAAATCAATAATAGGAGAATCTTTTGCAGATTTTAATTCCACTCTTATATCAGTAAGACTATTTGCTAAATTTGCATATTTCTAACCTTCATCATCCATTTGATCTTCAAAATATTGATCTGATTCAGCAGATGCTTGTTGTTCTAAATTAGTTATAGAATCAATTAATCGTGTTTTTAATTCAGATGGAATAAACGCTCCGTTTCTAACCTATTTAACTATATCTTGTAACTTTGGTAATACATTATTAATTAGTGGTTCACTATCATTTAGAGGATATTTACCTTGTAACTAAAATAAATTTATTAAAAATTCTTTATCATTAATTGCGGATTGTGCAATTTTAATTGGATCAAGAGGTTGTCCATTTACATTTTGTGTTGATTCATAATTTACTAAACCTAAATTTACATTATGATAAAATTTAGCAAGATCAATTCCAAATGGATTTTTTAATAATGATTTATCAACTTCAGATAATGTTTTTGATGATTTTTTAAGAACATCTTTAAAAATTGTATAAGCGTCAAAAATTTGATTCTTTGCTTCAGTTTGACGCCAATTATCATATTTTGTATATAATTCTTTTTTTCTTGCATTAGTAATATCATCAAACTTTTTATTTTCAGCATGCTCAGCATATTGAACAAAATTAGTTTTAATAAATGCTGAATTAATAGCAGGAATCATTTCAAATAAAGATGAACCGATAAAATCAGTAGAACGATCTCCATTTACTAAACTTTGCTAAGTTTTTCTTAATTCAGAAAGTTGTTTATTTAACTCTTGTATACGATTATTTTTCTCTTTTGTATTTGACTCTTTTTCTTCTTGTAATTTTTGTCTATCGGTTTTTTCTTCGAATTCATTTAATGATGTCTATTCGCCTAAGTTTGATAATTCATTTAATGTATCATAAATTTTTACCATTGTATCTTGATAATCTTCAAGATATTTAGCAGCGGTAAGTGTAGATTGGAGTTCTTGAAATCTTAAATCACCAAGAGTTTGTTTATCTAAAAATGTTTCATCAGTTAATGTTCCTCCTTCTGCTTGAAGCATATTTTGAATATTGTCAATAGTATCATATATCATTTTTTTAGCTTGATAATCTTGACTATCTTCATAATTTTTAGCAGTATCCCATACAGTATTACCATTTTCGTCAGTTGAAAAACTAGTTGCAGAAAGATTTTTATTTCCAATTGGCATGTTTTTAACGCTCTTTTTAAAATCTTCAATGTTGCCATTTCGTATCATATATACAATTTCCTAAAGAGCCTGTTTGCTAGTGATATTATTATTCTATTTTATAGATTTGTAGCCCATAAAAGGCGCATTAATTGCACCGCCAGCAATACCACCAAGAAATGACATTGTATATCTATCAAACACATTATCAATTTTCAACCTTGAATCATCGCCTTGAATCCACTATGATGCATTATAACAGCTTCTAGCAAAATCAGCAAGCAATTCTTCTGATACTTCTTCTATACCTTCACCAAGACCATGTGCAAACATTTGTGCTCCAAGCTATTTAACACCAGAATTAGCATTAATACCTTGCTAATATAAATTTTTACCCATATTAAATAATTTTTTAACATAGGCTTGTTTGTCCTGTCCTTTTGTATATTTTGGTAATTTCCCTACTAATGCTTTTATTAAAGCCTTATTATGAATACCTTGTTCTCTTAATTCTGGTAATACATGTTCGCCAATACCAGTATTTAATAATACTGCTTCTGCGGCGGTATAACCGATAGTTAATAATGTTGCTTCTAAATCGCTTGCTCCAGCTAATTTTGCTTCTCCGTACATATCCTAAGTAGTAATCATTGTCATGTAGGTTTTAGACAGTACACTACCTATTTTATTATAAGATTTTATATAATCATCAACTGTTTTTGCTGCTTTACTTGCAGCAGCGTTCTTCATTTTAGAGGCTTCTGCAAAATAGTCAAATCCCTCATTAAGTAATTTTTGGCTTTTTGATTTAATTAATTCATTTAATGTTTCTTTGCCTTCCTTAAGATTTTTTTCTATTAAAGTTGCTTTCATTGCACTAATACCTTTTTCAGTACGACCAGCAGCACCCATGAACAAAGCTGGAATATCTTTAAAGATAAAACGTTGTTCTTTAAGTTGCCCAACAACATCACCAATTAAATCAATAAAATTCTCCCAACACCAAGTGTTTTCTTGTGCATAATCGGATTTTGAAGTTTGTCGATTTACAGATTTAGACCAACCTTCAATATTAGATAATGTTGGAGAATCGCTTCCTGTAAACATTTTACCTAATGTTGCCATAAAACCAACGGATTGAGATAAAACACTCGCTCCAGCAATCCAGGGTCCTACATAAGGTATAAACATTGGAGCAATTAAAGCTACATTTTTCATAACAGTTCCAAATGCGCTTTTATGAAGATCATCGGAATCAAAAAAATCGTATTTATTTAATGCTGAACCTTCTTTTGTTAGAACATCCATTTTATTTAAAACTTGTTTATTATAAACTGGACGTCCGTTTAGCTTTTCATAATAATATGTTCCGTTATCATTTAATTTTAAATCACCTGTTTTATGTTCAACAGTTTCTCCTGTTTCTGGGTCAACATGTGTGCCATCTTCATCCCAACTAGCCAAAACTAAAGTATCAAAAAAGTAAGGTAATCCACTATTTGTTTCTGGTGAGTCTAGCCATTCTCCAGTAGCTGGGTCAAATACTTGTTGAGACTCCGCAATTTCTCTAACACTTTGCGTTGGATCTTCTAATTTACCTAATTCAACAATACCTCCCTACTATTTTAATGGATTAATAATTTTTATTGGTGCTCCTAAATCTGGACCAGATCTTAATGTTTGTTTAGGGGCAAATATATTATCTCTATGAAATGTTCCAGATTTGATTACAGCATCATCATAATCAAAGTTAGCAAACATATTGTATGTTTGTTTAGCTATATTATACGCTTTCTAAAAAGCTGCTTCATCAAACTAACCAGTTGGTGTTGAAAATGTTTCTTTTACTTTTTTACTATTTCTATAACTATCTATAGTATCTATTCCCGTATTGTCTGCTGTCATGCCTACTTCAGCAAAATCCTTTAAGGACATATCGGGATTATATAGCATATTTAAAAATAAATCGTTTTCTTTATTCATTATTCTTAGGATTTACCCAATTAAATTTAACTCCTTGTTCTTGATTTCTAGATTGTTGATCTAATGATAATGCTTGTTTTGGTGTTAATGTACCATTTAATGAATTCAACACATTAGTTTTAACAGGTATATATACTGTTCCTTGATACATTGCATCTCCAGTACTAAACCAACTACCAGAACTAAATGTAAAGTTTTTATCAAATGATTTAAACTCATTAATTGCATTTTTAGTTTCGTTAGTTCCAAGCTCCTTTAAATAATCATTAAAATCGGCTGAATCTCTATCTTGTTCAGTAAATGCTTTTGAAGAAGCAACACTATCAAATACAATAAATCTAGCGTAATTAACAGTATTAAGCTATCCTTTATCATTATATACCCAAGGTAAACTATATTTTTGATATATTCTATTTATTTCTTTGTAGTTAGTTTTATCAATTCCTAGTTTTTTAATTTCGTTGTCGGCTTGCTCTTTTCTTTTTAATGCTTTAAAATCAGGTCTAATTATACCTTTATTCTTAGCGTTTATATCAATAATCATATCAATTGAATGAGCATTACCGTCAATTATAATATTACTCATGTTGGTAGTTGGTATTCTCATACCTCCCATAGAAACATTTGAAAAATCTAAAGATCCGCCTAAATCACTACTGGTTAAATTGTTTAATGTTGTTCTTCCAAGATTACTTCCATTTTTTTCTACAGGCAATGTAGTACTATAAACTGGAATACCATTATTAGTACCATCTTGTATTACAAACATAGAATCTTGACCAAGCCCTTCAATTAATTGCGTGGCTTTATTAAGTTTAACTGTATCTGTTGAATCTTTAGTATATGCAGAAGAATTTTTATCTTTACCATTTTTTTCATACGCTCCTTTATATGTCAAATCTATAGATGATGTAGTGCTTGTATTTGACATTACTAAATTATATAATGCGTCATATAACCCTTTTTCTCCACCAAGTTTAACTTTTAATAACGTTTTTGCATTTGTTGGCAACATTTCATATAAATATTTTAAAGCATATTTAGCTTGTTGAGCTTGTGATTTAGAAATAACTTTAGCTTCATATAATCCATCAATAGAAGTATTATCTCCATAACCCTATGCAGCTAATCCTTGAAGAACCTAAACGCCCTATTCTATTTGTCCGTTATTTTTATAAATTCCATAAGTTGCAGAATGTTCATCTGTTCCCATGTTTTGTAAATTACTTTTTAATAATTCTGCAACTTTTTCCATGCCAATTCCATTTTGTACAACATTTAATATCTAATTCTAAAATGCTAATTGTCCATAATGTGCTCTCATATATAATAAATTAGAATTAGTAAGAATGCTATATTTTTCTGGATTCTTTAAATATGTATCTACATTAATAAAATTAATTCCATGTTTTGTATCTGATACAGCAACTTTTCCACTATCTGTAATAGCTACTTCACCAAGACCTTTATTAGCTTTAACTTCATTAAAAGTATCATCGAAGCTCTTTTTAGAAAATTTCGCACTATTTGTTTTTAACAATGTAGTAAGATATGTACTAACTAACGATGGGGCTGCACTTCCCAATACAGTTTGCAACTAATACATTCCCTGTAGATTATTAATAATAACATTCATATCGCTAGGAAGTCCATCTACTTTACTTAACATAGTAAGTAAATCTTTATCTGATAATTTCCCAGATTCTTTATCACTGGAAGTTGTCTAACTTTCTTGTTGCGTTTGTATTACTTGCTAAGGAGTATTACCAGCAGGCACATATGCTCGATAACTAAGATAAGGGGGCATTGCACCCCCTTGTTGTTTGAAATTTATTTTCATTTAGATTTTGGTTTTATTACCTAACTTAATAATTTAGACATTCCAGCTGATAATTGCCTAATAGATTTTGAAGTATCATTAATCTATTCTGACTAATTTTTCTGAAATAATTTCTATCTATCTAATCTATCTTTTATTTGTGCTATATATATTTTGTCAATACTTCCACCTTTTGCTTTTTTCTCAGTAGTTGCTTGTTGTTCAACAGTCGATGGTTTCCATGAAGGATTATAATTGAAATTCAATCTTTTAACATTGGCTAATTTACTTAAATATTCTTGCCATTTTTTAGAATTAAGTTCTTTAGTATAATTAATATAGTCTCTATAATTTCCCCAACTATATATATCATGACCATCCTTAATCCATTGTGTTAATTCTGCTTGATATGCTAATAATTTTGGATCATTATTATACTTATCTTCAATATATTTAGATAATAATTGTGTATCAAATGCTTTTTGTTCATCTTGTTTAGTTTTATATAAATTTTGCATTTCAGATAACAATGTATTAATATTTTCAGTTTTTTTAGCAATATAACCTTGTTGTGCTTGACTTCTAAGAATATTATTATTCCATTCGTTATAACGATTTTCATTTGCTGTATCAATGGCATTAGACACATTTTCTTTTCCTTGTGCCAAAGTTAACTCAGATGTTCGTTTAATTTCATTTGCATTAGTAACTTGGCCTTTAAAACGCTATTCACTAGCTTCTTTTTCACCTTGTAATTTAGATAGTTGATCTAAACTTGCATCAGATGAAATTGTTTTTGCAGCAATAGTATTTAATTTCTAAGCGTTCTGTTCAGCTTGTGAAACAGCACCATAATCACCATATATATATCTTTCAAAACGTTTTGGCTATTTGTAATATGGTTTTAATGAAGACAAAGCTTCATTTAACATTTTTCTATTACCAAAAGCTGTATTCCAAAATCTTGCTAATGATGGGCCTATTTCTGTTAATACGTTTCCAAATTGAGATAATCCTTTCTTTGATTTTGGTTTTTCAGTTCCATCTCCTGTAACAGATGAACTCTCATCTTTTTTATCGTTTCCATTATCGGTATTCTTTATAACTTCATAAACATCAATTAGTGGGTTGTCATCATTATATGGTGTAGATTCTTGGTTTTCATCAACATTATATCCAGCTTTTTTCCAATTTTCTAATGTATCATACAGATCAGTATTTTTTAGTCTGTATAATTTAGCTTTATAAACGTCATGCCCAATACCATTTATTTTATCAGACCATAATTTTGCATCAGATTTAAATTTTTCAAAATTAAATACATCATTATTAAACCATTTATTTTGATAATAGATTTTAATTTTATCATCACTTTGTTTATTTAAATAATCCCTAGCCCACTGTTCAGCTAATTTCTAATTACTGGTTAATTGATTCGTCCACAAATTCCAATATTTCTGTTTTTCAACTTGTTCACCTCCTTCTTCTGGATCATATTGATTGTTTTCAGGATATATTTCATTAGTTGCGTTGTTTGTTCTTGGATGTAATGTTATATTATTATTAGAATATAAATGCTACCATCTTTTGGTTAAATCCCAATCTAATAATTCAGCCAAATTATCAGGATTAATCTATACTCCTGGATTAGAAATACTTGTACCTTGTTGCGCTTTAATAATTCCTCCCTTTTTCTAATAAGGTAGTTGAATATTAGTATTTGAAATAGTTTGTCTATTAAGTATTTGGGATACCTATCTTTGAAGTATTGGTCCAACTGTAGAATCATTAATAAATGCATATGCGGGAGCTCTAAACAATGTCTTTTTAGAAGGATTGTAAACAGTACATATAGCACTACTATTTAAATTAACACTTGGCAATATTATGTATCCCTATCCATCATCAAGTTTCCGAATATATTTTTTATCATTAGTTTTTACTAAATAATCTAGTAATTCTCCATATAAAGTTCTATAAGAACTTCTACTTGTTGTCCAAGTTCCATTATTCCATATAGGTAGCTGATAGTTAGAAAGAGCCAATGCATCTAATTGATTAAGATTCATATTAGATGCTTTTACTAATAAATTTTGAATATATTCATCTCGATTTCCTGATTTAAATAATCTACTCTTATAGGCAACTTGTGAGCCAGAAAGACTTGCAATTTGATAAGTTTTTTTACTATTAGTATTCCACCATCTCTAAACCTCTGGAGTAAATAGAATTGATTTGTAATCAGTTGTGGTCTACTAAGTAGGTTGTTCTACTGTTTGATTGTCTTGTTCGGTAGTCTACTATACAGGTTGTTCTGTGGGCTACTATACCGTTGTTCGTTGCTATACTGGTTCATCAGGATTTATTGAGCCGCTTAAATAACTATAAAAGCTTCCATCTAATCCAATTGTTTTTAACTGCGCTTTTAGCTAACGTATTTTAAATTTTCCTTTATTGACTAATGGTTTTAATGTATTATAAAGATCATTAATTTTTTTTAAATATGTTTCTTTATTTTTAAATAGACCCCAATTTTTAGAGTCAACATTTCTTAATGCGTCAAATGTAGCTTCAAACGCCTTATGATTCTTTTCATAAAGGCTTGATATAGCATATAAATCTTGTGGATTTAATTCTGAAGATGATGTCATAAATAATTTTTTATTAAGACTTTTTGCAAAAGCTGTATTTATATCAAAATCTTCAACAGGTTCTTCTTGTTTTTCATAAGGTTGCTAAGCATTTAAAACCTATTTAATAAAATATGCAGCTTCTTTGTCTTCTCTAAATCTACGATTACCAGTTGTATCGCTAACACCTCCATTTTCAATTCCTCTTGTATCAGTAAATGTACCAGTCTCAGACATGGATGTTATATCTCCAGATTTAATACCAGATATAAATTTATCTATAGAATTTAAAAATCTTTTCTATTTTTTACCAGACCAATTCTATGATTCAATATAACTATCTAAATTTTTAGAAATTGCCGTTAAAAGCCTTTCCTATTCAATTTTACCAGACGGATAATTAAAGAATTTTTGCTCCTCTATATTACCGCCTTCTTGCAATTTAATTATTTCTGACATAAAACAAAAAAAAGGAGTATACATTTCTGCATACTCCTATTAAAATTAATTACTTTCTAATTCTACGAACAAGTTTTCCTCCAGTACGATAAACAGGTTCTGATTGTTCGGGTGCAGGAGCCGCACCACCTTGTGAACTCTGTACCAACTGAACAAATGCTTGACATACTTGCATTGCCATATTACAATCTTGGCTCTGAAGAGCTTGCATAGCCGCTTGTGCGATTTGCATCAACGGATCTTGTGCTTGTTGTTGTTCAGCAGGAGCTGCTTGTTGTTCTGGCATTGCGCCACCTTCTTGAAATTTTCTAAATTTTAAATCCATAATTTAAATAAATTTAACGTTAAACATTATACTTTATTATACGATATTTGTTTTATATAAACAAATTATTCATCTTTTTCGGTGTTTGGATTATCTACATATTCTGGCTCTCTAGTATCTTGTGCAGTTAATTCTTTAAAAAGATATTTGCCAAGTGACTTGCACGCATTTTCAAATTTCTATTCATCTTTCTCAACAAGTTTAGCTTTTTTTGCTTTTTTAATTAATACTTTTGTTGACCGTCTACTGAAAATACGTTCTCCTCCTTCTAATTCCATTTGTACCTCACCTTTAGAATCTAAAACTAACATTTTATCATCATCAGTAATAAATTCTAAATCATCTCCTTCTTGTATCCCAGAATTAGCATTAACTTCTAACACATATTTAACATTTGATTCTGTTATTGGCGTTTCATCATTTGGTTTACCAGATGCTACAGAAATAACTTCATTATCTGAATTAATAAAAACAATATCCAGAGGAATTAAAGTATCTTTCATCCAAAAACTTGGATTTGGATTATCTAAGTAAAATAACATACCTTCATCTTTTGGTAATGATTTTATTCCTGATAAACCTTTAGCTCTTTCCTCTTGTGTTTTAGCTTCTTTAACTTTATAAGCTTTGTCTCCAATTAATATATCTATCATACTTCAATCTCATCAATTAATCCTGTATTATCTTCTGTATTTTCTAATATTTCTTTTACCAGCAATTTACCTGCTTCAATTGCAGCTTCATCTGTTCCTTCTCGCCAAAGTTTTTCTAACTTTAATGTTAATTCTTTATGAAATATAATCTCATTTACCTCAACTTCTGCTTGCTATTCTATTTTGTCACCCTTTTTAGCAATAACTGGAATTCCTTTATTAGTAATATTTTTAACATCTAAATGATTAAGCCTTGCGTGTAAAGCTCCATCTGGTATTACATTAACCTTTCCTCCATTTTTAAATTGTTGGGCTTGCTATAAATCATTATTATCGTTTTTATTTCGAGAGTCAATAATATTTTCTTGTTGTGATTTTAGTATTTTTGCATTTTGGGCATTTTTTCTTGCTCTTAAAACGTTCTTTTTATTAAACATTTTCATACCGTGTTTACCAACAGACATTCTATTATTAAATCCTCCTTGTGATTCAAACTAAGCTTTATTAGAATATATATCAGACATTGAAGCTTGTGTAAGATTATCCTACGATGCTTGGTCAGCAATGTCTCCCATAACAAGTTGTTGTCTTTTTGCTTCTCTGATTTGTGCATTTGCTTTTCTCCAAGCCTTTCTACTAAATAATCCATATTTTTTACCTGATTTTTTCCCAGCCTCATCAACATCATTTGTTGTACTTCCGTAAGACGATCCAACCTACGCAAAAGCTTCCTCGTCTTTATTAATTTTATCAGCTGCTTTTGCTCCAATAGCATTAGCTAATCCAAACGGTGTTAATTTTAGAAATTTAGAATCTAAAATCTTGTCTGCACCAGTCATACCATCAGTGCCGACGCCCATTGCTGTTAATCCATCTGAGATCATTCCACCAACCTTCATAGCACCACCAACAATAGGATTAACTTTCATCATTTGATCAGCGGCGGCATCATATGCACTATTAAGACCTTCGGTTAGTTCACTTTGCTATTTTTTTGGTATTATGTTTCCAATAACATCAGCAGCAGAACCCATAATGTTGCCAGCTTTAGCTATGTTTGCTTTATGCTGAGCCGTTGCCGCCTATAGGGGCTTTTCTGCATCTGCATCACCCGCCTAACTAAGTGCTTTTAATTCTTTTCGACTTAGTTTACTATAATTACCTCCGTTTTGATCAACTTTATCAGCTGCTTCTAATGCTCTATTTTGCTATCTTGTTTTTAATTCCTAAAATTTAGCATTTTCATTGCTTTGTAGTCTTCCACGTAATATGTGTTGATTCTGTATATCAGCGCCATTAGTTACAGATTCTGGTTCTTTTACAGGTTTTTCTGGTTGGACTTGAAGTGCTAGAGAATCTGGTCCGTTAGAATTATTTGATAATGGACTTTCATTGTTTAATGGCTAATTAGTTTGCTATGGCTAGCTCGACTACTAATTATTCTAATCTGTCTATTGTGTAGATTGTGACTAATTATTATCTGAAGTAAAAGGAACAGTAAATAAAGCCTGTTTCTGTTGTGATCTTTGTAAACCAAAACTTAGTCCCCATCTTTGTGGTAAAGTAAATTGATTATTGCTCTAATCCTATGATAACTAAAAACTCATTATAATACTTCTGTATATTTAGTTAGAATAGAATGAATAAACGCTTGTTTATCACCTTTATATCTAACTTTAATTTTTATATATTTATCTTTAAGTTTAATTTCCTTTCTTGTTTTAGCTTGATAATTATATAATGTACCCCAATCTGAGAAATCAATTGTATTAGTATTATAGCCAAGCTTCTATAACGTTGCATCAATCTTCCAATTAGTAATTTTTGGCGCATATTGTACAACATTCTAAGGTAAATTACTTAATACAACATAAGGATATTTATCTTTTACTTTTTGAGGTTCATTTCTATAAAGTAAATTTATAGGTGATATTTGTATAAACCATCTATCTTCACGATAATGCATATTTCCACGAGATCTTCCGTATTTCGGATTAGTAATATCTCTCGCTGGAGAATGTTCCTAAATATGTATCTCTTGTCCGTTTCTTACTAATGTTGTACCTGATAAAGCAGCATAATTTCTCCCTTGTTCAGATGTTTGCTCAATCCACTAATCATATAATGTATTGGTATTAGGATCAACTGAATAATAAACATTTGGGAACATTACAGACTATACTGGATTCTCATTTAGATTATTTGCTTTATCACTAATAAATGTTGTATCTGGAATTACATTATATTTTAAATCATTAGGCCATTCTGCATTATGAAGATAAGAATTAGTAGCTTCTTGTCTAAAGTACATATATTCTTTTTGATTAGCAAAATTATAGCAATCACCAGTAATAGTATAATGAAAAGATTCTGGCTATGTTTTATTAGACACAATAATCATATTATCAAATATCTTATGTGTTAATGGCGAATCAATTACAGTAAATTCAAATTCAAACGGATGCTACTCATCATACCAATAACATGGTTTTGCATCAACATTATGTTTATATAGTTTTGTATCTTTATTAAAAGAATACATTATATTATTAATATTTGTACAAAAATAAGGTATCCAAGAATAAAAAGTAGTCCATCTTTTTAATATTTCACTATAACATAAATTCCAAGATTTGTCTTTAGTTTGGTACGTAAACATAATTTCGGATTTATGAGCATTATAATACGATGATATAATTTTTAATGGATTTTTTTCTTCTTCAACAAAATTATAATTTTTTTCATTACTATTTATAGTTATATTTTTGTCTAAAAAACTATTTACAAAATTATTACTAATAATATTTAATGAATTTCCATCATAAAACCAAATACGTTTTGCATCTGTATCAATTCCATATATTCCATTTGGAGTCTAAACAACACCGTCAATCCATTTAGATCCATATATATCTGATATTACAACTAATTTTTCTGGTAAAATATTTGATACATTTATTTCTGAATCATTTGGTTTTTCATCTAATAATAATAACGAACAAATTCCATGTTCAAAAACAATAATCATTTTTGATTCTATATTTAATAATTTTGTAATTGCTCCATATTCAGAGTTATAATTTCTTTCATTCCCAACTTTAAAAACACGAAAACCATTTTTGTAACCATCATTAATTGCAATATCTGAATATATAATCTAATTTGTAAATCTGTTACGAATCCATGGTACATTGGACAATTCAAAATATATTCTTTGTGATAATGATTGTCCAAATCCTTCGTTTACAAATTGAGATTCTGGAATTTTATAATTTCCAGACGTATCAAAATCTTTATATGGATAAAATGCTCTTGGGTTGCCTGTTAATGCATATTCAGATGAATTAGTATCGTCAACAGAGCGTATAGACAAATTACAAGTGCACCTCACCCTTGTTTTTATCCATTCTCCTAATTTAACAGCATTAATATCACCTAAATTTACTTTATCAAAGTTCTTCCAAGCTCCGTCTTCAAATCTTACTTCACTATAGCCGTTTGTTTTTACAATTTCATCATTATTTGGTGCAGACGGATCTTGAAAATTTCTATTTAACCTATGCCAAAAATTACAAATATAACAATCTCCTTTATATATATTATCATTAGACAAATCATTAGACAAATCATATTTATTACTAATAGCATAATAAGGCGAATTATCAGAATATCTAATTTTTAAATATTCATCTTCTGATGTAGTTGTATATCCATTAACATATATAGTATAATTTTTTAGAGGCCTAAATCCAGAAGGAAATATAACGCCTACGTATGGGCCAAATGCTCCTCGGACAGCATTTCCAATACCTTTATTTATATGAGCTTGCTTAAAATCAGAATATTTTTCGTATTCATAAGCTACTTTCTTTACATCTTCTGGTTCTCCTGCTTTAGATGAAAATTTTACTTCTCTATTAATAAAACCAGAATAGCTTTGTGTATTTATTATAATTGACTATATAGAATCTTTTACTCCGATTAATATACACGCATAATAATTATTTTTTGCATCAGTTTCTTTTATAATAAATTTACTACCATTAAATATCTAATTATAATATCCTTGCCTTACTTCATATTCGGGACAAATTAAACAACCAGCATTTTGATCAATATAATTATTTGCTGAATATGCAGATTTTAATATATTACCATAACTATCTGTTACTGTTTGTAAACAATTGTCTTGATTTAGAGGTAAACCGGAATATTTAGTTTTATTTAATAAGTATCCCTAAGCTAAAATAGTTGGAATACGTTTTTGCCTAACAAAAAAATATCCAATTATTCCTTGTTCATTTAAAATTTTTATTACGTCTTGGTGATGTGCTATTGCAATTTTTATACTAATTAAATAATCGTTATTCTAATTTTGTGTTTTAATTACACCTTTAACATTAAAATCATAGTCTTTGTTTTTAATTTTAAATGTTGTATCATCATAATCAATCTATAGTTGCTTTGTTGTTTTTTCATCATATACCTTAAAAAAATCAGAATTAATTAATTTTTCTAATTCGTTTTTGGAAGGTGTATAATTATTTGTTCCAGATATATTAAATACTGGTGACTATGTATTATCATTATATATATATATAATTCCAAGTCTATAATATTCGTTTGGCCAATATCCTGTATAATTATAGACAACATCTGGATTTGAATAGTCATAATCATCAGAATTTATATACTATGCATCTGAATAACCTATAAATCTTAAACTTATATCTTTTAATTTTTCATAATCTATATATGTTTTATTAAGATTTCCTAAAAATAAACGATTATTTAATATTGTTTGAGTTTTACAATATTTAATGCACTCCTGATCATTATTTAGTTCTGATTGTGTAATTTCCTATACATTTTCAGAACCAGTTAAAATATATTCTAATTCTGATTTATTATTTATTGGTATTGGATCTAATACTTTAAAAATACTAGTTTTTGTTAGCTAAAATTGATCAGAAGAATATCGTGAATAATATATATATAAATAATCGTATGATGTATCAATATTTTTAAATAATAATTTAATTGATTTAAATGAATTTTTATCAGCATATCCACCATCTATACGATTATTAGATCCAATAAAACATGGAATCATATTTGATTCAGAAACTATATTTGTTTCATTACCATCAGCATCACTATATTTAAAGTATATAACATAATTTCCAACTTTTAAATTACCAAAATTAAATACAGACTTTAATATTATTTTTGAAAATTTACTATAATTTTTAAATAATGATATTTGGGACACAATTTTATCTTCATCATAAATATTTGAATCGTTTGCTCCAAATCTATCTTCAATTGTGTATTTATTGTCTTCTTGAACACTAAATCTACTATTAATTAATTTAGGATTACTTTGATTATCATTAATTATAATATTTACTGAATCATCATATGATTTTTGAACATTTATCTAAATGGGCTAAACATTTGATGATAACGATATTTTATCTGTTCTAAATTCTGATAATGTATCATTTTTTAGTAAATTAAAAAATGGATTATATTGTTGAACTAATTTCCCCTCATATTTATATACATAAAATTTTGTTTGTATGTTCATGTTTCTTTAATTACACTTACGTCTATTATTTCAGTATCTGCATCATTAAATGAAAAGTATATTGGTTTAGATTGTTGGATTGTGATATAATATAATTTTCCTATATTAATCCAACTTTTTGACATATCCTAATCTACAACTATATCCTAATCTATGTCTTGAAAAGATACATATCTAATTGGTTCTGTCTCATCACCAGTTGAATTAATCTTAATGATATCTTCATACTAAACGTAAAATAAATTATCTTCAATAATAGGCAATTCGTCAATTTTATCTGATAAATCATAATTCTAAATAATATCTTTACGTTTACAAATATCATTAATATATTCTGTTGATGAAGTATTATCCTGAATAATATTATATATTTTGTTAAGTGTGGTTTCGTCATTAATTTGTCCAGGATCAGTTATTTCACCAGAAACCAATCTTGCATCAAAATTCCAATTATCAATAATATCAACTCCTATTTTTTTATCAAATTCTTGATAATACACATATTTGTTATTTTCATTAAAAAATGATGTTAATCTATCTAAAAAATAATAATTATCATTGTTATTATATTTATAAATAAAAACTGTTTTATATTTTGAATTATTAGATCCATCGAAAATTTTAAAATATAAATTATCTGAATCAATATTAATTTTTATTATACTCTAAAATTGAAAATTATTAAAAAGTGTATTATTTAAATAATAAATAACGTCTTCTAATTCACTAAATTCTTCATTATTTATTTTTTCCACACCATTATATATATCATTATATTGTCCATTTATATAATATTTGTAATCTTCATTAACACGTTTAAATAAAATTGTAATTTCATTGGTATCATAGTCAGGAAAAATATTTTTAAATTTAGTGCATTTATGTATATTGTGTGTAAATGTTATATTTGTAATATCAACATCAAATTCAAACGACTTTGTTTTTGAATCATATTTTATATTAGTTAATTCTTTATCAAAAGTACAATTATTTAATAATAAATTAGAAATTGTTGGATCTTTTGAATTAAGTTTTAATAATTCATATCCATAATTAAGAGTATTATTACACTACAATTTTATTCGTTTTTTAGCATGTAAATCTGATGTATATTCTATATAATTAACATATGTTTTATTATTAGTATTATTTATAAAATATGTTTCAGTATCATAAACATTCCAATTTGCACTTGTTATTCTACCAGTTTGATAATAATCATTGTTAATATCTTGTCTAAAGATATTATAATTTAATTCTAAATTAGAAGTCTAAGTTATAATATACTATATATCAATTAAATTATTTTCTTTATCTCTAAATGTACAAATATAAAATTGATCTGAAATTAAATTTGTGCATTTAATTTTTTTATTTATATTCTGTATTTGATCAGATTTATTAATTTTTATAGGTTCATATATTTTTAATTTATTATCTGTATCAAATATCTAAACATATATAATATTATCTTCTGTATTATAATCACATGTAATTTGAAAATTAATATCAACTGTTGTCCCTTCTAAAGTTTTACTATAAGAATATTTAAATAATGTTATTGCAAAATCACTTATAACTACACTTTTATTTATTGTTACACTTTGAGAAAAAATAGTATAATCTATAGATTCATATGTATATATTAATGAATATGATTTTACATCAGTATCTTTATCTATATAATATGATAATGCTATAAAATCGTTAATATATTGTTTTTCTGGATTTGTATATATATCATTACCTAACATTAATTTAATGTTACTATAAAACTAATCTTTATTAATAAAAGGTAAACAAATAGTTATTTTTAATTTGTCGTTTGATTTACTTAATCCTCTAATAAATACATTTGTTAACATATTTACGGTTATTTGATACTATAAATATCCGTATTCATTAGATTTGAGAGTATATTTAGATTCATCATATAAATATTTTGTAATATTTTTATAAGAATGATTCAAAATTAGCTGCGCTTCAATATTAAATAAAGAATTTTTAATATCTAAAACTTTAATTCCAAGTTCTGATTCGTTTTTATTTTGTGAATTAATTAATCCTTTTAAATCAATGTAAATCTATTCACCTCCACGTAATACGGGAACAACCTTGTTTACTTTATATGTATTTTTTTCTAAAAATGTTTTTGGATATTCTACATCAATATACTCTTCTTTTAAGGATTTTGTATTTTTAGGAGGAGAAGGATAACTGCCTATTTCAAATTCATTATTATCGTTCTTACTAACAATATATAATACACCATTATATTCCTTTACGCCTAATATTGTATACTCTCTCCAAACCTATCTCGTTTTAGTTTCCATGATAACATTGCCAAAATTATCTACAATATCTTGACCATTTTCGTCTTTTTTTGCTTCTTGATATTCTTCTGTTACGTAACGGCTAATTTGTATAGGATTTCCATTTTCGTCTTTTACCAATGTATTTCCGCTATCGTTTTGTAAAGTCTATTCGTTTCCGTCAAAAGTTATTATAGTTCCATTAAGGCAATTTGATAAACTAGTATCCATTGTAACTAATGGATTTGTATCCATTGTTAATCCATCTGTAAATTTATTAGTAGCAACTTTTGTCATATATTAAATTTTTTATTAGTTGTCATTATATCTTTAAAGTTTAAACTTTTTCTTGATTCAATCTCTATTACTTTATCTGATATAAGATTATGTTTAAAATATGTATATCCTAAATTTATTCCATAAAATATTTTAAATATATGCTGTTTATCATGCTCTCTTAAACTACATTCGTCATATAATTTATATAAAAGACAATTACCATAATTTAAATATTTTTTCTTTCTACCTTTTTTATTTTTTTGTTTTTGCAAATTTTCATACTATAAATTAGTTAATGCAAAATAATAATAACCGTTCCATTTTGCTTTAGATTTAATAAATTTTCTCCTTATTTTAATCAATAATTTAATTACATATTGATTAAAATGGTCTAAAGTATTGTATTTTAGTTTACCACAATAAGATTTAAATCCTTGTTTTGGAATAGAAATCATTACATCTCCACCCATTGAATTTAGCATATAAAAATTACGCCAACCTATATTTAAAATTTTATTTATATCTTTTTTATCAATATTTGGATATAATTTGTATATTCTTTCGTAATAATCTTTTATATAATTTATTTTCATTAACAATATTGTTTACCATTATTAGTATTATCTGTAAGCTTTTGTTTGAGTTCTCCGTTTATATATATAGGTTTTTCTTTATTAATAGAATTTCTACACATTGTAAAAGTTAATCTATTAGCAGAAAAATTACTACTTAAAAAATCAATATCTTGGAACATTCCATTTTGTCTACATTTTTTAAAACGTTCACCAGATATTCTTTTAACGCATATGTTAGCTTTTGGCTCACCTGTTAATGGAAGAATAAATGTATCTCCATTATTAATACAATCTTCTAAAACCATTTTATACTATTTAATAAAGATTTCAGAAGCTAAATCTCTTAATTTCTTACCTACGTCTTTTTGTCTTGTTTTTAAGGATTTAATATTAAAATAACGAAAGATGTCTTTAACATTAAATGCACATCCGTATGCTCTCATCTTAATGGTGCATATTTTTTATTATAAATCTTTCTATCCCATTTAGTAGATGCATCTAAAATATCATTCATATCATTTTGTGTAATATATTCATCTACTCTAGCAGCATCAACAAATTTATACCATTTATTTTCTAATAATGATGCAATTTGTATAATTCCAGTAGAACTTTTAGAAATACCTTCTTTATATTTTTCAACATAAGCTGTATAAGTAGCAATTGCCATTGCTTCTTTTTGAGTTATTTCTGGAAGTCCTTCTGAATCAACTATTACACCCTTATATAAAATATTTACAGTTCCATAATTTTTATCGAAATATAACGTATCTCCTACTCTTTCAAATTTAGCATATTTACCACTTATATACAATGGATCTTTAAATGCTTTTCTAGATTCAATATATTCTTCTGTAAAAGCAGAATTAATATCTCCTTCTGGTAAATCATTAGTAGTATATCTCCAATCTTCAAAAGAATATGTAACAGCTTCTATTATATCAGCATTACATGGTAAATTAACAGATAATGTTTTACAATCTATAGTAGCAACATATTTATATAATCTACATCTTTTATTACCAATATAATTCCATGCTATTAAAGCTGATTCAATCCAATCATCTTCATTTTGATCTAATCCATATAATTGATTAGCAAGTGTCATTGCATAAAGAAAATTAAATGTTTTCATTGATATTTCTAATCATTTTGAGCTATACCAGTCGCAAGTTGTCTATAAAATTGAATCTTTTTTGCAACAAGTCTTTTCTTAATTTCATTATTTATAAACGAGAAATTATCATCTGATAATTCTGAACAACATCCAAATTCTTCTAACTATCTTGGATCTTTAAAAACAGCGGTTATAGATACTTGTTTTATAAGTGGTGCATTAAAAATAAAACAATCAAACATCCCGTTTTCATTTGGTGTTATATCAATCCAAATGAATGGTTTATTTGATTTTCTCTATCTATATTTATTATATTTTTGAAATTGAAACGATGTTGAATATCTAAAAGAATTCTGTTTATCTGTAGAACCAATATATTGTATCGCTTCAGAACCAAAATCCATTAAAACCTATGGTATCTAAAAATGAGCCATTGGATTACCGCCACTTCCACCTGAACAAGCAGAACAGCGATCTAAATCTTTACAATCTACTGGTATACAATTTATAGATAATAATAAATCTTTAATAGGGAGAGTACCTTTTAATGAATACTCTTTTAATATCATTAGACGTTCATCTACAATATCATCTAATATCTATTCTTTACTTAAACTAAGTCCAGTATGATATCCTTGTAATCCAGAATAAATATCATTCATAATTGCAGACGCGAGTTTTTCAAATATCATATTATAAAAATAAAAATAGGCAAAGGCAAAAATGCCCTTGCCTTATAAATTAATAATTAAACAAGATTTACTTATTAAGTACTTTTACTTCTTTGTTAGCATCTACAGACTGAGTTACTGCATTAGTTGTACTTTCAGGAAGTGGCTTTGCATCAGTTGAAACAGAAGCACCAGATTCTGTAATACTACCAATCTTCTGTAATGCTGTCTCAAATGCATCTTTTACACTTTGAGCAACAAAGAATACATGGCAGGTTCTAGACTTAACAGTTTCGCCAACTGCATCGCTACCCATTACACCACGATTAACACAATAATATACTGTATATTGATCGTATGATTCGCCAGGAATAGGCATTTCGTCAGCGTTAGGAGAAGTCCAACGAGTATTAGCAGCAGTCGGAAGTCTAAGATTCTTAAGAATCTGTTCATAAGTACCTCTGCCAACAGTTCCATGAGTAATAGTACCCTTAGAACTTGTTACGTACATACCTAAATTACCGACACCAGCTACAGCACCCTTAGTATTATCAAACTTTTCTACTACACACTCTGAAATTCTTTGATGAGGATCAACAGCTTTTATTTTCAAAGCTTTTGCTGAGCCACTAAATTCAAGAATTGGTTTCTCCATTACTAAAAGTTGGTATCTCTTAGCCATTTTACTTAATGTATCTACTGTTGCGTCGCCAGCAAATTCAATATATAATGGTTTACCCTTATATACCATATCATTTGAATAATATGAATTGTTACTATCATCCAAAGTAATATAAATCTTCAAACGATAATTGTCATCTGCTGTACCAGAAGGAAGTGTTACAGATACTTCGTCAACTTTTGCATCTACTTTTGCTTGATGATAAATAGCAAGAGTATTTGCTTTCTTTAAATGGATGTGATCAAACTTAATTTTTAATTCATCTGTAAGATTATCAATCCATTTGTTACTAGAATTAATTAAAGTAGTTGTTGTAAAATTAAACATAATTTATTAAGAATTTTGTTGTGGTTGTGAAGCCTATTGTTGAGTTGGGGATGCAATAGACTGACTAACTGCTAAATGATTTTGCAAACGTGCATCACCAGAATTTTCCATAATTATAGTGACCAACTCATTTATTATCTCTTGGCAAATATAATCTGGATATTCCATAACCTATGAATAATCCAAATCTGAATCTATTTGCTCTTGTGTTAATCTAACATACTGAGGCGATTTTATATAATCTATATAAACTTGTGATAATTCAAATACAGATCTATCTCTACCACATCGTATTTCACATATTACTTTTGACTAATTAGAATGTCTTGAACAAGCATATTTATCTTGAATATCATAAGACAAATTGTTCCCCAATACTACTTCTTTAGGAAAAGAACTAGTAAAAGAATCATCGCCGCCATTATAAACATCTAAGAAATTTTTTTCGTCTGCTTTTATTATATATTCTGATTCAGTACCAATTAAATATACATTATTATTTCTTATAACTAATGTTAAATATGTATTTGAAAATAATTTTTTTCTTTCAGTAATATGCCAACCTACTCCTGATAATATTCTATCTTTACCAGTTAAATTTGTTTCATTTAAACTCTATTTAGCAGCATTAGTTAAATTAAATTCAGCCAATCCTTCAATTTTTAATCCTAAGTCTTTTACTGTTCCAATAAGTATATCATTATTGTTTTCTGTTACATAGACTTTTGTATTATTAAAATTATCAGGAGTTTCAGTAATTTGATCTGTACCCAAACCAGTAGATTTATTATACAAATCATATGGTTCGGTTTCTGATGTATTTATATTGTTTATATAGTAATACGGTCTTTTATATGATGGTCTTTGATAAAAATCAGTAATAATTTTACTCCAAGAATCAGCAGTTAATCTAGTAGCTCCAATAGTAAAAGTTGTTCCTGGATTATAACACTTATATCTTGTAATAACTTTAAAAACACAAATACAATTTAACACATGCAAATAATCGTTTGGTAACATTACTTCATATGTAGCATTATAAATGTCATTTGTATTATTATTATTATTATTATTATATCTAGACCTATACGGAGTAAGTTTAACAGTAGATTTTAAGACTCTTAAATCATCAGTAGTTTGCTGATTAACATCATAAATATTATATCTTTTATTAATATACTAATTAATAGCCTTATTAATAAAATAATTAAAGTCTTCAAGTAACATTGATGGTGCATTAACTTTGTTTAATTCCACTAATGTTGCATCAAAGATTTCTCTAGCTGTCATTAAAAGTAATATTTATATTTAATATTATCTCTTAGATTTAGTATCTGAACTATACATATCAGGATAAGTGTCCTTACGAATTAATTCAAGAACTTTAGCATTTCTCGCATCTTTCATCCATGTAATTACTGCATCATCAGTTGCACCTAAAACAATATTATCAGAATAAATATATAATTTATCTTTAATTCTAATAACATGTCTATCTAATGCATCCATAAGACAAATTCTTAAATTAGTATCGTCTCCAGAATACAAAGCTATAATTTTCTTCGGATTCTTTTCTGCAACTGTTAACAAATAGTCTTCAACATCTGCATCTGGAATATTTGTCATATGTTTGCCAAGCAATCTTGCCATCATAACTCTTCCTTCTGAACCCTTTGGATCATTAAGAATAAATGCTACGGCATTATGGATTAACTTCTTGCGATTAACTTTTTGTACAGCTTCCTCTCCAGGTCGTTCAATATATAGTTCAGCAACTCCATAACGAGGTTTTGTATTCTTCCAGCCCATTGTACCATCAATCAAAAAGTTTCCTTGTGCATCTTTAGCATAACGATCTGGAGCAATTAAAGGGCAATGCTTAATAGCTTCCCATTCTGCTGCGTCGTATGGATCGTCTAGATTAAACGTTTTACCATCCTCAATTATAAAAGATTGAGTCTCTTTGATATAATACTTACCACTATTTCTTTCGGCATCTGTAAGAATCATATCTCCTTGCGAATTCACTCTTTTTACTACGTCTGGATATTGACCAGTTCTTGGATCACGACAAGGATTCATATAATATTTCTAATTAACCTTGCCATTAACACTTCTTAAAACAATTTTATTACTTGCTTTTAATTCTGATTTTGTTGTCATATAGTTCATTATACATATTAAAAATAACTAGGGAGATTAATCTCCCTAGTTTATCTATGTTTATTTGTTAATTATTTGATTTTTAATTACTTATCTTTCTTTGTTTATGATTAGATTTCTCTCAATATAAATGATCTGTAAGGATTGAAGACACCAACGCCTGAATACCCCCAGTTAATTCATGTATTATTCTTATTATTACTAATAAGATTAGACTATATCTTTAACTTCATAATATTTAAATGTAAATCCATGTGTATGACTTCTTTCTCCAATCATAACATTTTTAAATTTAGGAAAACGTTTTTGACATTGAGATATACTATCCCAGACTTTTATTAAATTGCCATTTAGATCATATTGTGCAATTTTAACTGGTTTAGGTTTTGTATAATTTGTATAATCTTCATTAAAACCATAAGACCATTCGCCAGTATTATTTTTTATTGCATTTTTAATTTGTGTTTGTGAAATTTTATTTTGTTTTGCTGCATTTGCAATATTAGGATATGTACAAATTAGCTTATTATTTGAGTATTTAGATACACTTCTATCTGTAATATTATAAACTAATTCGCGTGTTTTTATTATATCATAAATATTTATATCTCCAGATAAAAAGTAAAATCCTTTTAATGGTCTACGATGTGATCTTGCATCGCTTAAACTAGAACTTGTTATATTTAATTCTTGTATTGCTTCTATATTAGAATTAAAAATTTTAATTAAGTTGCCGTCTAAGTCATATTGATATAATTCTGAATGCTTAGATGTTTTATATTCAGAAATATCTAAATGATCAACATATATTTTACTCCAGTAACTATTAAAAGCACTATATTTGTTTTTAATAGCTATATTAAATCTATTTTTATTACATTTAAAATATTCAACTGCTTCTTGAATAGATTTAAATTCTTTTATAAAATTACCATTTAAATCATATTGATATAATGAATCATAAACTAAATCACTATATACACCACCTATAGCTGTATTATAGTTATCTCTTCTTTTTACAAAATCTAAATTCACAATTTCTGCTTCTTTATTATACGCTTCTTCTTGTGTATCATATATATATAGGATATTTCTTACAAAAGAAGAATATCCATATTTTTTTACAGCGTATTGAAATGCTGTTTCTGGATGTTTTAATTTATATCCAATATAAATTCCATTTCCTAAATACCCATCAAAGATCTCTGGGTTTTCAGTTTTATGTACTCCTATATAAATTTTACCATTTTGTTTACATGTAGTACAATATACTATATATTTGAAGTTATTTTCCATTTCCATTTATTTAAATGTACATAAATAGTCGTTGAATTAATACTTATCTGTACCATTTCTGATTCCTTGTAAGTATCAACTGCTGATTATCTACTACCATAGATTTCCAGCAATTAAGAAAATTTTTATAAACCAATTTTATTTTAGCTTACTACCTGCTACAGGGCTTGAAACAACGCCTGAGCTAAGTCCGTCTTCACCGCCTACGCCGAGATACTTGTTTGAGATAAAATCACCACCCTTTAGAGTAAACATCTACTGTTTTTTTGGACTAACTCTTTAATTATTTAATATATTTCCAAATATAACCACCTGCTGTTTTTCTTGTACCTTTTAATACGTGTGTACATCCACAAGTATCTTGTTTTGCTTCTCTTACAGTATTAAATATTTGAATTAAATCACCATTTAGTGAATATTTTCCAACTTTTCTAGCAGTGGTAATAATATTTATTTGTTTCATTTTTGGAACAAATAAATTATTCCATTGATAACCATAAGCCGTATTTCCAGTTCTTATAGCTCTATAAACACCAGATATATTTTTAGTGTTTAAAATTGTTTGTAATTCTTTATTATCAGCAATATGTCTTATAAAATTTCCTTCTAAATCATATTGATAAAATCCATCATTTATTCTTAGTATTTCTATTGGAAATTTTTCATATTTATAATCTGATATATAATATTTTTTTTGGATTTGATATTTTCCAGCAATTTTAGTAGATAATGTTTGAACAGATTCTTTAAAATATTTAGAACAATCTGATAATGATTTAAATTTAAATAATAAATTGCCATTATTATCATAAATAAATATTTTCTTTTTATTAGAATCTATTTTAAATTTTTTTAAATCTATTTTATCTAATTTAAAATCAGTCCATAAATATTTTTTAACTGGAGTTCTATTAAATATTGCTTTGCCTATTGATGTATTTGATAATTTATAATATAATGATGCTTCTGTTATTGAAGGCCATTCTTTTATAAAATTACCATTTAAATCATACTAATATATTTGCTTTTTTCTAATAGGAGAAACATTTCCGCCTAATGCAATATTATACGTATCTTTTCTTGCAATAAATTCAGGACAAACCAACCATCTTTCTAAATCTAAAGCGTCTTCAAGTTTATTAAAAACTTTTAATGTAGTTCGCTTAAAATTTTTAATTCCATATTTTCTAACCGCATATTGAAATGGATATTTTGGTTTAAAATAAGTACTTCGATCATGTATATTTACATGATTCCCCAAATATCCATCAAATACATCAGGATTGTCTGTTTGATGAACTCCAATGTAAATCTTGTTGTTTACTAAATTTGT